ATGAAATTGAAAAAAGTTTTAACTGGTTCTGCCTTATCTCTTGCTTTATTAGTTTCTGCTGCTCCTGCTTTTGCTATGACTCCTTCAAACTCTGTAAAAGAAAAAAGTAGTGATTCAATCTCAATTCAGGCAACAAAGGTTGTGGCTAGCTCTTCAAATAATTTTGCTTCTGTTATTTATGAAAACGGTGTTAAATGGACATTTTCATATTCTTATAACAGCGGCGGAGTGTGGTATGGAGTTTACACAAGCTAGAATTAAGGGGCCTTTTTGGCCCCTTTCATTAGGTGATTTTGAATACTGTAATCATGCTTTATACCTCCTGTTCAATACCTAAAATCCCCCATGGCTGCGGCCGCAATGAGGTCACAGGCATAAACGCGGATTTCTAAATCAAGCATCGTGTATCGCATTCTGGCAATAGTATTCGAGTTTGATCGCCCCCTTAATTCTCCTTAAACCATTTATATTTGGTCATATGTTTACTTACATACAGTTTCGGATAGTTTTCAGCGAAGTAAGGCGGAACCCGTATCGCTCAATTTGTTTCTATTTCAAACAATAAAAATAATAAAATGAAAGAGGATGCCTCACAGTTCAGCAAACTTTCGGAAGCATCCTCGATCTCGGGATTTCATAAAGAAATGTTATTAAAATGTTATTTTTTCAAGAAAAACGGGTGACTAACCCTCTTGAACCCTTGTCACATCAAGGGTTTTTTTCGTTTTAGGAATCATATTATAAACAATATTCAAAAGGACGGCGGTAAAGCTGCCGGCGACGATTCCGTTTGTGGTCAAAAGATTTAAGTAAGACGGCAGGTGTTTAAACATATCGGGAACGACGGTTACGCCGAGTCCCAATCCGACGGAACACGCGACGATCAGAAGATTTTCCTGCTTTTTGAAGTCAATTTGGCTGAGCATTTTAATGCCGTAGGAAATGACCATACCGAACATGGCCACCATCGCTCCGCCCAGTACCGAAGATGGGATGATGGTCGTGAAAGCTGCGATTTTCGGAAAAAGACCGAAAAGCATTAAAAGTGCGCCCGTAACACCGATGACCGCGTTTTTCTTAATTCCCGTCAGCTGCACGAGGCCGACGTTTTGGGAATAGGCCGTGTACGGAAATGCGTTGAAAATGCCGCTGATGAATACCGCAAGGCCTTCAGCGCGGTAGCCTTTTGCTAAATCACGTTCTGACAGGCTCCGGTTTGTCAGATCACCTAAAGCGAAATAGACGCCGGTTGATTCCACAAGGCTGACAATGGCAACGATGGACATCGTAATAATCGGTGCCGCATGAAATGTCGGCGTCCCAAAGTAAAACGGTTTAATCATTTGAATTGCGTCAGCGTTCGCCACATTGTCAAATTGCACTTTGCCCATAAAATAAGCGATGGCCGTCCCGATGACAATGCCGATTAAAATCGAAATGGATTTCATAAATCCTTTTGTAAACCGATAAAGCAGCACGATGATGACAAGCACCGTAAATCCGAGGGCAAGGTTAGCCGGATCACCGAAATCCTTGCTGCCTTCCCCGCCGGCAATATGATTCATTGCAACCGGCATCAAGGTCATCCCGATAATCGTGACAAGCATTATAGTTTAAGTACAACAATAAAAAGAGCCGATTTAATGGCTCTTTTCTTTTGCTAATAAATTAGACATTACTTCATTCACTTTTAGATTGACTTTCTTAATTGCTTCAGCCGATGGTTGATTCATGCTTTCAATCGTTATATGATATTTTTCTATTTCAAACGATTGCTTTGAAGATGATTTAATGAATTCACTCATACAACGCTCACACTCTGCTGTTCTTTTTTAATCAAATCATCGCAAAGCTTGTTCAAGTAATATGTATAGTTAACTTTTTTCTTCATACAGCGTACTTCTGTCCCGATCTCTTCGCATATGGCAATCGGAATGCTGGCTTTGTTTACTTTATTCTTATATGTATGTTCCAATTGATTTTCAGCTATGTTCTTATATGTAAGGAAATCATTAATATGTACGAAATAAACTTTGTTTTCTGGCTCTCTAAACTGAAACAGGAAGCCAGGGATTATGTTTGGATATTGTGTTGCTTCTTTTAAGTGTTTGATCTGTTGTGCCTTAATAATTTCTTCTCGAAAGGCTATAGACTTGTCTTTTGTTGATTTAAGTTCAAAAGGAAATAAGTATCCTTTAAAGTGCAGGAAGCAATCATATTTGTTTTTTGATACTGCAGCTCCCCTTTTTAAAAACATTGGATTAACATCTTTAATTCTATAGAAGAACAGCTTTTGATCTGCAGCTGATTTTTCTATATTTGCTTCAAAAACCTTACCTTGGTTTGTACCTCCCAATCAATCACTCTCCTAAAATATTGAAACCGAAATTGAAATTAAAATAAACCTTTGCTACACTGTTTTATGTCAATTAATATTGAAAGAAGTGTACGAAATGAAGCAATGGACACCCCTACGCCCACGTTTAAATGAATTAATGTTTGAATATGACCTCACAGTTGATGACCTTTTCAAACGCACAGGATACCCGAGACAACGTATCCACGATTATGTAAGTGGAGCCAAAGCAAATATGAACTTAGCTACGGGTATGACTTTTGCTGATGCCATTGGTTGCTCAATTGAAGAGCTGTACGAATGGAACCATAAAGAAAGAAGAAAAGTTAAATCTTAATCCCTTTCCGAGCCCACCTGATTTCCTGCATTAATTCTTCATTATTATCTGAAAGGTTAATCAGGTTACGGTGGGCTCTTTGTAAATCTTTTTCTTCAATGGCTTCCTTTGCTGTTTTCATTTGCCTCTCCATCTTATTACACAGTGCTTGAATTGAATGATAAGCCTCGTTAATTGTTCCCACCTCTTTCCTCCATCATTACTTTTCAAACTTCATTTGACTTTAAATTAAGGAATTATTATGGTATCTATATTATGCGATTATGTATGTCATTTCTTGATTAAGTATTTGCCTTTACCTGTTAATGGGCAACAAGTATATCAGGATCATTCGCTCTATGTGGGAATTCTAAATGATCATCAAAGTAATGTACTGTGGTATGCGGACTATGAAAATTCCTATTATAGTTACTAGTTCTCATTTTTATTGTGCTACGGTCATACATCTCTTCCCACTTCAAATAGGCGACTTTATTGTTTACAGTGTCAACTAAAGCAAGAACATCAAAACTATTTTCCGAATACACATTGTTAGATCTGCGAATATCAAATACCAACTTATCATTCAGAACCTTATTAGAAGCTTTTACTTGAATTTTAAAGGTTGCCCCATTTTTTATAGCAACAATATCAATTAAGCTTCCATTGTTCATTGGCGCAAAAAGCTCAAACCCCTTTTTAGTTAAGTCATATAAAACTAGAAACTCTCCACAATCCCCAGTTTTTCTTTTTTCATCTTTTAATAGACCCATACATTGCCTCCGCTTATTTTATTTTCACTCTAAATAAAAGACCGATTTTATTCAGTTTTTGAGTTAGATTGTAATTTAAAATTCAATAATCCAAATAACAACACGAAGACAAAGCTTACCGACAATTGAGCAATAGAATATCCTTTCGCTATATAATAGCCAATCAAAATCCCTTCAATGACACCTAAAAGATAACTCAAACCTTTAGCTAATTTGTTCAATAAATCGCCTCCTTCATAATTTTATATTTTCACTTCACTTTAATTGACTTAAAAGACAGGTGCACTCGTATCCAATAAAGTGCATCGCTTGCTTCATGAAAATCACCTTTAAAGAAATTCTTCACTACACTTTTTAATAAGAAAAAAATATGTCTCCAGTCGTCATGCTTAAAACTCATAATCCTTTTTATCATTGAAATAATCCTCCCCATATCACTCCTGCCGCAATGGCAACAATAAAAACTGAAATAAATTTTATTACACCAATATACACTGCAAATTTAATATCCCCGTGGGAATCCATTCTTGCCAACAACACAAGCCCGAATGCAACGAACAAAATCCAAGCTGTTACAATCATCTACTTAGAACCCCTTTCGACTGTATATCCACCGGCAATGTCATTTAAGATCGTACTACTTGAAGAAAGCTTGTTGCTCTCACTATCTTTATTTTTAGTGTAATTAATGAAATCATCGAACTGGATCAAATACACCCCGTAAGCTGTGTTATTCAATTTATCAATTGTTTCGTCACTTGGTTTCAAAAACCAGCTATCAGTACCTTGTCCATATACTTCAAAAATTTGAACAATTTCGTCCTTATGCTCAAAGTAAGCCAGCTTATTTTCAAGTTCACATTCCTCATCAACTGGATTTCCTACATGATTTGTCGCATATTCCATCATTGAAGTAAGCATGTAGCCTAATTCAACGTCAGAGAAGCTTAGCTGTGGTTTAGGTGTTCCATAATAAATATCTGCTTCATTTAGTGATCCTCTTTGGTTCACTTCTTTAATGATCTCTTCGATAGCTGTGTAGCCTTCATGAATGATGAATTCCCTACGTTCCTCATCTCTTCGTTTATAATTTTCTAATATATCATTAACATTAAATTCTGTTTTCGCCATTAAAACTCTCCTTTGATTATCTGTTTGCAAATATTAGTATATTCCTGAATGCTATTAATGGTCGTGATGATGCAACCCCTTACCTCTTCTGGTTCTTTAAAATCCATCTCACATTTAAGACAGTATTCATCAATCTCAATCATTGCAAGAAATTGATCATTGCTTGGTAAATTTTCAAAATCAATTTCTTTAACCTTGGGATACCTTTTCCCTTAATCCATTCAATAAAGGAATAATCAACATTGTTTTTTGCTGCTGCGATTTTTAAAAACTCATGAATATCAGAAGAGTTCTTAATATTGAAATAAATGTGGAGACTTTCCTTCATGAGATCAAATAATCGCAATAGAGCTTTATCAATGCTACTGTCTGGTTTAGTCTTGAAGTCTATATCAAACCAGGACATTACGCTCTCCATTCAATCCCTCCTTGTACAAATCGATCATTCAGTTTCCCCATTTCTCTTTTTAACTGATAATCTAAGTGTCTTTGTGTCGTATCCTCGCTGTTTCAAATCCTGTATAAAATTATTAAATGCCTCTGTCTTTAGAAAATCATGCAGCTCCCAACCGTCTTGCTTTCTCGGGTAATAAATCCTCCAATCGTTATCCTTTTTAGACCAACAAGCTCCTAAAGTGGTTACGTAATTAAATCCCCTGCTCAATTTTCTTTCTCCTTTCTAAATGAAATCAACATTTTATCAATCCTCTTCGACTTCTCCATCTAATTCTTGTTTTAATTTGTAAGCAGATTCAGCAATCCCTTGAAACTCCTTTTCAAGAAGATTTGCTCTCTTGGCTCTTTCAATAAGCCATTCATATGACACCCTATCTAATTCAACCATTGTTTCAGATGCGTAAAATGCCTTTTCTTCAATTGTCATGGCTATCAACCCTTCCTGTATAAAATTAGAATTTTATGTTCTCTATCTTAGTCAGTTTTAAATAACCTTCCTTGGATTAAATAGACCCAGTCTAAATGAATATGCCCAACGACTTCTTCCTTTTCATTGACTAACTGAGTACCGTTTGATTTTTCAATTGTCAGTTTTGCCGTCTCTGCATCTAATTTGGAATAGTATGAATAAGCATTAGGTTCTTCATCATGATCTTTATACACGACTGTCCACACATCATCTGATTTTTTCTTCACGGTTTCACCTCAAATTTCAAATGTTTTCAGCTCAAACGTTTTATACGTATCAACTTGATTACCTGGTATCTCATTTACTCTTGGGTACATATCATAGTCATACGGATATCCAATACAGTTCATGTGAAAGCTCGTTCCTTCTATATAAAACTCAGCTTGTAAATGATCGTGTCCACAAATCCAATGTTCGGCATTAATGAATGGCAAATCGACCATATAGCAGCTGTTAGGCTCAAATGGTGAATATGGATTGTGAACAGGAGGGACATGTGAGACAAATACATCAATGTGAGAGTTTTCAAGAGTGTCATACCAGTCCATTGACTCTTTCCACATTGCTCTTACCCCATCTTCTTTGCTGTATCCATTAAGGCTGATATAGTTTGAATCATTAGAGACTCCTTTGAAGAAATCCCATCCGTCATTTCCTTTTGGAAGATACCACATGACATCTCCAGTAAAGACTTTACCTTTGTATGTATCCGTTGACTTTATCAATGGAGTGACATTCTTGATATCTACAGCCTTTTGAATTAAATCATTTAACCTTCCCAATGAATCTGAGTATTTTCGTTGCTGATTTTTGCTGAGTAAATAAAGATCATGATTACCATACGTGAAATATACCCTTTCATATTGCTTCGCTACTTCATCCAGTACCCATAGTGTCTGTTGATTCCACTCAGTAAAGTCACCGGCAATGATTAATACCTCTCCATGTCCATTCGATATTAACCTTCTAACAATTTCCCTTGTTCGCCTTTCCCATTTGATTTGGTTATTGTTCCAAGGTATCCAGTGATTAATATGAAGATCTGAAACATAATCGATTTTCATTTTATCCCCCATTTCTTTATGATTAAGTGGGTTTTAATTCATCCTCCACGACCGATAGTCATTTAAATCACCTCTTTTTCAAATTAAAATGAATAATCTTAGAAAACCTCTCCATAATATGATCGAACAAGCTTGTTTACATATTACTTTAGGAGATGATCATATGGCTCAACAAAACAGATCAAGATCAAACAATAATAATGAGTTAGTTGTACCGCAAGCTGCTTCAGCAATTGAACAAATGAAATATGAGATTGCTTCTGAATTTGGTGTTCAATTGGGCGCTGAGACAACAAGTAGAGCAAACGGATCAGTAGGTGGAGAGATTACAAAGCGTTTGGTTCGCTTAGCTCAACAAAGTATGAATGGGCAATTTCATTAATTTATGAGGGGAGCAATTCCCTCTCTTTTTATGCTCCTTTCCTAAACCCGTACACCTAGATCATCAAAACTGCTAAATTCTTCTCTCAACCATTTGTAAATTTTTTCTCTGACCTCTGTGTCATTCCATCCCCATTCTTCTGCTAACAAATGAATATCTCTCGGCAGGTGTTTATGTATTTGAACCGCAGATGTTGGGTCTGGTTTTTTGCCATAGTAATCATAATAACAATCGAAAATCTGGCCATACGCATCTTCGTCTATCCACAAATAATGACAAACGGCACATCCTGAAATCCCCTTTGGACAAGGTATTTCAATCCTATACCTGCCATTGATTTTCTCCATAGCTCACTGCTCCTTCCTATAAAATACAGATTTCATATTAAATTAGTTATGATAATTAATATCTTTTCTATCCATTGCTTTTCGGATTGCTCGTTCGTGTTTCGATCTCCTTCTTTTGTTGTTTCCTTTAACTTTTGGTGTTTGAAATATTCCATCGCAAGTCCAATCATATCCGCTATACTTTTTAAACACCGCCGTCTTCAGGAGTCTATGATACGTCACTCACCTCCCACCTCTTCACGTGAGTCGTTGATGATTTTTGCATAATGCGATGGGTACTGTATAATCCTTCCCGGCAAATGCACATTAAGACTTCCTGCTTTTAAAGAAATAACGGGCTTTTTCTCTATTTCTCCGCTATCTAATGTAACTTCTATAACATCGCCCACACGAACCTCAGTCGGCTGCGGAGCGTTCAAGTATTCGTCTGGCACCGCTAACCCTAACGCACGTCTTAGTGCAATCGCCTTTCCGATGTGAACGTTGAAGCAGTCGGACGGTGTGGCTTTTGCTCGACCAACATGGCGTGGTGTCTTATCGTTAAGCCGTCTAACCAGAGCCGTCACTTTTCGTTCTTTTGAATCCACTATAAATTCAACGTAATAAACCTTTACTTGGTAAGTCTCGTTCCCTTTCGATGAGTCAATGCCCGTATGATAGAATCCGTGCTCCCTTAGACACTCAACATCCGCCTTCGCATGCTCAACGATTTCATCACGGCGGGCTTGGGCGCTTTTCTCCGGCTTCCATAAACGTTCCTCTAGTGTTGTACAGACCGGAGTCGTTACCGTATTTACATCACCAGATATAATAACAACATCTTGATTCGTTTTTGCATAGTGAACAACGAATCTATAAGAATACGCGCCGCCAATAACAATATCTCCAAAACGAGATTTATAACCGAAATATTTATCGTCCTTCTTTTCAAATACCGTATTCGCATTATTGATAACCGTTTGATTTACGTTTTTCATTTCTTAACTCCTCACTCTAAGTTAAATTAATTTGATTCTCAATTTCCTCAATAAATCTCTCTAAAGCTTCTTCATCAACCATAACTCGTCCATCTTGGACTTTGATGATTTCTTTCATTCGGTCATCCATATTTCTAAATTCTTCTGCTTGCTGCACAGTAAACATTGCTCTGTATTTCTTTATGTATAAAAGAAAATCCTTAAGTACTCCAATCTCCCCAATTTTGTGGAGATTAAAATCTTCATGTTCCACTTCCAGCCGAAGTAAAGCTACTTCCTTTTCTAAAACGTCAATTTCAAGCCGTTCTTTCTTTGACAACAATTCTTGCTCTTTTTGTTGCAATTAATCACCTCCTTATAAGGATTAAATATTTAGCAATGTGAATATTGTTTTTTAAACTGATTCATACTTTAAATGCTTGTTTTTCTTTTTGCTAATCCTATACTCTGCAATTTTTAGTGATTCAAGAGTCCATCCGTTATTGTTTAAACTTCCGAAAAGTGTGTTCATTAATTGGAGCTCTTGTTTTAAGTTTCTTCGCTTTCTCAATATCTTTTGACCTTTTAACGAAAGGTGATATCCCTCTGAAGCATTAAATTTGTCCTCTTCTAGCTTGTGATAAAATTCATTGAGCTCTTTATCAACTTTGCCTAGCTCTTTATAAAGGTTATCAATTTCATTTTGAAGTCGTTGTTTAGTCTCCTCAATTGCAACAAGAGGTTTGGAAATGGAAACAAGATAATCTGTTGCAGTTTTCATATCGTCACTCCTATTTATTATTTTATTTTTACTCTAAAAGTATGTAAAAAAAGACAAGCTTTTAACTTGTCTTTATCTTATCATTTAACTTACCAGAAGTCTATAACTATTTTATTTTTATCCTCAAATTATTTTGAGTACGTCACAAATGAATAATTAAATGTGGTATTGTTGTCTGCTTTCCTGTGATCCTTTTCAATTACTCTCCAATCATCATTTAACCTTGGAAAATATGAATCTGCCTTTGCTGCGTATGAGTCGACAATCGTTAAATAAACCTTATCAGCGTGTGGTAAGAATGCCTCGTATATAGCGCCTCCTCCAATGACCATTACCTCTTCATCTTTATCCAATTGTCCTTGTATAAGCTTTAATACATCAGCAACTGAATGATAAACAAAGGAAGAGTGATCAGGCTTGAAATCCTTGTCTCTGGTTAATATGATATTCCTTCGGTTCTGAAGTGGTTTTCCTGTAATGTTTACGATTGAATCGTATGTGAGTCTCCCCTGAATACACAACTTTCCTGTAGTAAGTCCTTTAAAACGTTTCATATCGTCAGGAATATGATAAAGCAGATTATTCTTATGCCCAATGGCCATTGATTTGTCGCAGCAAGCAATAAGAGATAGCATTATACTGCTACCTCAAAATAAAGCTTGTCTCCATGCTTATAATTAATCAACTTGAAATCGTCAATTGTGAAATCATAAAAGTCCTTTACATCTGGATTAATCCATAGTTCAGGTGCTTCAAACTGCTCTCTGCCCATTTGAATTTTCAAATTGTCTATATGACGAGTGTATACGTGACAGTCTCCAATATTGAAGACATATTCACCTAGCTCATAGCCAGTAACTTGAGCAACCATACGCTGCAATACATTATATTGGAACACATTAAAAGGATTTCCTAAGGCCATGTCATTGCTCCGTGCTCTTACCTCTAAATGAAGCTTACCTTGTTTTACGTACCATTGCGTCTCATACACACAAGGTGTTAAGGCCATTGAGTCTAATTCATCAGGATTCCAAAGCATTGTAATATTTCTGCGTGATGATGGATTATTTTTCAACTGATGGAGAAGATAATCAACCTGGTCAACTTTCTCACCGTTTAACTCCCTGTTCTTTTTACTTAGCTGATATCCATATGCTTTGCCGATTGTACCATCTTCTTGTTTCCATTGATCCCAGATATGGACGCCCATCTTGTTTAATTCGTTAACATTGTTTGATTTAAGCTGCCAGATCCAAAGTAATTCCTTGATTGCTGTTTTCCAGGCGACTTTTTTAGTCGTTAAAATCGGTACTTCGGAATTATCAAAACGCATTTGCTTACTGATTACACTTAATGTATGTGCTGGTGTTCCATCAGTATCCCATTTAGTTCTGACATCGAATTCTTCGTCTGATGCCCCATTATTAATTATGTCATTTATGATTGTATTGTACTGCTTATCAAACTGAGTCATAATTCTATTCTCCTTTATCTAAACCAACTGATAATAAAGTTAATCACGAAGACAATATTACCGCAAACAAAAAGCATGTACACGAACTTGTCTTGTTTATTGTTTGAGTCACCGTCCAAAACATCAAGAATTTTAAACATTGTTAAACCGGTATAAATTAAAGCAAAAGCTGTCCAAGCTAACATTAGCAAGTTGCCATGCGTAATCAGTCCAATGGTTGCCAAGGGGATAATGAACGAAATCCCCTTGAACAATGTAATGCCATACACTAAGTTCTTATTTTTCTTCAGTTCTTTATACGGTGAATTAGAAAGCATAAGTGTAACTTTAGCGTATACGTTCTGTTCTCCTCGTGTAATATGTCTAATTTCATTAATGTTCAGTGCAAATAAGTATGCAGCAAGTAATAATGTAAAGTATGTAATCCTAATACATCTCCTTATTTTATTTTCATTCTATAAATAATTACACTTAATCAAACAACTCTCCAGCTCTTTTCATGTCTTTGATGTCTTCACTTACACTTTCTTTGATTGCGTGAGGTAGCTGGTCAATTCCTCGTTGTATTCTTTTCTGACCTGTATTTCTTATTTGTAATGTTAGTTCTTTAAAGACCTCCATTGCTTCGTCGGATATAAAATAAAACTGCTCCTGAATCTTAGCTAATAAGCTTATATATTCTTCTTCATCTTCATTGAAAAGTTTGAGACCCTGTTGAAGGTCGTTTATTCCTTTTAGATGAGCTTTTATTTTCTCTATGTGTTTATCCATGATGGCTAATCCTTTCAACAATTTCTAAAACTTCAGCGAACTTATCTGTTAACTGTCTTCCCAGGTCTGTTGTTTGTTCCTGATCCAGTTTGTTCATTTTTTCTTTGCCATTAAGAACATCTCTCTTTTCCTCTAAAATTCCAATTTCAATTTTAATCAGTTCTCTATAAGCTTCGCTTTCTTTGGGAAGCAATCCAGAGACAACTTTTACAGCCTGTAGTTCTTTGTTTAATTTATAATAACGATAAGTATTCTCCATATTTTTACCCCTTTTTGTTTTAATTTGATTCTAATAAACTCAAAAAATTAACTGCTGCAACTCTATACCTTTGGTCTTCTTCATAAGCTGCAACTTGTTTCATATGCTCCAAAAACACATCTTCAAGCCCATGTTTTTGAATAAATCCTAAACACAGACCATTCCTGAAGAGCATGTCGTCATATTTTGCTTGCAAATCTTTATAACTGTTATTGTTTATGATCTTTTTCCTCCTTATTGTTTTAGATAAAAGTCTTCTTTTATAGAGATGTACATTCCATCAACATCCCTGTTACAACGCCTTATTTCAAAACATTTTCATGAAACAACCGCTTTGTTGGGCATAATTGTTAAGTTTTTTGAGTATTTTAAGTTGTACCCTGGCTAAGACCCTCCGCTGGACAAACATCATGATCTAAGCCAGGGCTTGTATTACTTAGTTCCAGTCGATCCGTGCCCACCGCGATCATTGTTACCTAGATGATCTACCTCAATCAATTCAACTGCAGGCATCTTCTTCATAATTCTGAACTGACAGATACGATCCCCTTTTTTAATTTCTGTATCTCGTAAAGCATATGCAGGAAAGAACCAAAAATCATTGTCTCCCTTGTAAGACTCATCAATAACACCCATTGAGTTTGTTTCAATGATGCCAAAGTTTTTAAATGTACTTGAACGAGGAACGACATGAGCTTCATATCCTTCTGGTAGCTCCATTGCAACTCCTAACGGGATAAGTTTAAACTCATTATTTTTGATTTCTACATCTTCGGCAGCCCGGAGATCAATCCAATCACCCTGTTCAATTTTACTGATTCTCGTTTGTGTTTCGTCTAGGTATTTGATTTTGATTTGCAAATGCGGTTTTGAGTTTAAATCAAATAAATTGTGCTCCGGCTCATTAAAGAAATTGCTGTCTTTATCTTTTGAGAATTTCCCAATTAAACCATGATATTGACTACCAAGATTAGAGCTAGTAACTTTCTGACCACGTTGGCCACACTTCCTACAAATCCAATTTATAGTGGTGCAAGATCCTCCAGCAATTCCAGATGAAGCATATACCTTATCATGATTTTTACAGATTTTCATTTAATCTCTCCTTGTCTCTATATAATATCGTTTACTTTTCAAGATCAACTTTGTATTCCTGAGTTACAGTATGCTTCGGTAAAAAGAAATCATATGATTTTTCCTTAAATGGCTGGTTTTCACCGAACATAATCCTTACAAATTTATTCGTATATTTATAGCTATACTTTTTCACATATGGAGTTTTATAGTCTCCTTCTTTTACTCTAGAAGCTTCTGCTTTAACTTTATGTACTGACTTAAACCCTTCCTTTTCACTTACGAAATAGAAATATTGTGTATCGTCAATGATTCCTGAACCAAGTACAAATTTGCCGCTGACATTTGAGGAGTCTTTGATTGAATATACATTTACCTCTTCTTCTAATACTGCGTGGTTATCAAAGGGACAAAGCCACCCAATCACTCCAACACAAAAAAGTGTAACAATAGCTGCCACGATCCCACAGAAAAAAGAATAAATCAATTCCCCGTATGTATTTATCAAAACAACTATTGTTGTTATAACAAACACAATTCCAGCAAATATTAATAATCCCATTATTGACCCCCTAAATCGTTTACCAAGGCGTCTAATTCATCAGGTTTAAATCCAATACTCCGCTTCACTTCTTCTCCTTGCTCATTAAGCAAGATAGTCACCGGTACACCCATTACTTCAAAATGCGCTGCCACTTCTGGCTTCTGTGTTACATCAACTGTCTCATATTCGACTCCTGCATCTTTTAAGTAATTGGACACCATCTTGCAGGGGATACAATTTGGTTGTTCTAATTTAATCAGTCTCATGAAATAACTCCTTTTTTATCGAAAATGAAATCAGAATCCTTTAATGGTTCAACAGTTGCTTTTTTGTATCCATTTCCTTTAGTTGAAAAGAAGTCATGGGATTTAGTCTTTGTGCTCAATCCATTAATAACAATTGGGTTAACGTCTTCTTCCTCGAACAGATGATCAAAGCCCAAGTTGTTTAATGCTTTATTTGCGTTGTATCTGATGAATTTCTTTACATCTGGAGCTAAACCAACCTGATCATAAACATCTTCTGTATACTCCAATTCATTTTCATATAGCTCTTGTAGCAAGCTTAAAGCCCATTCATACATTTCTTTTTGCTTCTGAGGCGTTTGGTTCTTATATATCTCCTGTGCTAATAAACCGACGTAAACGCCGTGTATCGCCTCGTCACGGATAATCAAATTTACAATTTCCCCGCTCTGCATGAGCTTCCCTTGTCCATAAAAGTAAAGTGGATAATAAAACCCTGAATAGAAAAGGAAACTCTCCAGAAACACAGATGCAACCATAGCTTTGAATAAGGAAATATCATCGTTTTTCTCAACTGCTTTATAAATTGAAACAATTGTTCTTGCTTTCTTTTGAAGAAACCTATTGTTTTTCACCCATTCGAAGACTTCATTGATCTTCTCAGTTGGAGCCAAAGTTAGAAAGATGTTGCTGTAAGATTTCGCATGAACAGCATTTTCCATCATGGCCATAAAGTTTAATACTGCTTTTCTTTGATGCCCTACGACGTGCTCGGCCACAATCGGCATGCCCGTGTTCCCCTGCTCTGTATCCAATAATGTGAGCCCAGCTAAAACTTTCATATAAGTGTCTTGTTCCTTTGTTCCAAGATACTTCCAAGTGAGGAGATCGCCGTTTAATGCGATCTCTTCGGGAAGCCAGAACTGCTTTACGTTTTGGTTGTAAAACATTTGGGTAAAATCATCTTCATGCTTTGACCAGTTTGCTGCGTCATAAATTTTTGTCAAATTTTTGTCCTCCTCATTCCCCAAAAGGAAAATGATTTTTTATGTAGAATACTAACAAAGTCTTATCAAAATTATGGAAAAAGGGAGAGAAGTAGTGTGTTTAAAAAAATTGCTGTTGGTTCTTTAGTTCTCACTTCATTAGTAGGTATAGGATTTAATGAAAATACCAGTACCGTTAAGGCTGCCGAAAAGCCGGCAATAAAACCTGTTGAACCAGTAATGAGTGTCTTACAAAAAAAGATCGACAGGTCTTTTACTATCACAGGTGACGATAGTATACATTTTGATTACTGGGGAAGTGAAGACAGAATAATTCAAGTTTACTTAAAAAACACAGGCTCTCGGACGTTTAATTACAATATTATTAGCCCAACAGGCTCTACTATTTCTAGTGGTGCATCTCTTTCTCCAGGTCAACAAATGACACTTCCATTCAGTGCTCAATATGATGGTACTTACCGGATTCGTATTTTTAATACCATTGGTGCTACTGTTCAAGGTTGGGTGAGTGTAGCTTATTATTAATTCTATACAACACAGGACAAACATCCCTCTTGGGTTGTATCTTTAGTTCTGGCATAATATAAAGTTTTAATTCCACGGTGATGTGCGTAGAGATCTATTCTATTTAGGTCTCTCGTCGTCATCGTATCCTTCAAGAAAAGTGTAAATGAAATCCCTTGATCGACGTGCTGCTGTATAGTTGCAATAAGATCAACAACTTTAAACATGTCCATGTCGTATGCTTCCTTATAGAAGAACCAATTCTGAGCCGATAAACCTGGCATAGGATAATATGTCTTACTGTTTCCGTATGTACGTTCCTCAATTCTCTCCATAATAGGCATTACACCGGCTGTAGATGATTGGACATATGAGATGCTTCCTGTAGGTGCAACAGCTTGCCTATACGAATGATACAACCCATATTTCATAACATCCTCTTTAAGCTTCATCCAATCTTCAATATTAGGAATATGTTGATCTCCAAATAGGTTCTTAACCTTCTCATATTTAGGGCTATAATCATTTGTTACGTACTTATCAAAATACTCACCTGTTTTGTAGGTCGATCCATCAAACTTGTAGTATGCCTCCCCTGTTTCTTTAGCAATTTCCATTGAACACTGCAAGGAGTAAAAGTTAACCATCATAAAGTATGTATTTGCAAAATCCTTAGCTTCTTCACTTTCATAAGCGATTTTATTTTGAGCCAAAAAACCATGGAGATTCATCTGTCCTAGACCAATTGATCGCATTAGTGTATTTGCTCTCGCAACAGCTGGGGCATTTACAATGTTTGTTTTCCTTGTGACAGTTGTCAGTGAGTCAATTGCTATTCTGACAGTTGAAGCAATTGATTGGTTACTCATTACGTTTACAATGTTCATGGATCCAAGATTACATGAAATATCTAATCCAATTTCATCTTCCTGATCGTAATCTGTATAAACTGACACTTGTGATGCTTGGAGGACTTCAGAACACAAATTAGAAAACTTCACTTTTGAAATATGTTCATTTGGATGCACTTTATTTACATTGTCAGCAAACATGATATAAGGATAGCCAGATTCGCTTCTTAGAATGGCCAATTGCTCCAACAGCTTTCGAGCATTCCCTTTTGCTTTTCTAACCCTCGGGTTTTCAACAAGCTCATCATACATTTTATTGATGTCCATCTCATCAAGATACTGCCCATATTCTTTGTAAACTGAATGAGAATAGAACATGTAAAAGTCCTTATCTTCTCTTGCCAATTCAATGAATTTATCAGGAACAACTACACCAATGGATAGTGTTTTAACTCGGACATCTTCATCTGCTGAGATTTTTTTGACATCTAAGAAATCGATAATATCTGGGTGAAAAACACTGAGATAAGCCGCTCCAGACCCTTGCCTTTGCAGACCATTCAGACGTGTTCGCTAAGCACGCCCCGCCATACGGCTGCTTCATGTTACCATGAAGGTTAGACTATATCTTCACCCTCTAAGGGTGCCTCCTGTTTCGACTGCCAATAGCTTGCAGCCTACGCCTTTCGGCTAGTCGTTGCACGTTCAAGACGTTTGATCTAAGTGTTTCCACTTTTGCCGCAAACAGATTTTTTTAATGATTGTTTTACTCGCATATGTATGTATTTCAGAGAGTTCTTTAATGGACTTACCACTTTTAAAATCATTTAAAATTGACAGTGCTTGAAGTTCAGTGATTTTAGCCTTTGGGCTTTTTTCTCCAATCAAAAGCAGTCCATGTTTTAAAGCATGCTGAGCATTTCCTTTTGGTGTAACCCACTCTAAATTTGAGAGCTTTGGATTCGCTTTGTTTCCATCAATATGATTTACATAAGGTAAATTTTCGGGATTAGGTATAAAGTTGAGCGCAACCAATCTATGCACACGTCTACCGACTTGCTTGCCTTCCTTATATAAGATCACTTTTGCATACCCTTGACCATCAATCTTAGTCTTTAAAACAGTCTTCTTTTTCAAATTAACCACTCTACTATGATTTGTAATTCCGTACCCAGGAAAATCAGCAATTGGAGTAACTACCTCTCCCTTCAATAAAACAAAGGGAATTTGTGTTTTCCTTAGCCCCATCTTTATTACACGGTGATTAATTGCTTCTCTAGACACGCCCAATTTTTCTCCTATTTCTTTTGCAGTCATTGAACTATAATTTTCGCGAATAAAATCGTCATCAATATCTAACTTGTTATGCGGTCGTCTTGCTTCGCTCATGATTGTCCCCCTTTATATTGGCTTGTGATTGACCCAAACCATCTGAGGAGTTCCCATGAATTAAAGAGGTTTTCGATCGCCATTACTGACGAAAGGGGCCAAATCAACCCATTTGGTCTGCATATCTAAAAGCATTGTCCAATAGCTTCATAACACCTACGACACCTTTAGTTGCATTCTCTACGTCTTTAATCGCTTCACCCTTGGCTCGTAATTTGTTTAGATTAAGCGCTACGCCACCACCCACTTTAGACAATTGCATTGAAATATCAATCGCCCGTGAAATATCATTCAAACTGTCTCCCACTTCAAGTAGGAAGCAGCTCACCATTTCTCCTCTTCGCTTACGACCTGCATTAAGGAAAGTAGGCGTTGCCGGCTGATACTCTTGTTTCATCATAGTGTGTACTTCCTCAACAGCCTTCTCGTAATCACCGTCAGCGCAGTACAAAGCTACAATTGAGACACGATCTTCGTACCTTTCCAGGATCTTTGTTTTGTCGTTAGTCTTCAATGCATAGTCATTGTAGAACTTAAAGGCACTCATGAAAGAAGGGAACCTGAATTTGTAACTGTAAGCAATCTTATAAATCGATTTAATCTGCTCAAATGTATATTGATCCAAGAATTCTTCTTCGTAATAATCATTTTTAATCAGATAATCCAGTTTCTCTTTTAAGTCATGGAAAAAGACTGTATTTTGATTAATGTAATCAACAAAGTAACTGTGTACGGCCTCCTTATCCTTGCCAAATTGAAACTTCCCGTCTTTCTGAATCATGATTTCGTTATTGAGCTTGATCCACTTTGGTATTGTGTTTGTCAATAAGTTGTACCTCCCGATTAATCTTCTGCAAGTCTTGTTTTGTTCCACTTAGTTCAAACTTTGATAACAATGGTACGTGGAACTTAGCTGAAAGCTTATCTCCAGCTAAACCATAGTTATCACCCCAAACCCTGTTACCACTCACAGCAACTCCTTTTATTTTATTTTTATTCTTAATAATAAAATTCAAAGTCCTTTCAGGTACTTCCCCAAAGCCTATCGTATATGTAATATGTATGAATTCTTCTTCAACAATTAAGTCATCTGTAATTTCAATGATGTCGAAGTTTAACTCCCTTTGCAGTGCTTGAGCAAATCTTTTCACGTTACCTGTCTTGCTTTCATATGTAATAATCAATATTCTTTATATTCCCCGTTAACTAAGCTGTTCGTTGTTGTTTCTGCTTCATTTTCAGCATGATGGAATGCTTCAGATATTTCTAAATTGATCTCAGCCATCTCAGCATAGCCTTTGGCCATTTGAGCTTCATATTCTGATAGCTCTGTCATCGGTACTGGAATGTAGTTATCCTTCTGCTCTTGCGTGATAACCATTTGATCCCCTTCTAGATTGGTCGCAATCAGTTCTCCTTTTAAAGCAGTGTATGAACCACCATTTTTCATATGTACTTGCGTATTTTCTTTTGCTTCATCCAAGGTTACAAAGTGACTGCGCTTAACGTATAACTGTTTAGCAGCTCCCATTCCACAACTCCCTTTTCTTTATTTTTTGTTTTTATCTTTGTCATGTCTTACGTCTAACTTATCCATATCATTGAGAATATGGTCAATAACAACATCATTGAACTTACCATAGACCTTATAACCAATTAATTTGCTTCTAAGATCTCTCCACTTTCTTGCTGCACTCATTTTATTTCCCCTTCCTATGAAACTGTGATTTTATAGAGTTATTCTCTTACAGTAAATGTCCATCCATTACAACTATACCTTCTTCTCTGCCTTTTAAATGGTTTGTAATCTCATCTTTAAAGAAGAATCCTTGTTCAAATCCAGTTCTATGAATGTAGGCTTTTACTGCATGTTCTAATGAAACTTCCTGCATTTCTTTGCTAAGATTCTCTTCGTCATCTGCAACTCCTTCAATATAAGTTTTTATTGCATCTTCCTTTGTATTTGCCTTGATTAATGCGTAATATGGATCACTTACCTCAAAGAATTTCATCATATTTCGTCAACTCCTAATCTATTTTTGTGAATCTCTTAATCTTTTTGCCATCAATAATCACTTTTCCAAAGAATATTTCTTTAGGTCTTGCCCAAAGAACACCGTCTTGGTCTTCATATGTAACCAGCTTTTCTTCTGTTTCAGTGTGAATGACCTCTCCAATAACCTTGTAAATGCCACCTTTATAGTGTTTATAATGACATCCGATAAAATCAAATGTGTCTATGTAGCTTTCCTCCTTAAACTTCCTCTAAATGCAACACAAGAACATTTTTATATGGATCTAATTGAATTTCATTACTTGTTTCTTCACCATCAATCCTGAATTTAATTAGCGTATCTCCATTAAAATCAAGTTGGTCTTGCAACGCTTTAATTACATCACTAACTTTAGGATTAATTAATTTCCCATTGATCTCATCATAAGCCATTACGTCTTCCCCCCTTATCCCTTTAAAATCATCCTTTTAATGTAATGAATAAATTCCAGGTTCGCCGATGTCGCCCCCTAATGAATTAAGTGCTTTAAATTCTAATTTAACTGCCAAGTCTCCATCTGTATTAAATTTAATTTTATCTACGTTCACCTTGACCACTTTTATTTCTCCCTCATAGCTTGTCAATTTCATTTTCAATGGGTCTGTATGTGTTCCGTCTAAACCAAACACTTTAAAAGCTAATGAATCCTTACCAGTGTTTATTATGATTTTGTCCTCATCCTCAACAGCTTCAATGTTCTGGCAGTGAAGGACAATTTTCGTTTCCTTCGGTAAATAATTATTAAATTTTTCTTTATAAACAGAGACTTCTTTTAAAATCATATCTGACTCTCCTTTTGCAAAATTGGTTTAAAATAAAACTTTTAACCGATTAAACAAGAACTCCGTTCCAGTCATTAAATTCTTCAATATCCTCGTTCTTTTCCTTCTGTCGCAATTCATCTGCTTCTACTTTTCCAATAATTTTTTTAACTTGTTCAATTAGACTCCATTTTCTTAAACCTGTGTATATGATTAACCCCGGAACTTCAGTGCCTGCAGCTAATGGATTTTTCGTAATAAAATCCTTAACCTCCCATTCTAAAATGTGCCATCGTAAAACTTCCCCTTCTTTAACGGATAATTTAATTTCATATGTACCTCTAGCCGTTGTAATCTTCTTTGTTAATTCCATAACATCACCCTCCATGTATTTAAGTTCATGTGAATTTCTCCTCGTTAGATAAACAGTGTGCTCACATACAGAACGATCAACGCAAAAGCTGAATACAGTAAAGACTTTCCTGCTTTCTTGAAGATGTTTTCGTTTTTGTCTTGGTCTGACTGTTTTACACCTTTGACAAATATATTGAGTAACACACCGATAACAAATGCATGAGGTAAAGTGACATGAACATTTTGAATATTGTATGTATCAATAAGCAATGGATTTAGCACAAGATTCAATCCGTAATAAACAACTAGTGACATAGTCAATGCTTCAACAAAAATGAGTAACCCAACTACAATTAGAGAACCTGATCCGATAAAGAAACCGTTCCAAATATCTTTTGCATCCTTATTCAATAAATATCTCTCCTTTAATCTTTTTGAGCTAGCCTCTTCCACCAGGAAGTTTTACGTTTTTCTTCTTGCTGTTTAAAGCGTTCATAATCTTGTTTAAGTTGCTGATTAAATTTCTCTATTTTTTCTTGTTTTTGAATTGCTTTTTCAAGGCTCTCTTTATCTTCAATCGTTTTAATTACCTTGTCAGTTTGGTATATCCATTCATTCCTTATATTCCGCTGCCTGTCTGTTACGACTACATATTCATTAAACCCAGGGATATAAACTTTACCTCCGACTTCAATTGGGTCTAAGTCGATAACCCCTTCAAAAAATGACTGATATTCACATTGCTGCTCAATTGGAACAAGAGCATCACACAGGCCTAACCTCCAACTTTTCTTAACTATCTTCCCTTCAAATGTTGCTTTATGTCGCCCCACTTATTCACCTCCTTAAATGTAACTTCCTAATGTGTAATCTGAGATAATTCCCTCTTCAATTAAGTAGGACATAATTTCTTGGACTTTATCATGTATGATATGTGTAAATTCAAGTTTTTCTCTTGTATAAGCATTCATGTAGTACTGATAATCATATGGCTGCAAACATCTTTCATTTAAAATATCAATTTCACCTTTGAGACTGTTTTTATGTATTGTTAAATTAAAAGTAATGTTAGGCTGAATTGATTTTATGAAGTACCACTTTGATTTCAAGTGATCTGTAAAACCGATGTCCCTCATTTGTTTCTCTTCAAGTATGTGAAACCTCATTTTTCTCCCTCATTGATGATTTTCTTTAAGGCTTTTAAAAGCATGTTTAGTGATTTCTTGTCACCCATTTCATCCCGATTGACCTCAATAAAGCGAACTGCTGAAGTTAATTTATCCTGCATTTCAGTTGCTCCTTTCACGTTAAAAATTGAATTTTAACCTAATCTCTCCAAGATAATTTTAAGATAATCTTTGAAGTCGATAGCTAAAGCTTCCTCACCGTTTACACGTTTCTCATCTCTTACACCAAAAAACCATCTATCACCTACCCACTGGCTTGCAGTTATATTATTTCTCCCGAACACATCATGGCCTTTGAAAGGATTTGCCTCTTCTATTTTCTCTAACATAGACCTTATGTCTGTGAAATACTTAGAACGTTTTTTAAATGCATAGAAGCCAGATTTTGTGGGGTTTTTCACCACTTCATCTTTAAAGAGGTCATATGCTTCTGTTCCTGCACGAACCCCGAAATACTCAGAATGATAAAACGAAAAACCATCCTTGATTCCGTATGTTGCTTCGAATTCATCAAAGAATTTGTTAATATCTTCTCTTCGTTTCTTCTCAGTTTTATACCAATCGCTTTCTTGCTTAATCTCGTATATTGGTGCATCTAATGTTTCCATGCTCTATGCTCCTTTTTTGTTTATCACCTAAAGACATTATTTGTTTTGATTTGTCGTATACTGCGCTTGCCCGGGAAATTATGAATATTTACGTTGATTATAATTTCCCTCTAACTCTTCATATGTAGCCCTAAATGGAGATGCAACTTCTTTCTCACCAACTTGTAAATACTTAAATCCAGTTACATATCCTTTCTTATAAACCTTCTCAACATAAACTGTTTCGTTGGCATCCAGCTTGTTATCCCAGTAACCGTTTAATCTTGATCTAGTCATTTACAGCTCCTCTTTGTATTCGTATGCCTCTTGAACTGCATTAAAGTCTTCTTTATCTAAAACATCCTTTGCTACTTGGCACCAATATCCTAAATCACTAACCGCTTCAACTAATTCATTAATTGCTTGATCCTGAGTAATTGGTTTTGAATCCAATATCCAGTCTCCATTCACAGTTCTTTCTAACGTATGAGCACCTTTTTTATGTAAACAAACTTTTAATTTATCCATTTAGCATCTCCCCACTCTCGATAAAAGGAATATTTTATTTTCATTCTTAAAATAACTGCAAGTAATACAATGTCTTTTCTAATTTCATGTCTTTGCAATTCTCAATGCATTCTTTCTTGATTGCTTCTCCGCATTCTTTATGTACCGGGAATTCCTTGTATTCTTTGTTGTCAGTTATTCTTATGTAATAAACAATCTCGCCAATGTGATCCTTGCATTTAACACACTCCAATGCATCACCTCAATTCTTATATTTCTAATATACTCGCATTCTCCCAAACAATCAATAACTATTTTATTTTTATTCTTAAAAAGTTTCTTTTAACTTTCTTAGCTGTACTGTTGCAGCCAAAATATCCGAATCACACCTTTTCCATATATGGTTATCCTCTGGCCTTAAATTGTTCTCTAAATAAACCCAAAGCTTATCTAATATCTCCTCAATCTCATCAACGTCATTATTAATAATATCCTTGGCAATATCCCTAATTACTCCGATACCTCCTCTACGAGAATATGATTATAGGTTTCCCATTGTTATTCTTTATGTAAGGTGAATGTTTTCTTTGAAGGTAATTAGCCCCTCTTCCTTCACCAATACTAACGTTATAAACAGTGTTTACCTTATGTACGTCTAATGCCTTTCGTTTTGCCTCTTCTACAGATGTTGCTTCAATTACCAAAGACGCGTTTTCGCCTTTGTGATCTTTACATCTAACATAGTACCTTTTCAATAAACATCCCTTTATCCTTTCTTTTTATCCTGTTGTATTAATCCTCTTTTAGGTAAGACTTGAAAAACTCATCTAGGTTTGCAGCAATCGCTCCAGCAACTTCTGCATAATATGTTTGCCTCTTCTCTTCGGATCTTAAAAGTTCAACTGCAGACTTAGCAATCGCTTTTATTTTCTCCTCGTCTAATTTTCCACTTCTTACTTCATCTTTAATTTTTTCGGCTTCCTCTTTTAAGCTTTCTGGATAGTTCACTGTAGACTTCACCTCTTATATTTTATTTTTACTCTTTAAAAGACAAATTTTATACAGTTTGGAATACTTGCTGCTCATGCTCCTTAATCCATTCTAATGAACGTCCATAATATTGATCAGGATTGTCTTTATTCCATTCAAAACAAATGTAATTCCTATTTGTGTTTATACAGGCAATCGCTGCCGTTCCAGCTCCACTGCAATTATCTAAAACAGTGTCGCCTTCATTTGAATATGTTTTAATAATTTTTTCGTAAAGCTCTACGGGTTTTTGAGTTGGGTGAAACTTTCTGGGATCATCGTTATTCATTACAGGTATTCTCCAAACACTTGTTGGGTATCTGTCAGTTTGTCCGCCACCTGATATTCCTGATTTTGTTTCTCCGTAGTTTGTTCCATCACTCGTGTGCTTTGTATACGTATTTGCAGACTTATGCCCAGTTGTTTTCTGTGGATTATAAGTCGGTAATTTTTTATAAAAAACTAAGATTTCCTCATGTGATCTCAATGGCATTTTTTTAGCATTCAAAAAACCAGTGCTTTTATTTTTCTCCCATATTATATCGTATCTGTACATCTTAGGGTTGCTCGCAATAAGCAATGAAGAAAAAGGTTTTACAGCTGTTAAAACAATTGCGCCATTGTCTTTAATAACCCTTTTGTATTGTTTCCATAGCTCATCCAAAGGCAAAATTTCATCCCACTTATTTTGATTTGTTACACCATATGGTAGATCGCATATAATCAAATCAATTGTTTTATCTGGAACACGATTCATTCCTTTATTGTGTTCATTACTTAAACAATTTTCATTGAAAAGCTTGTTCAACTCCAATAATCCAACTCCTTTTTCTCTTTAAATTGATCTTTTATTTAGATCACCAACCGTAAAATAATATCGTCTCTTTCTCAAAATCTATGGTTTTTAATAACCTGACCAGCTCAAAAATGCTGTATTCGTATTTCCAAGAAGATGTAAGCCATGAATCATTAATATCCGTATTTAACGCCCATCCTCTTGTCCACTCAGATAAGTTGTTCTTGATATGTTGCTCTTGTTTTACTGAAGCAGTTCCATTTTTATCATCAATAAGTAAGTTCTCGTACATTGAAATGACTTTGTTTTTATAAATTTCAATAGCTTCTATAAGCCCTTCTTTACCAACAATATATGGAACATAATCCGATAGTTCATTCATAACTTCTTCTTTTTCAAAGAGGGGGTGCCCCTTTGAATAAATACGGTCGGCTGTATCATCCCAATACAACTTCCCAAACTCCCAAATTTCTTCTTTAGGCAGATTACCGATATAGAAATAACCCTCTTCTCCTGTTAACTCGAACTTTTTGGACAATTCATCGTAGTTCATTGACTTTATTTCGTTTACAAGTTCCTTGCTTATTTTATACATATAATGTCTGTAACCCATTACGGTCTCCCCTTTCTCTATAAAAGAGATATTTTAATTAGTCATTGATTCTTTTTCTAATATCTTGTAGAGATTGGTCTCTCACTAGCTTACCGTCGATAAATACGTCCTCCATTTGATCTTGATTTTTAAATTCAGAGTTATAAACTTGGATAGTTAACCCGTCAATGAGAGTAAGTTCATCGTTTTCACTGATAACAGCAACTCGACCCCGCTGACTTCGTTTTGTCCCGTCATCAGTCTTTGGATTCTTAAATAACATTCTTTCTTCCCCGTCAACGATGGCATGAGTAGCCTTTACGGCAAAACCAAATGTATCTCTAGTGTTGTATTGGTACGTATAGCTGCCAATTCCAAACACAACATTTGTACTTGCAAAGCCCTTGGCTTCCAACCCCTCCACAATTCGCTCACAACGATCTAACGTAATTGAGTCTCCGTATATTGCTCCTATGTGCGAATCTAAGAGTTTGTAACCCTTCCTGGTCACAGTCCCTCCAAATATATCCCATAGACATTCGATTAATCCCTTACGTTCAAGTTCTGTTTCTCCATTAGGATCACCAATCAAAATTAAAACGGGGTCTCCACTATCAGGGCGAATTACAACTTTCCCCTCTCGACTCATTACCTCTTTTTTAAGTTTAGGGAGATATTCTCCAATTACTTTCCAAAAATCCCAGGTGTCAGATACCACACTAAAGAATCCGCTTGGATATACGCTGGTCATAAGATGTTTGAATAAATCAAACTCATTTTTATCTCCATAGGAGCACATGACTGAATGCTCAGTTGCACTTATTGACGAGCCCACTAGCTCTTTCTCTACATCTGCATCATAATATTCTTCTAAATATGTAATGGCAGGAATAGTGTCTGTGCCATTAAAGCTTAGTAAATGACCTGCTCCACTTGTTTGCGCGGATTCTAAAGACGACATTCCGCGCATTGAAAAATCATGTCCCTGAAATCTTACAGCTTCCGTATCTCCCACTGTTTTCAACGCATACTTGTCTAATATTTTTTTATACTGATATGCAATAGTTGCAGAAGTCATAGGCTGCCAAGTCTCTGTTGAGAGGATTGTCTCCAAATAATTTGTTAGCCAAAAGAACCTTTTATCTGTGTTTTCAATTGTTAAAAGTGGAACTCTCATGGGTACACGAGAACCTTCTTTAAGTGCTCTAATCTTAATTGGCAAGTAGCCTAAATCATGTAGTTCTTCAATATGATTTGTATCAGGATTTTCTTTCCCAAGTGCATTTTTAACAATTCTCATATACTCATTTACAATTTCCTGTTTAGGCCTTCTGAAGAAATGGTAATTAAAATACTCAATTAGATATTTTTTCACAAACCCCTGAACACCAAAAACAATAATTTTATTAGCTCTCGGAAAATATTTATTACTACGTGGAGTTAGAGTTGAATACACGCTTTCTGTTTTCTCAGGGTATTGTTCACGATGGCTCAATTTATAAAAGTCAGCTAATAATGTTGCAGGTGTTTTTTTCATCGAATCGATCCTCTCTATCGTGTTATTAGGTTTGGTTTTTATTTGTTCAAATATTGTATACTTTTAGCTTTGACTCATATTTTTTATTTTCCCAATTGTTTTGTTCGGTTAAAATGCTATCTGTAGTGAAGACAGTGTCAATGTGATTAAATAGTTCACCTTTGAAGATTGTGTTCTCTGCATGAGCTACTAATAAGAACACATTAGAAAAACCATGTTCACGTAATTTTTTTGAGCTATGGACAAAAGTACCGCCTCTGGATGAAAGGTCATCTACAATTATTACTTGGCGTCCATTCGCTCCCCTGATGTCTCCAACAAGCTCCAGCCCTTTTATTTCACCTGTTTCAAAATCTCTATGCTTGTGTCCTACAAGGACGTTTTTAGCTTTCATCCTACTGTATCTTTTACTTGCACCTGCATCTGGAAACATCAAATAATCTTTGTTCTCATCAAACCTCACAATTCTTTTAACTAAATTAATCAAATTAAAATTAATAAAATTTGGTTGCACTCTGTTTAAAAGTGCAGTCGTTACATCAGAATGTGGTTCGTATACTTCGATCTCTGAAAATCCTAATTCATTAATAAACTGGGCAACGTATTTCAGAGTAAATGGTGAACCGTTCTCACTCCTATCCATTCTGCTGTACGGCATATATGAAATACTCAAACTGGTAGTTTTAATTTTTAGTTGGTCTAAGTATCTTTTAACAAACATCAGTTTTATCAAGTCAGTATTATTTTCAAATTTAAAACCTACATTAGTAGCTGAATCCGAATTCGCCAGTACATCAATGCTTTTGTGATTTAAGTTTAATTCTCCATTTGGGAACTCTGTAAATTCAACTTTCTTTCCATTCACTGCAATCATCTTCATTAATCCCCTTTCGTTTTATAGCCGTTTGTCTTGAGTTATCCAATCAAATGAATAATGCCTTCACCAATTTCTTCACTATCCCATTGTTCTGTATCCCACGAATATGTATGTAATCCTACATCGCTCATTACTTCTCGGTATAACTCTAAGACCGGTTCAATATCACGATCATTTATGTATTCATCACCACGTTCCCGTAAACGCTGCTTAATAACCTTGGCATCAGCATATAAGTAAATCACCTTGGCTTTATCTCTAATCTTCTTCTCGATTGTTCTTTGCTGCTCTTCCGTTAAGATTGAGTAATCCTTGAACTTCTTCGCATAAACCAAATTTGAATATATGTATCTATCAATAATTACATTGTCCTCATCGGCCAGCTTGTTAAAGTGTTCAAAAAGCTTCTCATTACCGCTCTTGGCCAATTCAAAGCTGGATCCCTTTAGCACCGGATAGCCGAGTTCTTTGCTTAGCTTATCTGCTACTGTTGATTTGTAGCAGCAGTCAGTGCCTTCTAAAATTATCATCGTCATTTATCTTCCACCCTTCTTACATTGCTAAAGCCAATCACTCTATATGAGCCATCTGGATACTCAACTTCCAATTGCTCATATCCTTTATCAACTTGTGCAACAACACCAATCTCTCCTGTGAAACCTGCAATCACCTTCTCTCCCTTTTTAAACATACAATTAACCTCCTTTAGCTGGATTTAATTCATGCTCCTTGAAGAATGTAATATCACCTGTTTCATCACTGACTGCGTAATCATATGTAGCAGAGTGAAGCAACTCAATAATTTTCCCTTCCCGTCCCACATGATGAGGACAAGCGTTCTTTGCATTCTCATTTATGATGACTTTTAACCCTTCTGGATAAGACCAAAACTTCGGTAATTAACCGCCTCCTAACTAATAATCGAGATTGTCCCATTTTGCTTGCCAAAATTAATTGCGTCACGCTCGGTTGCTACGAGCAAGTCCACTTTATTTCCAACAATTGCGCCTCCAGTATCAATTGCAATTGCCTTAAAAGTTTTCCCACCAATGCTTACTTCAACAATTGAATTCAAAGGAATAATACTTGGATCAGTTGCTATAACACGATACCCTTTGTAATAGATTGATTGAGTGACATCAACACCTGTTCTGGTTGTCCCTGTACATCCTTCTTGGCAGTGTGCAATATAAGCACTTAGCTTAACTTGGATGGTTTTCTTTGTTGCCGGCAGTTTATTTTCTTTCTTATTTATTTTATTTTCACTCTTAAAAACTGTATGCTTTGCCGTCTCACCTCCTCTCATGTGCCTTTTCTTACTTTGCTTAGGTTTAATGAGTTTTGCTGAGATAATCTTCTCTGTATGCCTTTTTAATTGTTGTTCTTTGTTCGTTTGAGCTTTTTTAAATAGCCGTAAGACAATATTCTCACTTGATGGGATCCTAATCTGTCTAGGCTTCTTATAAAATGATTCTTTTATTGAGTCTTCATTTCCCTCTGTTTTATGTAAATGCTGCTCATAACTTATATAAGAAAAAGTGGTTAAGGGTATTAAAATCATCATACCATAAACGGACTTGAAAATGTGTGATTTTATTTTATTTTTATTCATAAAATTTTTATTGATAATCCTGCCTCCTATGCCTTACTATGCCTCAGCTCTTTTAGTTGTTAAACTAATATTGCCTTCACTATCAACATGATCAATTCTACAGACCGTGTGACTATAGATACTGTTCCTATATACTTTAGGAATAAAGTTATTGCCTCTTCTGAATCCAGTGAACATGAGCAAAGTTCCTCTGGTATACCAAGACTTCTCAACAACCTCTTTCTTGCCCCAGGCGACAGGTCGAGAAATCTGTTTATTATAATGTCCAAAGCTACCTGCCCACTGTTTAACTGTTACCACCCCTGTAGGTGTAAGGAGTGTGATTGTATGTTTGTTTTTATCCCTATCTAGTACAGTTCCTACAATCCGAGTTGTCTCATATTCATAGAGAGTTCTTCCTCTCCATTGATATGGTTTCCCTTTAACCGGCTCTTCTGGTAGCTCATAAAAATCAACAATGTCATATTTAGCAAAGTTAACACCAGAAAGCTCATGATCGGTATAATAATAGCTCAATGAATCCATTTCCCATTTGCCATATGTACCGCTAGCATATTTAATCCACTCATTATTGAGTAGTCTTCGATTTAAAAGATTTAGAGCCTCATCAGTTCCCAACCATTTTTTTAATGCAGTCATCTTTTTGTCATATTCTTTTTTAAATGCATTCTCTGAGATTATAAGATGTTCATTGTGAAAATCCACCACACAATTTTCATCAAAGTTTTGATTAAAGAACTCAGACGCTGCATCATCTAATAAATAAAGCTTATCTTTAGGCGATTCGATTGTCTTAAAGACTTTCTTTGAAATATATTCTTTAAATTTAAAGCACCTAACTTCTAAAGCAAATTGTTCAGGAATCAAATCGTTTTCTAACATCATACCTATATTTGCCATGGTTAATTTCTTTTTAGGTTCGGCAATTATTGTGATGTACTTTTTCATGATTTCTTTTCGGTCATCAAAGGTATCAAAGCAGCCTCCCTTAATCAATTGAATTACTTGGCCTTTTTTGATTTTTCCTGTATAGAATAATTTATCAAGGAATTCTTCAAAGGATTCGTATGGCCTATTTGAAATTATTCGGTGAACTATTTCATCTCCAATTCCATTCATGCCTTTCATTCCAAAGATAATTGAGTTATTTTGAATATCTGCTTTAAAACCAAAACCAGCTTTATTAACATCCGGTAAATCAACCTTTATACCTCGATGGCGTATGCTTCCTATAGCCGAAGCAACTTTCCCATAGTCGCTTTTCTGAGTCTTCTTATTTCCATCTTTGTCTTCTGTTTCTTCGTCATTTTCAACACCTCCACTGTTAACTGTCAAACAGGCTGTATTCCAGTATAAAGGGTTATATCGATAGTTTAAGTTCAATTCCTGTAACGCAATAATGGAATACGCTAAAGTATGAAGTAGACTGAAACTGTAGCCAAACTGTCTTTTAAATTGAACATTCCATACATAATTCAAAAGAGCGTCTGACGCACCAACTTCCTTCCCTTTCTTGAAGAATAAGTTCTGAACTTCTTTTAATACATCTTCTTTTTTCTTTGCTATGGATTTTCTTAAATAATTTGACTCCTTAATATCGAAACCAGCTATATCTTTATCCATTACCATTTGCATGACAACTTCTTGAGTATCAGCAACTCCATAAATGTCTTTTAAATATCGTTCAACCACCTTTATCCCAGCATTGCTTAGTCCATAATTGCGCATTTCTTCATACCATAGTGACATATTGTTCTTATACTTTACATATGTGTCAACAGGTTGCTCTTCGCCATCAGACATTAAACGCATTAAAGAGTTTGTAACTGCCGCCTCAAGCAGGCTTTTGGGTTTAACTTTAATCACAGATTGGTGGCCGACCTCGGTCGAAAACTGGAACAAATCCATTACCTCTCCATTACCAGCCATTTCCCACAGCCTTGGATCTTCATATTCAATTACGTCTGGATGAATGTATTTCTTGTATGTTTCCTTTAAATTTCCTTGCCATTCAATTTCTTTGTTTTCGATTAATTGGTCTAAAGTTACTCGAATCTTATCTAAAGCCTCAATGGTCAGAAGATCAAACTTTACTGAGCCCATGGCTTCACTATCACCCATATTAAACTGTGTAATAAAAGCTCCTTTAGGAGTTTTCATCATTGCATTCGACTTTGTATATTCATTGTTAAAGATAATAACTCCAGCTGCGTGAGAAGACCGTTTATTAGTTAATCCTTCAATTTTCAGAGCTGTTTCTTTAAGATTGGGGTATTGTTCAACCTCTCTAATAAACTCTTTCATTGGTTTTCTGTTAGTTTCTTTGTCACCATAAAAACAATGCGTCAAAGGCCAGTTAGACCCTCTTTCATAAGGAATCATCCCACTTAAATATTCAGATATATCGTTATCTATCCCTAAGCCTCTACATGCTGTCTTAAGCGCTGATTTTGAGCCCTCAGTTCCAAAAGTGGCAATTTGAAGAACACGTTTGTCTCCGAATCTTTTTCTAAGTGCCTTAAGAATTTTTTGTCTTTTTGATCCTTCAGTATCAATATCGATATCTGGAAGATCAGGTCTAGATTTATGTATATGTCTCCAATGTGGTAAATCATATTGCATTGGATTAAATTGAGTGTTGTCGAGTAAATAGTTAACGAGGTATCCTGCTGCACTCCCCCTTGCTGCCCCAACCAAACTATCTCCACCACACTCATCATCCCAAATAATATTAATTATTTCTCTGACTGTTATGTAATAAGAAGGCATGGACTGGTTTAGCTTTTGGCTGATTTCCCAAAGCTCCCCTAGTTCAACATTAATCCTATTTAATATTTTGTGAAATGCTTCCTTTGTTAGTTCATTTGTTTTCAGCTTATCATCAAAACCATCTTCAATTAATTTTAAAAGATATCTGTCCTGCTCATCTTTTGATTCTGACATCTTCTTTATATACTCATACTCATTATATGCTGGTTTAAACAAATGCCTTAAATTAAACTGTGGTAGCTCCATTTTAGGGATAATCGGATCATGTTCTATGGTGTAGTCGTCAATCATCTCTCCAATAAGCAATGTATTATCAATTGCCTGGTCAACGATCTCTTTTTCAATGTAGTCCATTCTCTCATGAATTTCATCAACACTTTGAACAAAACATGCCTCATAAAAAGAGTCGACTTCTCTCTCTCCATCCTTGGCGTTTAAAAAGGCTTGATGAATTGCCCTGTCTTCCGGTCTAAGAAAGTGTGCATCAGTTGTGACAATCATTTTCAACCCATAGCCGTTAGCTATATCAACAAGTTTCTTATTACAATAAATCTGCTCTTCACTTAAAGCTGGCTGAAGCTCAATAAAGAACTTATCTTTCCCAAAGACTTTAATACACCATGTTATAAACTCATGAATTTTTAACTTGTGCTGCTTGATTGACTGAATGTCTCCTTTTTCTTCGCATTCTTTAATTTTAAGTAAATTGATATTCACCTCAGAGCCAAGACAAGCTGTTGTAGCGATAATATGACCTGGATCTTTGCTAAGCAGTCCTTCTACATCCTTTTTAACTGTTGGCACTCTTTCCATTGTTCCTGTATAAAATGAATTTTCCCAGGCTTGTGAAGACAGTATTCTTAGCTGCTCATGTCCTGTAGGGTCAATTGCCAACATTAGAAAGTGCGGAAACTTTGTCTGTCCTGACTTATAGTTATCCCGGACTTCTTCCAGTGAATCGACTAAATATGCTTCATTCCCCAATATGAGTTTAAAATCTGCAGGCATATCCCCTTCCTTCTTCATTTCTCTGACAGTCTTAATTGCTTCCAAATGCGCTGAAAGAACCTCATGGTCAGTAATGGCTAATCCTTTATAATTCATCTGAACCGCTGTTTTAAGCAATTCTCCTACTGAATTTGTTGAATCGAGAAGCCTTATGTTACTTTTATCAGTGTGGCAGTGACATCCAATCAATTTTCATCCCCCTTAAAACACAAGTTCTTTTTTATTTGTACGAACCACCTCCAAGTCATAAATTTCAATTTGAGGTGTTTGCCTGCCCTTATATTCATTTACCTTTGCCTTACCAACAACATTAAGTATTAAAGTTCCATTTGATTGAGTAAGTTTCTCAAAGTATTCTGTATCGCTTTTAAAGCGTATGTATTCAATGTCTCCATACTTAAATTTAACCGTTGTCTTATTCTTTTTCCCTAAATGCTCAATTTGTTCGATGTCAATTTCAAGTTCTGTTATAGCTATTAATGGTTCTTCGACTTTGTAGCCCCAAAAGTCTTTGTAGCTATACAGCTTAATTAAAAATTCCTTTCTAAGTTGATTAGCCGGTATCTCAAAGTCAACATTTTGAACTTCTTCACCTGTCTCTACATCTTTAAATTTTTCATTTAGAACTTCATTAACCAAAATCAAGTTTTCACGTTTGATTGCAAATCCGGCTGCATTTGGATGGCCTTTAACAAATTCAAATAGTCCTGTATCTGTTAGCTCTTTTTTAAAGTCTTTGATGTAGCCATCCTCATACCCTCGAATAGACCCGCTCAACACCCCTTCTTCTTCATCGCTTTTCCTAGTCAGCAAGACTGGCTTTTTATATTCGTTTGCAAGTACATTTGCGACCAGCCCAGTTAAGGCTTTATCCAAAATTCCCTCAGTGTAGACTATAAGTACTTTATTAGCTGCCAAATTCTTTTCTTCAATTCTGTTTTTAATTTCAACAGTAGCTGCATCAACAATGCGTTTCTGTTTAGCTTTAAGGTTCCCCAAAATCCTGGCTGTGTCATCGTGAATTGACACCAGATTAATTTCATCTTGTCCACGTTTTTTGTATGGAACTTTTTCTTTAGACAACAGAAACGATCTCAACAATTGATCTTTTTCTTCACCGCTACCGACCCTTATAGCTGCGTTAATTAACGGATTAATATAGAACTGTGTATTCTGTATGTTTTTGCAACCCTTGGTTGAAAACTCTTGCTTTTTAAACAGTTTTTTGATTAATGGGTGCTTAATGTTCCTCAAGCCTTCAATCATAAAGTACCTGGTCTCTAGATTCCTTGAATCAGCTGAATCGGCAATATTTCCAATAGAAACCAGGTCTAAAAATTGTTCCGCTTTGTTTTTACCTAGCTTATAATCAATAGCCTGGCAAAGTTTATATGCCATTCCAGCACCCGTTAATGTTTTGTTTGAATACTCATTTGAGAGTTGATTATTGACAACTATAGCGTGTTGAGATTCTCTTTCACATTCATGATGGTCAATAACAATTACATCTACGCCATTCTTTTCTAGCTCCTCATGTTCTTCAATTTGACTTGACCCAGCATCCGGAATTAAAACTAAGTCGACTTCTTCAGGAATTGTATCAATGAAAATGCCATGCTCTTTGCCCTCATGAATCCGGTATTGTATATCAGCTTTCGGATAAATTGCTTTTATGTAATTGATAATGATTGAACTGGATGTATACCCATCTACATCACTATCTACTTGAACAAATATTTTATTTTTATTCTCTAAATGCTTTATTAAACAATCAGCTGCTTTATCAATATTATTGAGTTTTGAAAAATGAATGACTGAGCTCTGATTCACATCAATAAAGCTCTGGGGATTTTCAATCCCTCTGTTTTTTAAGATTGTCAATAATGGGTTGAAATTATAATCATTGTTACCAATGAGCTTATAAGCCACTAAATTCCTCCTTCGTTCGTATTGATTTCAATTTTTCTTCTCATCAACTCCTCTAAAACGTCTTTCCCCTTATCAGCTGGACTGTCCTTATAATCCAACATGGTTTCGAAATCCCATAAAACATACACACGAACATACGGTGTGAATTTTGCAGCAAGCCTCAGGATTTTCTTCTGATACTCAAGCAGTTTACGTTGATACGTTTCCTCCGTTTCATGGTCTTTCGGTGGCCGGTATTTATCGAGAGCAATAAACACTTCTTCCACGCCAAGAGAAAGTAAGATATCTCGGTGAAAATTTGAAATGTTATTTGAACAGACTGCACATGTGAAATTTGCTTCTCCATAAAAGTCCTGGCATTTTAATACTGACTTTTCTGATTCAAAAATTAAGGCTTTCTTAAACCTTTCAATTGAATCTTTTGTTTTATGTAATCCATATAAATTCATCATGGTCTGATGATTATACAAGGTGTTCCCAACTTTTAAAGGCATATATTTATAGCCGGCGTCAACCTCCTCTTTAATAAGAGATCGTCTACGTATGCCAATCAATCTATTGTTTAAATCTCGATGTGGAATGGTTATACCTTCTGTGTAGCTTCTAAAATAGTATCCAATTTCAAAATCGTTTAATGTTTGTATGCTTATTCCCTCGTCCAACCACATTTGATGAGGATAAGGCATAAACACATCTAAAACAGTTTCATTGAAGCTGGGAAGTTCAATGTCTATCTTTTTCTTCTTATTGAACTTCCCCATCCATTCCCAGTCATCAATCAAATCATTGTTCGTGAATGTCTCTCTATTACCGAAACCAAATGTTCTCCCAGCTAGCCTTGCAACATACTCAATGGCTTGATTGAAAGGTATATTGATCCCTTTTTGTCTTTTTGCTCGTATGACAAGCTCAAAGACATCGAATGTGTCTCCACATTCTGTATAGCAATGAAACTGCTTTGCTTCGTGGTAATAATACAGCTTGTAGCTTCCACCAGAAGCGTTATGGCAAACGGTTCTGTATATTGGGTTTCCTTGTTGATCCCATTGATTATTTTCGCTACCCAATTCTTTTAATAATTTATGTATATCCTCAAGCGTAAGACTTTCTTTTATTCTGTCCTTATCATATTTCAAAGGGTGCTACACCCCTTATCCTGCTTTAATATTCAATTTTTCAACTGTAATTAATTCGTTATCGATATTTGTTGTGAAACAATCCTTGATCCGCATATTCCCCATATTTATATGGGAGAAGACTTTTACTTTGTCGTACTCATTCCCCCTGTTTTTAAACACATGTGTAACAAAATTTGGCTCTGGGTAAAATCCTGCTTTTAAGATTGGCTCAATTGCATCCTTCTCTTTTTTACTTAAAGGAAGAATAATCATTGCACCATCAGTCTTATCGGCAATAGCTTTACTTCCTCTCAGGTAAGATGCGTCTATTACTTGTCCTTTTTGCCATGCCTCTTTCCAATCACCATTTAACTGAGTAGCACTCATCATATAAACATCGTATTTGTTACATAAGCCCTTTAACTTATCAGACATAAGCAAAAGGATTTGATCCTCTCTTAAGTTGACCCCGCTTTTTTTACTCATCTCCGAAAAAATTGTCACTGATGAGTGAATATAATCAAAGTAAATGTACTCAACATTATTTTTAATTACATTCTTTTCAATCGTTCTCTCGATCTCTTGGATATTAAAATCAGGAAGATGCTCGAACCAAATTTTAGACTGCTGAAGTACTTTAGCAGCTTTGCGCACAAGCTGTTTTTCTTGCTCATTAATAGTATTCCTAAGTATTTTTTTCTCTTCTACGCCACTAATATAGGCAAGTGCCAAGCTTTGCAATTCCTCTGCCATCATTTCCGTTGAGATGACCGTGGAACTTTTATTCCAAGGATTTTTCACCCATTCCTTCTTTTTAAGGTCGTACAACTCAGTTGCACTTAATCGACAAGCATCAGCAACCATATTCCTTGTTTTACCTCCGCCTGTAATACTTGAACGAATGTAAAACTTTTTCTTACGAGACCCACGGAAAATTGACGTAAGCATTTCGCTATTTAATGGGACTCCAATATCTGGTGACTCCTCAAAAGAATCTAATAACTCATCAATGCCTTCTCCACCTTGAATTCCCACACTTTCAGATGAGGTTCGAAACTTCTCTTTTACATCTACAATCTTCATTTCATAAGCTGCTAGAATTTCGTCAATCGATTTCTTATCAAACTGTTCCTGCATTTTTTCTTGTTCTTTTGGATCAATTATAGTTTCATCATAAATCTCTTTGATATCGAAACCTAAACCACTCATTTCTCTGAGCAAACTAAACTTTTTTAGTCTTTTGTAATGGTAATCAAAGTTTTCGACTACAGCCAGCTCTTGAATTCTTTCGATGTATTCAAGGCCATTGTTATCATGAAAAATTTTATATTGGATGTCGTAATCTTTTAGATATCCATCTATCTCAACCTCATTCAATACTTCCGTCCCTTGATGGAATAAGTTACTCATAGCAAAAAACAGTATTGAGTGAAATCTTGAAGGAAAATCTTCCGAAGTAATCCTATACTTGTTGCTTTCAGACAAGATTGTGGGATCCTTGAGTACGCTCCCCAACACTTGTATAATTGCTTTTTTGTCTTGTAGCAAATGGACTCTCCTTCCTATAATGTTGAGATGTCAACAAGTCCCCTTTTCTTTCTCAATCCCTTTTTTATAACTAACGTGATCTCTTCTCTTTTGTGATTTTTAGGGTCTTCAGCTGACTTTTGGATTGCCTTTTGTTTAATGTAATGTCGCTTGGCCTCGTCATATACAAAAGGGACAATTCCAATGCCATCACCTTCTCTTGGATGATTCTCTAGTGTTTCATAAAAGTACTTAAGCGCAAGCTCAATTCCTTTTAGCTTATAACCATAATCCTCTTGAAACTCTTTGATTTGTTTTAACATCATACCGGTCGGAGATGAAAGACCATATAAATTGCATATGTATTGAAGTAGCTCTTTTCGATGGTCTGCCTCTTGTCTCCACGTGTTGAAACACTGTTCATGGTAGTATCTTTTTTTATAAGGAATCGCTAAATCTTTATCTAATTTAGTCTCACAATATGGACATTTGACTTGTCTTCCCAAATGATCACCCCTATTAAGGAGGAGGGAACAATCCCCCAGTTTATTTAGATAGAAGATCTTTTAGGTCATCCAAAATTACAGACATGACGTTTACTTGTTTGCGGCTGCATTCAGTCACTTTAACTCCCTTGCCTAAATGTTTCTCTGTAATCTGATTAACCTCTTCCAATCGTCCTTCTTCATTGAGCTTAATTCCAACTTCTTTGATTTGCTCCATCAAAGAGTCATAATCAAGCTCCTCTGAAGCATTATTTTGTTTTTGCTCTTCATATGTAACGGCAACAATACCTTCTGCTTCTTCCTGTCTTTTAACTGCCTCGATAATGGCCTTCTCCAGGTTCTCTGCAGTGAACTCAGGTAGGTATGTGTCAATGTAATCGAAACGGCTGCGTGCAAAGTGCTCTTCTGTTTCAGCTAACCAAGCGCTTGATTTGATAACCTTTCTGTCTTCATCAACACCATTAGAACTTAGATAAAGTACAATATCACTGTTATCAATAACAGGGGCCAATACACGTTTATCACCCTTAGGATAAACCTTTCCTTTTTTGTCCTCTGCAGCATGAGCAATAAAGATTACGGTAAACCCTACACTAATTAATTTATTGATTTCTTCCCAAACTTCTGTTTCATACTCTTTCCAAAGACCAAACCCATCATTTCCATCTTTAATCCGTTCTACATCATATTGCTCACAAACATATCTAGTTGCATATTTAGCAAATGCATCTACTTCATCAACAATAATTGTCTGATACGTTTCTTTTGCCTTTTCTGCATTTTTGGTTAACTGTTTATTAACCTTCTTAAAATCCGCCCAGCTATTAATAGCCATAAATTTAACACCTGCGATGGCATTTAAACCTTTTTCAAATGGCAAGTATAAAGGCTTCTTCATTCGTGTGCTTTGTTTTGTCTTACCCAAGTTGTTAGAACCATAGATAGTAATAACTTTTCCTTCTAAACCTTTTGCGACTACTGAAACTTGAGGATTGAAAATATCGATTGCCATTTAAACTCTCCTTTAATTTTGATTTGATGGGTGAGTCAAAGCCCACCCCAGTTATGTATTTTTATTTAAACTATTTTATTTTTATCTATTAAAAAGGGAGGTCATCATCTGAAATTTCAACCGGCTTTGAAAGCTTGTTATTAGGAGCACTTCCGCCAAACCCAGACTTTTTATTATTCTCATTGCCACTTTCATTCTTAAGCTCATCTAGGTAAATCTCTCTTTCAGTCAACGCTTTTTTAATTGCATCTGCATTAAAAGCATTCTTGCTATCCTCATCATATGGATCATTGCCACCTGTAATTAGGTACTCTCTTTTCGAATTAATAGTGATTTCTTTCTTGTCTTCGCCAAATGCTGCTGCTTTGGTCGTTACTTTTTGCTCTTTAAAGTTAATAATCTTTCCAAAAACGTTAACCGTAGACCCTTTTTCATAATTATTTTCAACGTAATGAGACCCTTCTTTTGTGACTACAAATTCAAACGGAATTACTTTCCCACCATATAAAGGAATATAACCATTTAAATTAACTCTGCCTGTTTCTTCACCTTTTACTTTTTCTTCGATTACATTCTTTACAAACAGCTCAACATCAAATTCTGCTCTTGGATTGAATTCTTCATTGGCGTCCAGTCTATTTACAAAGTTAGTCGTTAACTGTGGATACGCCTTTAAAATTCCTTGTGAGTAATATTCGTTCAATCCAATCTTTCCTTGGGTGATTCTCACTTTATCAGCTTGATCTCTCCCGTGTTCTGCAATGGACTTATATTCACTGATAATGGTTTGATAACCTTTGGCAATAGCATTATCTGTGCCATCAGCTTTCTTATATTTTGAAAAGCCCTTCACTGTATGTACTTCATTTGGCGCAACCTCAATGTCTAATTCAATATTTAGCCCTTTACCACTTTTCCATTCAGTGTGTTTAACCTCAGCCAGTGTTCCCTCAATAGTTACAACATTTGATGCTTCACGTAGTACTGTTTTATTTTCTGTCATTTAAATAATCAACCTCTTTCTTTTTGTTTATATTTTATTTTTATCCTTAAAATGCCTATAATGAGACTTGCTACTAAACTTACAATCCTTTATACCAAGTAGCTTGTTTAATTCTATGTATCTCTTTTTTGGAAAGTCCCAAGGTTCTGGATCACCTTTTACATTTTCAATCCTTATTACTGTTCCATGCCGAATTGTGATCTTTAAATTTCCATATGAGTATGTTTTAGAAAAAAGACCTCTCTTAATTCCTCTTGGTTTAAATTCCTTTACCAACATCACATTCCTGGTTAATTTTCTCCTTGCTTGGTCTTTGTCAATGTCGTAATTCCTTTTGACATCATTTTTGTAGGTATGTAAGGCTTCGTCAGATACTTTCAGTATCTTTAATTCCTTTTTCATCTCTTTCCTCCTTTCTCTCATTAGGATAATTTAATCTTACATCACCAAAACTCAATCGTCAATAACTATTTTATTTTTATTCTAAAAAGTTTTAAAAAGAGTTGAGCTACTATCTGCAGCTCGACAAAGTGCTTTTATTTAGCTGGAAAAGTTGTTAATCCTTTTAAGGTTGTTATCCATATGTTTTAATAAATGAAGTTTTTCATTAAAATTTGTATATTCCTCTTTAGTGATTTTCTTTGTTAATTGGTATTGACTTGAATCTAATTGAACTTTATGACCGAGTTTATCTTTAATAATTACGTGTTTAACATTAAAAATCTTGTATACTTCATAAAAGGAGTTCATATCTAGATCATCATATTTGTTTGCACCATTGCCACTTTCTTTAATTCTATTACCATCATTGTCTATACGTCGTGTATCGATTGGCTTCACAAAATCACCCAATTGAGGTCTTCTATTAAGAGTTTGAAAGTAAACCGTTTCACCGTGCTCGTTTTTTGCTGTTATGAAATTCATCAGTTTCTCCTTTATCGACGATATTTTTTAGAATACCTCATAAAAGAAGAGCCGCTTAAATAGCAACTCAAAATGTTTATCTTATTAGCCTCCCACTCTAACTCCCATGACTCAGCCTCCAATAGAATTGATTGACATAGTACCACTCCTTTTATTAAATCAATTATACCATTTGCAAAGGAGTTTGAATAATCAAACAACCTCACTCCAAGACCACATGTTCATTGTTTGCAGCGTAAACCCATCAGGAAGCTTTTTCATTTTAACATTCACATTGTATCTCTTCCCAGTAGTCTTATGGATCACAGCAAGTTCATCACCATTATAGAACCGCACAATTGCTTCATTAAATTCAATTGGCTGATCAACCACATAACCTTCTTTAAGCGCTCTGATATACAGATAAGGATCTGTCTTATAAAGCTCATATAGTCTATTACCAAAGTCTTCGTGTTTATCTCTAAGCAGATTAAAATTAATTAGGGATATGTACAGTTTTTCAGATAAGCTCAGTTTGTTCTTGAAATACCTGATTGCTTCATCTTGTTCTTTACTTAAAATATTGGCCATATATCCATCTCCCATTCTTGTTAAAACTACAATTTTATTTAGACCACAATATCTCCTTCTGCAGTCTTCAGCGTTCCACTGTCATATGTGTTATGAATTAAGGTTGTATTCTTTGCTTTATCTGTGCAATAAGGGTGGGATAATAACTTGCCTCCAATTCCGCGCACATCGTTTCTTACAAGCCGTACCTTGTTTGTATTCTCTAAATAAACACCATATCCTTGGTCTGTTGAACGATTAAACATAATCTCATTATTGTTTAACATGTGTTCTGAACCACCTGCTAGGTGGATAGCAATCAATGACTTACAGAAATAAATCTGATTCTCACTGATCTGACAGCTGTATTTCTCGGATGTACCTTTGATTGCAACATTTCTTGGATTATGAATTTCATTTCCGTTGAAGTACACTTCAGAATCCTTATCCCAAAAGATGCCGTATCCACTTCCGCTTAAGAATAAGTCATTCAACTTTAAACGAACTGATTGAGACCTCTCACAATAAACTCCCCCGTGCACATTTGCAAATTCATTAATAGCAAAACTTACACGGTTAGAATCCATGATTTTAATGGCATAAGCAGAAGTTGTATTTCCCCCTTTATTATTTGTAACTCTCACATCTTTTGAGTTTCGCACTTGAACTTGTATACAATCGCTGTTTTCAATATGATTATTCGAAATAAAAACATCTTCTGCTTCATGTGTTGCAATCGGACAAGCCGTTATGTTTTCAAGTATATTGTCCGCTACATGAACCCCTTTCCCTCTTACACAAATGCCTATTTCAAACCCTCTTACAGTGTTACCGATGATTTGCACTCTATTTCCTGACTCCGTGCTTGAAACACCCACCGAGTCAATTCCATATTTCTTGGATTTCCCTTTATTAATAATCTTGTTGTCTTTAACACTGACATCAGTGCTGTATCCATAAGAGATAACATTGTCACTATAGTTTCCTTCTAAGTTTACTTCACCGCTTGTGTGAGCTGTAACGGATCCACGTCCATTGTTTTTAAACCTGCAGTTTCGCACAGTTAATTTATACGGGTGATCGTACTTAATTCCGTTTTCTCCAAAGCCCTCTAAATCAATTCCTAATTGTGGCCCAATTGTATCTCCCCCAGCTTCTTCTATATCACAGTCATCAACAAGAAGACCTTCACAGCCATTTGTAGCCAGGTTATTTCTTCTCCCTCTTAAAAGCGTACACTTTCGAACAGTTACATTCTTTGAAGGTGTATATGTTCCTGAAGTGTTCATCATTCCTTCTGCTGCTATCCAAATGTTATCTCCAATACAATCAGAGACCTGCACATTTTCAATTAATACATTGCTGCTACCATGAACATGAATGCCATAGCCCCATTCGTGCGTTTTTTGAATTGCACTGATTTTTGAATAATCATGCTCATATCGATCCCCTATAATTTGACCGCCACGAATCGTAACATTACTTGCTTGGCCGATATAAAAACAGGAGTAGCCTTGAGAATCATTTGGCTGCACTTTAAATATAGCCTCTGGATGAAGTATTAGCTCAATATTCGAAGGAACGTTAATACCTCCACCGAATTCAGGTAACCGCTTTGTTGTATTCACCGCATCAATTAGATAGATTCCTTTTGGAATATGTACTTTATAGAATGATTTTGAGCTTGCGTACTCTAAAGCCCGGTTTAATCCTTCTGTTGTTTCAATTGCATTTGACCCTTTATCATCAATTCCCCAATCCAGAGCATCAACAAAATAGTATAAGGGTTGCCGCATGTTCATGTTGTCAAACCCTTCCCTTCTACATTTTCATTGAGAAACCTTGATAGAGTGTCAATGAAGTTATAAAAGGTCTCATTTCTTGTGCCAGAGCGTTCTTTTAGAGAAAAGGTGTTAAACATTGATTTACGTAATCCAGTGCTTAACTCAAGTTGAATACTCTTTCCTGTTTTATTTTTATTGGCAACATTATTTGGACTGCTACCGGATAGCCTCGTCCCCTCATCAAGAAGCTCTGCAGAGTAGCCGGCATTATTTAATGTGCTTGTTATCGCTTCAGCTTTGTCTCGATCTGTGCCACCAACTAAAACATGTTGATCATTACTTGCGTAGCCGTGAAGTGACAGTGTGAACTCATGTTCCTTCAACATTTCAAGTGCTTGTGGTTCATCAAAATTCGTACTGGTTAAATGCAAATCAAAGGCTCCTGGTGTCTTTAAAGCTTCAAAAAGATATGTAGAGTATGTTTCGCTTAATTCCTTTGCAAGCTCGCTTGTTCCCCCTTCTATGCCACCTCCATGGGGAGAAAGAATTAATACATCAGTGTTTTGCTCTTTTGAGAACACGCTAAAATTGAACGGTGATTCATTCGCTTTAAGCTCTTCAAAGTTCCGATACTTGTCCGCTGCTAAAATACTCACAGGATTCAGGAATGAAACCAGAGCAGTCACCAAGACTGGAAAAGTCTTCTTAACTGTGCTATACTCTAATAGCTTCGTAGTGATACGACGCATGCAGAGTTGGGGGTGCGTCCCAATGCTAACCCTCTCTGCCTCTTCAATCTTTTTTAACAAATCCTCTATTCTGTTTTTAATTCTTAACAATTAATAACCACTCCTTTTATTTTTGTTTTATTCTTAAATCACATAGGTAACTCACACTGTTATCACCCCCTTAAATAAAAAATTACTTTTATTCAGAAATCAATACGATTACTCAACTCCTTAAGGTAAAATATGAGTATCTCTCTTTGAAAGGATTGAGCTATTTATGATTAAACTTTCTCCAGAAGAAATTGATGAAATCGCTAAAGAATGGGAAAACAAAGGTAATCCGCACTGTGATCATTCTCAAATAGGTAGAGAATACACACTTGGTGCTCATACTGACTATGCATGTCTGCAATGCGGTGAAAGACGTTACAATATTGAAGACTTTAGGAGATAGGGTATTAACCCTTCTCTTTAAATTATCGTTTTTATTTAGATTCTATAAGCCCAGGATCTTCGTAAATGTTGCCGATGACTTCAATAGTTGTATATTCCACCCATCCAACGGCTGTTACGTCATAATCAGAGGAAAGCCCTGATACATCAACTTGAAATGCCCCACCTGAATACTTGACTTCACATATATTGAATTCTTCCTCATCGTCTTCACTCGTGATGCGAACAATATCCCCCTCATAAATCTCCCGGCCGTTCTTGTCCTTTAGTCCGGTGTATTGCAAATAAATTAGATGGTGCAACGTTTTAAAATTAGGTTCGTCTTCTGTAATGTCTGTAGCAACAATGCCGCTTCCACCAAACTCAAAAACAATGTCATCTTCTTCGCCTAAATAAAGCATTCTGTCTTTGACATCGTCCCATGCCCGAAACTTGATTTCTCTCATTCTTCCGCCTCCATATCTCTGACTATTTCCTTATCGGCCCGTTCCCGCGTGCCGTCGTTACCTACCGTCAATTGGTCTAACATTTTCAAAATCCTCTACTTCATCAACATATTCTATTTCGATATATCCTGTGGCATCTTCATGCACCCATACTTCCATTTCGGCTACCGCTTTCACTTTCGCTTTGTATCTCATTCAGTGCCTCCTCAATTTTCAATCTATTTTCATCTTTATAAAATCTCTGTTTTATCAAATTTCTTTCTTAGAAATTCATATTTCTTGAGTGTACGTTCATTCTGATCTTCTTCCTTTAACTCTTCCATTGCCTTACGGATTAACGGTCTCCAAACGATCAAGTACTTTAGAATAAAAGAACATGGTATTCCAATGCTTACAACAAACATTCCAATTCTTCGTGTTATTATCCTCTGATTGTCTATGGCAGTTAAACCACCAAATAGAAAATATACGAACAAGTTCATACCTACTAACGCTAAAGCTCCAAGAAGAAGTTCTCTTCTTAATATCCGTGCATCTCTCAATAAATTCAGAAACATCACCCTAATACACTTATTTTATTTTTATCCAATAAATCAATTATATAAGTCTCATACATGTCATCCCAATAAGGATCTGTTCTTGCTATGTATTTCTTTGCTCTTCCATTCTCCTTAATCTTAAATGTTTGCCCCTTTTGAATATCAGTGAACTTCTTCTTTGTCCATATCCCTCTAATTAACACATCTACTTCTTTAACCTCAACTGTTTGCTGCTTCATCACATTCCTCCTTTTTGATTTTCGTGTATCAAGCCTGTACAATATTCAAAAACCCTAAAGGATGATGAACATGTGTGGCAGGTTCACTTTATTTTCTGAGTTTGACGACATCATAGAACAGTTCAATATAGACCAATTTTTGTCTGAAGACGAATACAACCCAAGCTATAATGTCGCTCCATCACAAAACATCCTGACAATCATTAATGATGGATCAAATAACCGTCTGGGCAAACTTAGATGGGGTCTTATACCTCCTTGGGCTAAGGATGAAAAGATCGGATATAAGATGATTAATGCTCGTGCTGAAACATTGGCCGAGAAAGCAAGCTTCAGAAAGCCGCTTGTAAGCAAACGCTGCATTATCCCTGCAGACAGTTTTTATGAATGGAAACGTCTCGATCCGAAGACTAAGATTCCTATGCGGATTAAGCTCAAATCCTCCAATCTCTTTTCATTTGCAGGCTTATATGAAAAGTGGAATACGCCAGAAGGCAATCAGTTATACACCTGTACAATCATCACGACAAAACCCAATGAGCTTATGGAAGACATTCATGATCGGATGCCGGTCATTCTTACTGATGAGAACGAAAAGGAATGGCTAAACCCCAAAAACACGGATCCTGATTTTCTTCAAAACTTACTGTTACCGTATGACTCTGATGACATGGAAGCTTATCAAGTTTCATCTTTAGTGAATTCACCTAAAAACAATTCACCTGAGCTCATTGAATCCCATTAAGTACCACAGTCATTTTGCTTTATATATCACCTTCGCTTAGCTATTATGTTCTAAGTAGGAGGTGATAATTTGTTTGTATCGCCAATGTTATTACATTCAATTAAAGAACCATTTGATGATGATGGTTATATTACCGAGCTGAAGTTTGATGGAATTAGACTGATCCTCTCCAAGTTTAATGATCAGATAAAGCTTTACACTCGTCACAACAATGAGGTAACAAGCAAGTTCCCAGAACTGTTGGATCTCGATATACCCAATGGAACTGTTTTAGACGGTGAAATCATTGTAGCTGCCCCAGGCGGTGCCCCTGATTTCGAAGCAGTCATGGAACGCTTTATGTCTAAGAAATCAGCTCATAAGGTGGTTTACTGTGTATTTGATGTAATTTATATTGATGGGTGTTCAATCGCTAATAAGCCGCTCATTGAACGAAAGAGCATGCTTTCAGACCTAAACCTTGAGCACGATAATGTCTTTGTGATCGAAGGCCTGCAAGGAAACGGATTAGCTTACTTTAATCTGGCCAAAGAAAAGCATCTTGAAGGAATCGTACTAAAGAAAGCTAACTCCCCTTATGAAATCAATAAACGTTCCCATAGCTGGCTGAAAGTGATTAATTATGATTACACAGATGTGCTTATCACTGGCTACACCAAAGAGGATATAAAATTTCTTCTGTCTTATCCTGATGGTACTGCAGCTGGGTTTATGGAATTCATGCCGAATGCGGAACGAAGTAAGTTCCACTCTATAAAACATGTAAAGTCTGAAACTGATGAATATGTATTTGTAGAACCGATCTTATGTAAGGTTAAGCACAGATTTAAGACTAAGCATGGTAAACTCCGCATACCTTCCTTTGAATCCTGGAGAGTCTAATCTCTCCGTTACATAATTCCTTAGTGACTCGCCATTACACACCAAATGAAAATTTAGTACATGGACCAATTAGATAATTTATCGTTAAAATAACTATTTTAATTTAACTTTAATGTGTATCATCTTGAGAAAATCCCCTTTAATTGGTAAGCTGACACCAGATCATACTTATACAAAGCAGGTGATGTCATGAATAAAATAATCGGAATGGCTGGATTAATTATCTCCTTACTTGTGTCAGGGTTTTCAGCAAGTGATTCATTGACTCAAAAGATCGCTATGGCTTGTCTATTTTTGTTCTTATTGATTTATAATTTTGAACATACTAAGGAGTTCTCTAAAAAATCTTTGGCTATTATAGGCTCTTCCTTCATTGTATTAATGCTTGGAATTTATCAATTGCTCTCTATAACTGGTAATTATTTTGAGAGCCATGGCTTAAATATGGGCCTTATCATCTTACTTGAGATTGTCTTAGTTATTGTATTAGTGACTGCTGCGCTGAGTTTAATCAAGTATATGGCTGATCGGTTAAGGAAAACACCTGATGGTAAAGAGCTTTGACTCTTTGCCTTTTTTAAGCTAAATATTTCTTCTTATGCCGTCTTCTATGTACAAAATCAAATGCGATATCAACTTTTACCGGTTCCTTCTCTTCTGCTACTCGTTCCGTAACAACAATCAGTTGTCCATTTTCCTGGTGTTCAATGCTATGAACTGAATACCCTTTTGAAGCGTAATATTCACCAATAATCTCATCAACGTGGTTACTAAGCAGATTCCTCTTTATCACCCTTATAACCTCCATTTATTTTATTTTTATTCTTTAAATATTTATATGTATTCCATCCGCAGCCGTCAAATACGCTTATGTCCGCTCCAAGATGCCATCTAAACCAAACTAAGTTAAACCAGGCTGTATCAATTATGTAACTGATGTATCCTATTCTTTTGACCTCCGTTCTGAATCTTGTCGTTCTGCTTTAAAACGATTTAGCCATTCTTTAATCTTTAGCAATCTTTCGGATGAGAAGTTTTTGTTTGATGAGTTGTACCAGTCTTCAAATGCAAAGTCGTGCTTTGAGCTATTGCAAGATTTACAAGCAGGTATGCAGTTGCTTATATCATTAGCCCCTTTGTGATCTACATGCTCTTTATGAAAATCACTTTGTATATAGGTTCCTTTGAATAATATCTTATGGTCTTCAATTTTCAGCCCGCAATAAGCACACTTGTTGTTAAAATAGTCTTTGCACTTTTGCCACTGTATATCTGTAATGTTATGTTTCTTGTAAGCATCTCTTTGTAAACGGTAGTTTTTTAATTTTAGCTTGTTCTTTTCTTGCCAGATTTGTTGTGTTTTTTTCTTTTTCAAACTTGAGTTGTATTTCTTTTTGGCCTTTTTCATCCCTGGAAGAAGATTTCTTTCCCTCATTCGTTCAAGCTGTTTGTCATAATTCTTCAACATGCTTTCTTTAGCCTTTTTTAATACACAAGCTTTACAATATGAATGAAGTCCATCCTTATTTTTCTTCACAGAGTAAAAATTCTCTTCAGTTGCCGGTAACCAGCTTTTACAACTTATACAATTCTTGTGATAATATCCGTTTATTATTTTATGCTTTTTACTATCAAATAATTTTTCACCTATATTAATTGCCCCCTGCTCTTTAGTCTATCTGCTAAAACATAATCATCAGTTAATTCCCTCTTGAATCGATAAAACTGTTTTATTTGATTTAGATCAATCCCAACCCAGCAATTGTCCACCATCCACCCTTTTGGTTCTAATTCACTTACGAAATGCTTTCTGGCTTCAATATCATCAGAATATATGTACAATCGTTCTTCATATGTTCTTTCTTCTTTTAGTTTCAGAAAAGTTCACCTCTCCTTATCATCCAGCTGTATAGCTTATATCCAATTCAAAATCACATTTCGGATGTAGCCTCCAAATTTGATGTCCTAAATATGTTTTCCTAGCGTAATTCAGACAGTTCCTTGTCCCACTTTTACTTCCGTCATAAACAGCTACTATTGCTTCACTGTGATCAATCATGTATTCATTTCGCTTTTGCATCTTAGCCGGCGAAAACTCTCCTGGTACAGCTCCACTAACTTTATATTTATCTAATTCTTCAACATTAATAATCTCATCCGCAACTTCAAGCATTCGCTTGTACCACATTTTCTGTTCTGCAGACCATACTTTGTCTTGTTCTTTGAAAGGTGTAGCAATTATGTTTTTGATATGTGGGTATTTCTTCTTTAGAATATGTACACACCAGCAAGCAGCCTGATCAGTTCCTAACGCTCCACCAGTTATGAACCTGGACTTGTTTTCCTTATTGATTAATTCTTCAATGACTTCAAGTAGCTTATCTTTCAGTTTAAGCATTGTTGGATTTTTCATATCGTATCCACCCAATTTGTTCGGCCTATGACCAGTGAAGCACACCGTTTTCTTTCTTATAGTCTCCTTTTCTTGTTGTATCCGCTCACGTTCATTTCTCTCAATTTCCATCTGCTTAATATATTCAGGATCACTAAGTTTTTTGAAATTGACTATCGGTTCTCACCCTTTCTTTAAAACAGTCTTTTTATCCAGTCGCTCTCTGCTGATTACTCATCACTTGTGGCTTCGCTTTAGCGCAATTTGGGATTGTTTATTATCTTATTAAAGCAGTTGTCAGTAACTTCATTCTCGGGAGCAGATACTCACCCAGTTCTGTACGTGAATCCCAACTCACTTCTTTAATACTGGCAATCATCCCTTTTTCATCAATGGAATACTGAATCGCAATTTTATCAGCCCCACATTCATACCTTTGTCTAATTTTCATCGGTACCCCTGCCTATCTTCGAAAAGTTATGTATTATTTAATTATCCCTTAGTCATTTCTTTACTTCTCTTTAAAACTTCAATTTTATTTTGATTTAATCTCAACAATTAGACTGTCAGGATAGTTCTTCAAATCAAGTGCGTTTACATGACAGTGACCTACATATCCTTCTTTATCAACGTAATTATAATAAAACTTTTCCCCATTATTAATGATAACTTCACCCTGATGTGTATACTCCATCTCTGATCCCTTGTACCATGTTACTTTAACTTTTGTGCCAGGTATGATTTTATTTAAATCAAATATTGTTATTTCTTTTAGCAAAATCATTTCCTCCATTTCCATTTTCCACTCTCTATAAAATTTTACTTTTATTGAAACTTGTGTTTATTTTTCAATAGCTCCTCTTTGATTTCCGCGTAGTCTTTCCCCAATTTCACCAAAACTGAGATAGTTTTTTCAGCTTGAACCACTTTTTTAAGATCCTCAGTTGTCATTGCATCTCTAAGTGAATCTTTATCATCTAAATCATATACATTCATTAGTTCTTTTTTGTTTTTATCAAAACAAACTTTATAAACAAGTTGAGTGAAGTTTGTATACGCATGAGCATCCTTCATGTTTCCTTCATAAAATTCCTTAATTGCATCGGTAAGCTGTTTTCGTTCTGTCCTCGCAATTTCTCTTTTTGCTGCCCAAATAGCAATTTGCTTTGGAGTGGCTTCCTCTACATTTAACAAATAGTGTCTAACTGATTTTCCAACTTTGGATTCAGTAAGTAACATTCCTAATCTAAGTAATCCTCTTCGATTAACAATTTGCAAACTTCTGACTTTCGAGCTTATAATTTTGCGAGGTTCATCATGAACCTGACAAAATTCTTTCAAACTCTTACCTTTTAAAACTCTAATTTCAGCATAATCATTAAATTCATCTCTATTTCTTTTAATGACGGTCTTGATCGTATCAACAGGAACCATATAATACTCCGCGGCCATCTCAACTGTAATTTCTGTAGAGTTCCCAAGTAGAGGTACGACCTTTATTCGATCCAAAATCTCGTCCCGGTACATGTGCTCCTCTCGGATAGTTCTGTGCTCGAATACGCCCATTTCGTTATTTTCGTTAATAGTTGCTTCAATTTGTTCATTTTTGTTTTCTTTTTTCATCTAATTCACTCTCCACTTATTTTTAATTTAGTTTAAAATGCATCTTTTAATCACTTCTTTGCAGCATAGCTTTCAAAGAATTCTTCAACTGATCTCAGGTATCGGTATTTATTTGCATCTTCCGGATCTCTAAATCTTTTCGATAGTACCAATGACCAATTAAACATCAATGGAGAAAATCTCGCCCATTTGCTAAAGCTTAACTGAAGACCTTTCCATTCTCTCCCCGCTAATTCCGCTAACTCTAGAATTTGATCTTCTTTTAAATTTACTTCTTCTTCAAACATTACTTGAATTTCCTCATATGGTTTATGTCCAAAACAACAGTGGCGTGTTTTCAATCCAATCTTGAAATTCAAAACATCAATTAAATTGGTCATTTGTGTATCAAGTTCATCATAGGGGATGCCATTTGTAATGAATTTTTCTCTTTGTCCTGCTTTCACATTATTCCTTAATAACAGGGTAGACCTCTTACTCACTCCGCGCCCTCCTTAGTAATTTCTCCACCAAACTATAACCGCCCACAACAGGAGTATTAATACTACAATGCCAATTATTCCGTCATTCACTCCGCGTCAACCCTCTTTCGCCGCATCGAATTGACAAGCGTTTGAATTTCTCTTGTGATCCGCTCGGCCTCTTTTGCACCTTGATCTATCATATCGAGCCTGTTTCTCTTTTTGGAAATCACTGCGTCATGCATGACGTTGTTCACCTGTTCGTTCAATTCATCAAACAGATTGAAAAGTTGAATTGATTTGGCTTTCATTCCGCGCCCTCCTCAGTCCAAAACAATCTCTCCTTCGTTATTTTTTCCACTTTATAATTTATGAGGTAGTTATTTTTTGCATATTCCTCTGCATATTTCAATGCAGTTTTATCATCATTAGCGCCGAAACTGAAATGCGTCCAACCGAACTTAACTTCGTACCAAAGCTTATATTCAATACGCTTCACTTTCACAATTCCCGCGCCTCCTTTGGTTCGTCACACATTTCTTTTAACGCCTCCACAAACTCTTTTTCGCTCATGTTCAGCGGTGTGTACCACTTTATAACTTCGTGAAACGGCCGGAGATAATTTGCAAGTGTATCTTCAGCATCTTCCCTTCCTTTTGTTGTCCCAGTAAAATTATTTAAATAGTCTTCACGCGTCATATTTATGTGCGTTGGACAGTCTACCACTGAACTAAATCGGCAGTACCGTCCATTTGGTTGCTTAGCGATTAATGCACCCATGTTATTCCCCCTTATCTTAATCTCTATAAAACTTACATTTTATTTTTATTCTGAAAATAATCATGCTGATTTACAACATCTCGAAGTATGTATTGTATTTCCTCTAAATTGTCTTTAACAAAATCTAAGTCTCCAATTGCCATTCTGATTTCATTATTCTCTATGCTGCGCAAAGACCTTTCACATGATGCTAAGAGCTTTGCATATTTCCTTAAAACCATAGTTCTTATTTGATTGTTAGTTGGTTCATTAATCAATAATTAAAGCTATCTCCCTTCCTTATTCTAATTCGATTATATAACCTCAACCATATGTTGTAAATACTTATTTTATTTTTATTCTAAATAATTTCAAAAAAATCAGCTTTACTCATACTGTAAAGCTGCTGTCTTCATAAACGTCTTCATGCCGTCTAGTTTCCAAAGAGTTTCATTTATTTTGTCTCTAAATTCTAAAACTGAAGCATGATCCATTCTAATCCTCAAACAATCCCCATTGTTTTTAAAAATAATGTCTATGTAATACTCTCCACTTTGTATGTTCTTAGAACCCACACTCATGGAAACTGATCTCATAATGTCTTTCAAGTCAATTTCAAGATTAAAATCCATTGTATGCTCCAGTCTGACTAAAAAGTCACCAATTTTTTATGTCTCATGATGACTGACAAGATGTTTATGTATTTTTACTTTGATGATAACAATTGTGAAGATTTATAATCCTCATTTTCAAACGAATCGTCTATTTCTTCGGCATAAGAGGTTGTTAATTCAGCATCCTCTGTACACATGATATCTACATCAAATAGTGCCTCATATTTTTCTTGATCTTTTTGAAGAAACCCCATTTTTCCTGTTTTATTTCTCAATTTCTTTTTAATTGATTGATATGCGAACAAAAGTGCTTCCTCTTCATTCTTGGCTTTTATTCTGCCGAAAAAAGGAATGCACAGCTCCCCTTGAATGAAATAATCCTTTTCTGACATACGTTTCCCTCTCTCTGGTAGTAATTAACCGAACTTACGTTCCCTTTTTTGTTGACTTAATTATAACCTTTTACCTAGTTAGTGGCAAATCTTTTTTCTTTCATTTAAAAACTTGGAAAGAATTGATATAGTATGATAAGCAATACTATAACAGGAGGTTGTCCGATGCTTGAGGTTGAAATCGGACAATGTTTGATATCCATTCTCCTTGAAAGTAGAGGAATGTCCCTAGGGCAACTTTCGGATCTAACAGGCATCAGTAAGCAAAGGTTAAGTGATTACGCTAATGGCGTTAGACCTTCTATGAATATAAAAACAGCGAGAATCATTGCGATTGCCCTTAACTGTTCGATTGAAGACCTCTATGAATGGAAAATCAAACATTGACTTAATCGCTAGGGAGTTTGACCTAGCGAACCTCCTTGTACCCTTTTTAGTGTATAGAACTATTTTACTGCATATGTACAGATTTGTCTCTGTCTAACTTTGTCGAATTCTGAAAAATATGAACAAAATCCTGATATTTTTTTAAAAATATCACGAGTTAATTCATATTGTTTTTATTTTTACTCTAAAAGTTATGTAAAGTTAATCCCTGTAACAGGGATTAAGAATTAGTCTCAATTACTTCAGACTTGATACAATATTTTTCTAAGTTCTCCATATTCACTACTTTCCTCAGTGATTGTGAATTAAACTCTGCGTCTTCATTCAGGAACCCATATTGTCGAGTTATTTTTTTATAATCAGGTACTTTTAACTCACCCTTCTCTTTGTATATCTCATACGCCATGTTGAGCTTTCCTGAGTTGATAAGATTCTTAGGTGAAAAGAAGGGTTCTTCTAAAAATTTTTGAAACTGACTAAAAGAACGGTGAACTAAAAATTTGTCAGCTTTCATACTCTGATTAGAACTCTTATATTTTAGCCTAAAAATATTTTCACTTTTAACTAATGTGGCAAATTTGTTTTTAAGACCACTATCTGGCGAACCATTGCTAAGATGATATGTTCTTTGGTCATTAGCACGCTTAAGCAACTCATAACATTTATCGCTTACAGTAATTATTCTTACACCATGTTTATCATCTACCAGCTTTACCTTGTTATCATCGAGTAAATCGTCACCTGTTAAATTCAGTAACTCTGAATGCTGATAACCATCTATACCTTCATAAATAGCCTGTATCATGGCCTTATCCTGATAATTAACCATAAAATCAACATACTCTTCTACTTCTTTATTGGTGAATAGTGTTTTTTTGTTTTTATCTATAAACTGCTTTAAGTCACCATCCTGTATCTGATACACTTTGTTGATGTTACTGTTTGCCAAGCCATTTTCCATTGCCCAGGTTGTGTATTGTCCAATTACAGCTCGTGCTCCTCTTAATGAGTCTATAGATTTGCTATCCAAATCGAAAAATAACGTACGCAGCTCTTCCAAAGAAAAATTAAATATGTCTTTTTGAAGTATTTTTTCTGTAGCTGAGAAATCCCTTAGCCTTAGCCAATAATGGTTTCTTGTTGCTTCACTTTCGTATTTCTCTAAAAACTTTTCCTTCAATTCAGCATTATACATTTCACTCATATTAATTCTCCTTTAGGCTTTAAACAACAGCAATTTCATCATAAAATATTCGCTTAAGTTTCTTCTTCATAACATTCTTTAGTTGAATCTCATTATTTTGTCTTCCTAATTCTTCAAACACTCTTCCGCTTTTACTAAAGTCAATTGTATTAAGGATACTTTCAAGCTTGTCTAGTTCTATATTGTTTTCCTTCATCTTCTTGGCCAAATAAACATAACCGTAAAACATTACATTATGATTAATGTATGATTGCTTTCTAATGGACGATAAATCATCTTCAAGAAATTCATCTGGGAAGGCATAAAAAAGGTTATCAAAAAAGTCAACCAGGTATTTTGAAATTTTTAATGCATCTTTTCGAGATTTCAACTCAAATGCATCGTCTATAGCTTCGGATAAAGTGTAATATGTCACAAGGAAATTGCTATCAAGACCAATGTCACTTTGTGGGCTTATTTTATTTTTAAGTTCACTTTTAAATTTCAGCTGCTCGACAACGGTTGAAGAATACCGTTTTTGTCCTAATTCTTCAATTCTGGATTTTTCAACCGGGTTTATTGTATTCATTTGAGCAAAGTGAACCTTAGCCTTTTCTTCATCGTAATTGAGCACATTTAAAATGAATGGTTGATCTAATTCAGGGACTTCAGCAATGGCCTTAACAATACCTGAAATTCGATGGTACCCATCTAGAGCATCTAATAAGGTTCCTCGCGTTACAGTGAGTGTTTGGTCGCTTGGATCATATTCAACTTCTTCATCACCATCAGATGTTCCAAGACGAGCATTAAAAGTTAACATTGATACAATTAAATCGCCTTTGATAAACAATTCTTTGATCTCATCAACTGATTTAGGGTTTGTTTTAGGTACAGGGATAAGACTGCCCTTAATGTACTTTCCTTCACGCTGAGTGTTGTAATTGTACTGCAGGATGGAGCTATTATATAACTCACTAAGTTCCTTGGCAGTAATGGAAGTGACATAGTTATCCTCTTTAATTTTAATCACATTTTTGAACTTGTATGGTAGCTTAACTACTTCTTCACCGGCGAATACTCTCCCACCTTCAAGCTCTTTTGCCAATCTGGTTGGAAAATAATTTGAGGGATCTAAAGCTGGAGCCCCAAGAATTGAATACATCTCTTTTGAAACAATGTACACTTCTTTTTCGTTTAAACGCTGTACGTTGTTATCATTATTATTTAAAATTTCTTGGATATAACCAGGGAGTGCCTTGTATTTGTCCGCCATTGTGGCTTTTAATTCCTTCACCATATTGGAATCATTTTTAATATCAATAAGATTTTTCTCTATTTCAGTTTTTAACTTATAAAGTTTATCCGTTGTTAACAAAACTTCAGACACATTATCACCTCACATAATCATATTAAATTTATCATTATTTTCATAAGCAAGTAAAGCTTTTATATGATTATTTGTGTCACTTGTTCAAAAACATTTTAAGTTTACTCTGTATATACATGTCTGATTTTAAAAAGAATTCTTTATACTGCTCTAAGGTAACATCATCTAAAAAAGACATGTCTTCTTTTTGATCAACCAAAACCCCTGGATCTTGAGAATAATCCCTTTCATTGACCAAATAATGGTCATTTAAAGTATTGATATTGCTGTGACCAGAGAACGCTGCCACTTTTTTAATATCACCATTAACGCTGTAAGAAAAGTTTGTTGCAGTATTGCGTAAACTATGCGGAGTTATCTTTCTTTCTTTGGGAATACCCATAACTCTACATACGCGATTCCACATATCCTGTATTGAATCAACTGTTAACTTATGAAATAACAGTTCATGCTCCCCATACTCTTGCTTCAACATCAGCAACTCTTCATAAAAAGCCGTGGAAATTCCAACTGGCCTAGCCTTTTTTTGCTTAGTTTTTTTAAAGTTGACGAGATAACATTGGTGCTTTTCTGAATAAGTAATATCATCCCACCCAACTCTAAGCACCTCTGACTTACGCCCTCCAGTACGTGCACTAAACAAAATAAACATCTTTTTCATTAATCTGTTCTGACGCTCAGTAACATACGCTGCCTCAGCAAATTCATCAGCTTCAGATATTCCTTCAAAAGACCCTGCTGGGTTCTTTTCTGTTGGAAGAGGTCTAAAATTAAATACAGATGCGTCACACTCATGTTCAGACTCAAGATACTTAATCATACTTTTCAGTGCGGCAATCTTATTGTTAATTGTTGAATTGGAGTTACTTTTATTTTTAGCCAAATGGGTTCGATAATCATACAGGTCACTCTTCTTGATCGCCAGGTCACTCTCAGTTAAGTATTCAATATCCTTGGCAGCATAGTGGTTGAAAAACTCTCTTACATGCCTTTCATACGTGGCTCTAGTATTAGACTTTTCAATTTCTCCAGTTTCTCGATCCCTGTTTCTTAAATCTAATTCATCAAACCACCTATTTATGTTGTTGAATATTGAATAATCCCTTAGTGTTGACGCTTTCTTTTGAGCTTCCATAATGACACCTCATATCATTTTTTTCATTAAGTATTGATCAAATTCTTTCCACGCAACAATCCATTCATTTTCACCTTGAATATTACTAAGCAGCATTATATTGGCGTTACAGATTTCCATTTGCTTTAACATGTCGTATTCTTTAAGAGCGTTAATTAAGATGTCTGTATTCATTTTATCACACCTAATTTATTTTTATCCTATAATAAAATTCAGTTTAGGACATTTACCCTTTCGTCCTTACAGACGTTTATAATTGGCATCCCCGTCAATTCCTCATAAAGTTCCTCTTCGAATCCAACCCATTCATCACTTGTCGCTTCTCTTCGTAAGAACTCATTATAAGCAACTGCTATCTCAGGCTGCTCTAGAAACTTTAAAACGATCATATGCTTTTTCCAAACTTTAGCCTTGTTTTCTTCTGTATAATATTTATTATTCATTTTATTTTTACTCCTCAAATACATTTTATAGAATTTTTTTGTTCTTTAATGAGGTTGTATTCTTTATGATTTTTTCTCATTGTAGTTACATTATTAGGTGTAAACACATCTGGATCCTCTAGGTGGAGATTGACTCGTGTGAAGTTCTTTAGTTGTTTTATGTATTGATATTGTCTTAATGATGTAATCTTCAACTCTTCCTTTTGAGTGGCACTGGTTGTTTCCATTGTTTCATCTCCCAACAACGTTCATCTTGTAACTTCATTATATATGTTGCTACAATAATATGCAATAATTTATTTTATTTTTATTCACGACAAATAACACATCCTCTATGTATGTGTTAAAATGTCTGCTGATTTGTCTTTAATCCTCATTAGGATACCTTTGCTTTATATTTTGATCTAATCATTTCTGCTTCATTTTCAAGATGATTATCTTCCTGGGAAATTTCTAAATTAATATCTCCCATTTCCATGTACCCTTTGGCCATTTCCTCATAAGAAAGTGCTTGCCCGAAATGCTTTTTCATTTTAATTCCCCCATGTTCTTGTTTTTTATATTATGAATTTCTGGAACATTCTCTTAAAATTAGAAAAGACGCCTGATCCAGTGGATCAAACGTCTAACCATTGATTATGTAGTATTCTGTTGTATTATTAAGCTCCCCGAATTGCACTTGCTACAGAGATCTCATCAGAAGCTGATGCCGTATTAACTGAATGTTGACCTGCAATGAATGAAATTGCTAATGCTGCTAAAATGGCTGTACCGAAAATAATTTTCTTCATTAAATTCACCTCCTTTCAAGTGCTAAATTCTAAATTAAATTTAACAGCTCCGGATCACAGCCTAATTTTTCGAGTTCTATTATTGTTAATTGGATAAAATATTTATCATCTGATTTTTTGAAATATGTTATTGATTTATAAAAATCAGATTTTTGTTTTGATATCAAACCTTTATAATAAAAATAAAATCCTAATTCGTTTTCATCTTGATCCCTATTTGATAAGCTTTCCAATAATTCGTTGGCCTTGTCGAGATTATTATTTTTTATGTAATAAAAAGCCCTAAGCTGCTGATATTTGATATCGTCTGATTCATAGTTAACCCATGGATTTTCCTTGTTCCATACATTAGCCAGGAAGCAAAGAGCACCATTTAGCATTTCTTTATGGGTATCATTATGAACATACTTCTTTGCCTCAATATACGCCAGCATAGCTTCTTCATAGTTTTCGAAAATTAGAGTGTTTCCTATTGTCAGATGCGCAAAAAAACATATTCGTTTCACATTGGACTGCATTATTGCAAAATTTGAATGTTTCCTCGCTTCGATTAAATTGTTTTCATTTAAGCTTATATTCGCTTGTAACATTGACACTCTACTTTTGTACGAATCTTTTATAAATCCTTCTGGCAAGCTTCTAAAATCTAAAAGTGTTAAAGTGCTTTTCATCAATCCAAACTCACCAATATTCAAGTATTTGTACATTAGCATTGCATCTGAGAAAAATGACATTTCTGGAGCTTTACATCTCCCACACTCTCTTATTGCTTCTGGTATTGAGATTTGGTTTTTATATAGCTTTCTATGTATGTTGTAGATGTTTCCCCATTCTTGACTTGTTGTGTTTTTTGAGTTACTTAAATTTAATATAATCTTGTCAGTTAACGAATCCCATTGATTTATATCAGAGTATTCAACAGATTGTCTAGCACATTTTTTGTTGGGATCCAATGTTAAGAAGTAATCACTTAGAAGCTGCTCTTCATTATCAGGAAACAAGTTTTTAACAATCTTAATTAAACCGCCTAAGTTGTCCATTTCTTTCTCTGGGGTGTTAATGAACTTGTAAAAACCATTAACCTTTTCGTATCCTGCCATTTTTGACAGTTTCGTTGCGAGTTGGTTGTCTTTTTCACATTCATTCTTAATCATCTGCTTAAGATTCATTGGTTACTCCACCCCTTCCCAACTAATGTTCCCTTGTTTATAATATACATTAGAGTTGTCAGAATTACAAGTATTTATTTTATTTTTATTCTAATTATTTTTTGAAGAATCCTTATCTGTTTAAAATTCGTATTTTATTTAAAACCTTCTCACAATAGCTTTACTGCAAGAAGGCATCTTACGATCAATTTACCTCGGCATAATTCACACCGTCTAGTTTCCCGAATTCAACCTTTTCGGGAAGTATACTGATACCACGCTTTTTCAAATCCATAGTTGTTATTACCCATCCCGTAAGGTCATTTGGCAATAAGCGAACCTCCGGCTTACCCTGGTCGTTTTCAATTGTTACTAAGGGAGTCATTTCAATAAAACCAGTTGATAGTACTTTATAGACATTTCCAACTTCAGAATCACTTTTCAGATTAGGAATTTCTAAATGTTTGATTTTCTTAATGTCTTTATAAACTTTTGCGCCTACCCCATTAACGATATATTCCACTTACCTCACCTCAGACTGTAAGATTTTCAATCCTTCTAGCAAACTCGCTATAATAGGAAATCAATTGTTGATTCAAATTGTCAGATGATTTAATACCCCGCAGTGCTGAATTCTTAGCATTATTAATTAAACTTTCCATTTCAGTAAGCATTACCTCTTTTGACTCAATAATGTTGATGTCATCTGGGTAATTTCCTGATTCTATATCTTTTAGTGCCTTTTCCATAAGAATTATGGCAATTCCAATATCATTTAAACCTTTTTCATTTAACTGATTAACCAGTAATTGTGCATTTGACATATTAACCACTCCATTCACTTTTGGCTATTTATACGAACAATTGAAAAATAGGTTTCGCTATTTCAAAAATTTTTTAAGTAATCTATTTGTTCGTTCTAGTTCTTGTACTATGTCGTACATATCTTTATTTGCGGAAACAGGAAGCTTTTTGTAAATGTTTAAATTGTGTCGATAGGTATCTTTAAACTCTCTTCCTTCTTTGTTTTTATATCGAATTATTACATCCACAATTGGATATTCATCGTTTGTTCTAATTTCATCGAAAGTTCCTGCTCTCACGTCTATTGTCTGATTGGGAGCAAGAGTTGCAATTCCATCTTTAATAATCCTAGTGTCTTTATTAAAGTCTCTAAATTCAAATTTTCCTGAAACTTCTTCAAACTCAAAGGTAACATCACAAGCTGGGGCAGAGCCGAAGTTTTTTACAATAAAATGAATTTTAAATTTTTTAACTTCAAGGTATGCAATTACATCGGGGCTTTGATTGCTTAATAGCTCCTCTTCAGCAATCTTTATCGATTTTAAGTCAGCTGCAAGAGACCTTTTAGCTATTATCACCGTAAAAATAGTCAGGATAAAAACCCCGAATGAACCTGAATTGTCAATAAACCATTTAAGAAAACTTTCCAAATGATGTAAGACATGTATTGTCATTAATATAGTTTCCTTTCAACTTATATCAGAATTTCTTTATTCTTCAAAGCCTCTTCCATTCAACATACTCAAATCGTTGCTGATAAAGGTCTTCAAGTATTGCGGCCCATTCAACCCAGCCGTCCGCAACAATGCTTTTCTTCTCCCCATCCTCAATCCATTCAATCCAGTACACCTGCACACCCCTTCACCTAGTAATAACTTCAATTTGTCTTATGGTAGAAGTGGCTTTAAACTCTGTATGCAGCTCGTTTGCGATCACTAAAGCTTCTGACATTGTAGTGAACTTAGAAGCGCCATGAAGCCCCTTAGATGTCTTATAACCACTTCCATCTAGTTTAAATGACTTGAAGTAATCATCATTTTCAAATTGAATTACAAAAAAGTTATCGATAACCGGCATAGCTAACTCCTCTTCAGCAGACCAGCAATTTTTATGGCCAGTGGCAGTAATCCAATCAGTATGTAAAACACCATGATATTTATTTTATTCTTAAAAAACAGCTCAATCATATTCTGCTCCATGCCTGGTGAAAATGAATCAATCAGTTCCTGCTTAAAATCTTCATCATAAACCTGATCAACAAATAATGCCTTAAATCCCGTTAGAAAGCCAACACCAAGCCAGAGTATTAAGAAATATGCTATTCCAATCAAATTAAAACCCTCCTTATATACATCGTCTGGTATTATAGTAGTGTTAAATACTTTGTGTAGGTGAAGTTTAATGGAAGAGAAAGATTTTGAGACTAATGGCTACGATGTAACGGTTGTGTATGATTATAAGGAGTATCCCGATGTTAAATATGGTCGCTGTGACAACTGTGATTGCGCTTTATTCAAGAGCTCAGTGAAAAGTGGTGTGTTTTTACGTGAGTGTCGTAGATGTGGTATGAAGAAGAGCATTTAAATGCTCTTTTTTATTTCACTGGATCCATGTAGCTTACATATACTTCAATTCCATCTTCAGTTTTATATTCTGCAATCCTGTCTGGATCAGCTTCAATCTTCTCTATTAGTCGTTTCGCATCCTTGTTCCTCCTTGCAGTATTGGAAACTACAATCCAAGACCAATAATTCCATTCAGAGATGCAAGACTTAATCTTTTCTGGTATCTTATGACCTATTGTGTAAACCTTGATCATTTATTCGTCTCCTCCTATAAAATAATGCTTGTTCTTGATCCCTTTGCCTCTGCAAAAAAAGTCTGCAACGTGATAAGGTTAACCAAATTACCTTAGGAGTGTTTGCATGCTAAAAGCTACAAAAATTCTCATTTCATTTATGGCGTTGTTACTAGCCGTGTATACTCTGTTTAATCAAAGTGGATTCCTGTTGATTTCTCTTCAGGTATTAGTTGCAGTTCTTTTTATCATAGTCGGGCTGGAATTACTTTCAAAGAAACAAAAGAGCTATGGATATATCTTCTTTGGAACATCCGCCTTTATACTTGCCGTGAACATTATTAAATTCATGATTTAAACCTCAGATGATAGTGCCTTTATGTATCTCAATCTCTTGTTGAATACATAGTCTTCCAGCCCATCTCAATTTATAATTTTTCTTATCTCATTATTTAATCCAATGAGCTGGTGGAACGCTTAGCACCTGATATTGTTCATCTAAGTAAGCATGTTTCCTCTCCCAATCACTTTTCTTCCATGCTTCTTGATTTGAGTATGATGTATCTTTTGGTTTTGGATAGTCTCCATTTACCCAACCATTTTCAATATGATTTAGTTTCGCTTCGCTGCCTTCATCATTGTATTTATACCAAACTGTAATCATTTTGACGGCCATAAGACATCCTCTCCTTTTAAAATCCTAGTTTTCTTTAGTTTTTCGTTACTCAGACAAATCGGCTAGATAATCAAAATAAGCTTCATCATTCATCGCTTCTACATCAGGGTCATCAATCAAGTCTTGTTCAAAAAGTTCAAATCTTGCATCTTCTACTAAGCTACTTAGTCCTTCTATATGCTGAGAGAAGAAACGGATTGTATTTTCATAACATATTTCTAACCTTTTTACCATCGCTTTAAATTCACCTTCATTTAGATTAATTTCATAATGCATTATTTGATTTCTTTTTTTATTTAAATAGTCAAGACTGCGTTTTAAGTAAGAACAGACATCCATATCACACAACAATTCCAACCTTTTAATTGCTTCAAAAATGCCAATTGTCTGCAATTTCGGCTTAACTTCAAACACATTACTCTTTCCATTTGAACGCATTTCTTCTTTAGCATTCATGTAGGCTTTAATATCAACAAATACTAAACACTCTGATCTCTGTTTAAGAAGGAATTTAAAAAGGATTTCATTTGCATGGTTCAAAGAAAGAATGGCATCTTTAACTCTATGCTCTACCCCTTCACAAAGAAAGTGAGTATTCTCTAGAGAATTATACGTAGCTTTTAAAGAGTCAACCCCATTTGCTTGTAAGCTTAATTTCATTGTACCCTCTCCTTTTAAGACTGGTTTCAATTCAACTTAATCAATCCTTGAGAACAGCTCGTTCATTACTCTGTCAGGATCAATACCATTACTATCTAGATTTTTACTTAGCTGCTCCAATAACAGGGAAATCTCATCTCGATTAAACTTAAATTCTTCCTTGTCTAAGTCTAATAACATTTCTAATGATTTCATAACTTTAACAATTTGGACTGGTGAAAGATTTAGTTCGACTTCCTGTTCCCTGTCAGTTGCAACAGGAACAGATAATAAAGAAGAAGGGACTTTTAAGCTTCTGCTTCCGAAAAGAATTCTTACCATTTGGCCGTTCAATTCGTAATACTTGCCTTCTAGTTTTCCTTGAGAACCTTTTTTTCTTATCAAGGCAGCCTTATCTGATGACCCATTATAATAATTATCATGTAGCATAACTACAGTACCAGCAGACAAATTTTGTTTTTCTTCATCAGAAAGTTCGCTTATTTTAACCCATTCTTTATCACTAGCCAATTAAAACCCACCTTAATTATATTTTTCAATGATTCTTGAAGCAGCGTCATTAAAAGCTGTTTCTGGACACTCAGAATTAAAAATATTTAATAACTTTTCTTCAGTGAATTCCCTTCTCATATCCGCGATCATTTGGTTTTCACAGTCATAAGAATTAAAACTTAAATGGGCTAAATCACTGAGCGAAGATGATTCTCCTTCTGGGATTGGCAATTCGATTTGCTGGGGATCATACATATAAAAACCACCGATGTATTTAAAGCTTTGGGATTTATCCATCCTTTGAATTGTCGAGTCGTCTAAGTTCAGCTCTGATATGAATCTATACATTATGCACTCTCCTTTATTAATTAAGATGAAAGAATGATTTTATTCAGTAACACCATTTTCATATTCAAGGTTGTATGTTGCTATTTCGTGTACTCCTATATCCCCTGCAAAGTTTCCACCCTCATGTTCCTGTTGTAAATAAACCTCTTTATCTTTTTCGAAGATTTCTCTTGCTTCATCTAATTCAGTTACTGCTTGCGATCCCATTCGATCTGTTACAGTAAAAACTAAGCACCGTTTTAGCTCGGTACCATCTTTAAGGACTACATCTGCCATGACGTACCCATTTGGCTTTAGTTCGCCAATTTCATTACGTCTTTTATCGATTGCCTCTTGGAGAACCACTGAAACAGTATTGTTATCGGACTTACTTAAAGCCATTTCTAATTCTTCGATTTCCTCAAGTAGCACTTGAATTTCCTCTCTCATTTTTCATCTCTCCTTTTTAATATACGCCCTATGAAACCCATAAAAATTTTTCATTGTTGCACCTTAAATCACCTAAAATGGTTACAGCATCGCCAATATCATACAAACAATTAAGGTATTCGTTTAAAGCATCTGCCCAGCTATCAAAATCAAATTCAGTGGATTCTTCACCATCTTCAATTGACTGTTTGATCCATTCAAAATTCTCAACAACTATTTTAAAGTCATCTAGAAAAAATTCATCAAGAGCATTATTGTTTCCTTTTTCAATTCGTCGTTCTTCTTTCCTGAGTATGTATTTCAATTCAGGAAGCACATTTTTTGCAACCTCATGTACAGCTTCATTTGTTTCTTTGTTTGTAAGGTATTGCTTGATATTAATTTGATTTCTCCATTTTGGCATTTCTATTTTCCCCTTTCATCTGTGGTTTTCACCTTCTAATTTTGTAAAAGAATGTGCTCTGTACGTCTTGCTGCTCTCCGCTCTTCTGTTTTCATTCAATTAGCCTTGATTATTTTTAACGGCCTTTATTTAGACAGGAAACCACTTCTGTAGAAGTCAATTTAATTTCATCAGCAAATACAATCAACTTCTCTAAATCGGCTTTATCAAAGAAATCGGGATCAGTATTCTTAAGAGTTTCATTTGCACTATTTAGCATTAAAAGTAATTGCCCAATTTCTTCAAATGGATTCAATTTATTTGGTTCAACTGGTGAAAAATCAGAGTTTGTTTTTTCCATATTTATCTCCTTATCAAGTTAAAAGTACGATTTTATGTGGACTCAGAAAATTTGAAAGTATTTACTGTTCTTGTAACTTTAGTATACCATGATCACTTTAAGTGATCAATATCTTTTTAATCTTTTTTGTAAATCAACAGCTCATGCAATTCAATGTCTAAATATGTACAGACTTTATCCAACAGATCCCTTGGGTACCGCTCCATTTCGTCATGATACAGCTTCCTGACTGTGTTAAAACCATGATTAATATCATTGGACAGCTTTCGAATACTGATATTCCTTTCGTCTAATATCGGTTTTAAATTTGATTTAATCAATTTAACTACCCCACATTCATTATGTATGATCACTTTAAATTATCATTATATCCATAAAAAAGGTCAAGGATATACCTTGACTATGTATTAAGCTTACCAATCAAATGAATCTTCATGTTCAAATCCATAAATACCTTTAATCCACACATCTCCGCAGCCTGGATTCTTTGTAATCTCTAACATATGATTACGATTTGCATCTCCCTCTACTCGATCTGCAGCAGTATAGTCGGCATAGTTCCCTACAAACTGCTTTTCACTACGTGGGAATACCCAGCCAGCAAGAGTTATCCTACTGATTTTCATATTTAGAGTACACCCTTCTGAATTGCTAATTGTGAATTTGTAGAAGAGCCAAGTGCGATCATAATTCCGATCAAAATAATCTGCCATTGAAAAACTCTCTGAATCCTCACTCATGTGAAAATTCACATTTTTGTAGTCTAATGTAAGCTTCGCCTCAGCACTTGGTGTCGTAAAGCACGACATGAAACCAGCGCAAATTAAAGTCAGAACGATTAATTTTTTCATTTTCCCCACCCCCTTCTTCCAAATTATACTACATTCGAAAAGGGGGCGGTCTATATTACGATGTCATCATTGAGATTTTTTTATTCTACTTCCTCTGCGCCATATTCAATAAAAGACTCAACATCTTCTTCATACTCAGCAATGGCTACTTCTTCCGTTAAACCTTCTTGCTGCATTCTTTCTTCAACACTTAATACTCTGCAAATCACTTCGTAATCTTCAAACGCTTCAAAGGCTTGCTGCCTGGCAATATTAATAGCCTCGTCATAACTATCAAAATCAAAAGCTTCTTCATCTCTTGTAATATCGTTAATTGAACCGCCCACACCATAGAAAAGTTTATATTTTGTCATGTTAACCGCTCCATTCGATAATTTTATTTTTATCTTGTAAATTAAATATACACCGAACACTTTAAATAGTCAATGTTTTATTTTATATTAATTTTCATTTTTTAAGCTCCTAATTTTTAACGCCTTCTGGATGTAATTAAAATAATTGCACCTTAATAACCTTCCAACTATATTTTTATACATTTGTCCTTACTGCTTCTTTTCCATGGTTAATATCGACACTTAGCCTAGAAAATGAAACTCCTTCTTTGTCTTTATTCTTCATGATATAGCTAGATATATATGTATCTATGAATATCTACTTGTATTTATAAGTATCTACATCTATATATCACGCGAATATACCTTATTAAGAACAAAAATATTTATTTTAGTTCATTTTTAAGAACAAATCTTCCATTTTTATGATATAATCATCACTGCTTATAGGCAGCCTTACTGCTTATTCGCCATATGGTATAGGAAAGAGGTTCTTTTAATGAATGTAAAACACTCTAATTGTTTCTTTGTTGTCAGGCTTTTTGCTGCTCTTTGTGTGTTGATTGGTCATGCTACAAGAGATCTTAACATCTCTGTCTTTGGCTATACCCCAGAGAGTAAAGCAATATTTCACACCGGCATATCAATTTTCTTTTTTCTAAGCGCATTTTTTCTTTTCACTTCCTATGAAAGATCCAAGCTTAAAGGGAATAATGTAACTGATTTTTATTGGAGCAGAATCATCAGAATCGCACCCGCTATATACACCTATGCTATCGTCTCCACCATCCTGTTAATTGTTCTAGGAGCTCTTTCATTAACAGTATTCACTACTAAAGAGTACTGGACATGGCTTCTTAGCAATTTTGTGTTATACCCTCAATACTTCCCTGACATATTCCATCACATTGGTACAGGTCGCCTTAACGATTCACTTTGGACAATTCCTGTTCAGATTAGCTTTTATCTGGTGTTACCCGCAATTTATTGGTTTTATAAACATTTCGGATTCCAAAAAATGATTCTTTGCTCTTTTGCTGTTGCCGCTTTCAGTGTGTTAGTCTCTTTCATAATTTTAAAGTTCGCGCCTGGCAGTGTGTTCGGTAACCTGTACTTACATTCTTTCCTGCCGCAGATGTTTTATTTCACTTTGGGCATCTTCTGGGCTAAGGCATGGAGCAAGTTACCGCAGCATATCGTTTTATTTTTCTGTTCTATAATTTTATTTTTATTCTTTAAATTTGACCTTCTACATCTCAGCTCAATAAACAACACATTATGGAGCTTTTTATGGTTCATTCCTTTGAGCTATGCAATCATTTGGTTCGGGTACAATGGGCCGAAGTTATTGTGGCAGCTGAACCGGTTAGATGATATCAGTATGGGGATTTTCATATGGCACATGGTGATCATCAACATCTTCTTATACACTGGAATTAATAAAACATTGTCTGATTACCCGCTGATCATAGTTCTAATTACTGTTACTTCTTCAGTTGCTTTTCTGTCATATAGATTAGTTGAAAGGCCAGCATTAAAATTACGCAAAAACAGTGAAAGCAATTTGAGTAATAAAACAATAAAAGCAAGTTAAAGGCTGTTTTATTTAGACAGCCTTTCCCTTATAGGATAATTTAAAAATATAGCTCTCTATATCTTCTCAATATGTAATCATTTATTTCATACTGCCACTCTACCTTAATTGAATAGCCTTTTATTTTAACGGGCTTATTCCATAGTAGCGACTCTCCAAACTTATCCTCAATCTTTCCTCCTTTCTCTAAACCATGATGGTTAAAGAAATTTAGAGTACAACAATCATAATTGTCTTTGGTATATCCAGAATCTACTTTCACCCAGTTTTCTGCTAATTCATAAAGCCATGCAGGGGCACTTAGATCAATATCAAACAATCTTTTTGCACAGGTAGATCCGTAAGGCTTTCCATCAATTTCAAACACTTTTTTATGCTTCTTGCCACAAGCAGTGCAGTTTTCGTTTCCTAAATAAACTTTGAACATTCGTCCTCATCACCCCATTATTTTGATACCTTATGCTAGTGTAGCTAAATTAATAATGGCTGCCTATTTATAAATTACATTCAAGTTAAAATGGTGTTTTTATTTAAAATAGGCTTTGGAATACTAACGTTTCATCCAATAACTTTGATATTTTCGCTTTCACATGATGGACAGTCTTCATCAAAGTCATCGCCATTCCATTTATATCCACACTCTTCACACGTGATAAGTAAGTTATCCATTGTTCATCTCTCCTTTTTAAAGGGTTATTGCATGCAGTTCTATTTCAACCCCTTTTTCATTTCTTGTAATTGATTGTACACTTGCTCTAATTCATCATCGTATAATTGAAACTCTTTTACATCTTCTTCTGAGTGTTTCACCTTAAAATCAATAGTAATCTCTCCGTTGGGGTCAGGGTTATTTATATTATAAAAAACTTCCGCTCCATCATCGTAGTCAAATTTAATCCATTTCTTCATGTTAATCACCTTTCTTTTAACATTCATTTTTTTATTAATCAATGTACCCAAGAGGAAGAGGTTCCAGAAAAAAAGATTGGTGAACTGCAATTACCTCCGAATCACTTTCTTCCTTTGATTTATCTATAATTTCAAGTACGACACTATCTAATGCACCTTTTGTTTTCTTGACTTCAATGTCCATTTGAGCACTCCTTTCATTGTTTATGATCTTTTTAATAAGTTGTTCTATTTAATCTCGGCTTCAATTTGTATAAACTCTCCCAGTGGCTCAACACATGCTACTTCGTACATGCAGTCGTCATAAGTATTGAGCAGCACAGTTGTATCCTCCTTTATTTCACCTTTCTTCAACATGGTTTGCAATGAATCAATCAATTGTTTTACCTTCATGGATTTATATTTCCCCTCTCTTTAACTACTCAGTTGCCTAACTAATTAATGGCTTAATCTCTTTTACATATTCAAAAAACTGCTGTTGACCTTCCAGTGCCAAACATTTAATGCCTACCAGTAAAGTCCCAATCTTATTATCTCCTATTTTCAACTAAGGTTGCGATACTTACTTTATAATCTACTGACGAAGCGTTCTTGTGATTTGCAACGTCGTCAATGTCCGCAAACATACCTACGCAACTCAAGTCATTAATCAACTCGATATTAACCAACGGTTCACGAAATGCCTTGATTCTATTTTTATACTTATAAACTTCGTTAACACCATTTTGTGCCCACATCACTAAGAGCAATAACTCTAATTCACGCATATAATTCCCCTTCCCTATTAAACTGCTGTTTTATCTTAAATATACGAACTAAGTTTTTAATCCTCTAATGGTCTACATACATACTCTATAGATAGATAAACATCCATATCCTTTTTGCATTCTGGACACGTAACAGTAAGTACGTCCATATTATTGTTGCAAGCGTCACGACCACTAAATACATAACCACAATATACGCATTGGCAATTGTCAACAGTTACGGTTTCCTCACTAAATAATTTATTTTTCCCCATCAATAATCTTCCTTTCTATAAAATCTTTAACCTTTTGCTTTCCAAACTTGCCAACCATTCGACTCTGCAAAGGGAGATTCCACTTTCTCCCAATCCCATTCAATACCTTCATAATTCTTTGCAGGTTTCTGCCCTATCTTAACAGCACAATAGTAATCTTCATTTATTACGAATACTGGTCTATCAGTTCTACCCGATTTATATTGACACTCTGCCATGTCGCTATTATCCCAACCAAATACCATAGCTAGCATTGTTTTCCCTGTGTATCTTTTCATTTATTTATGCCACCATTCTGTTTAAATTACTGTTTTATTCATCCTTAGAAAATTGTCTATTGAAAAGTTCAATCGCTCTATCATAGGTTGCTAATTGTGCGAGATGTTTGTCAATATTACTGCCATTTCCTTGCAAGCCATCCGATATATATAATTGCTGATTGTTTTTTAACTTTGATTCTAAATTATCTAACATGTTACGAATGCTTGAAATTTCATTCTCTAATCGCATTTTAGCCTGTTCTCTTTCTGCTTCAAGTATAACTAGGTTTGTATTTTCTTTCGTCATATCATTCTCTTTCATTCCAATCTCCCCGTTCTGTTTTGAATTGTTATTTTATTCAGATTTCGTAAAGGTAATAAAGCTACACTTTCCCCTGTTTGAATAAAGTATGCACGTTGCAAGAATACTGTAGTATGGTCATGTTTACCTTCCATGTATTCTTTTGCTTCCTTCTTCCTCCATGCGAAATAAGATTCACGATCATTCACATAAACTTTTCCACTTTTAACTTCTTCGATACAAGCCATAGCATTATCAGCAAACCATTTTCTTGTTTTTTGAATTGATTCATCTGTTAGTTGTACCCCATTAAATTTTGTCATACTACCATCACCATTCTGTTTAAAATATGCATTTCATTTTGTTTTAGTTATTTTATTTTCATCCTTAAAATATGTATACTCCACTGTTGTTTTAACTTGATTTAAGTATAGCATGACTATTTTAAATAATCAACAACTATTTTATTTTTATTATAAAAGTGCGTATTTTGTTATGATGTAAGCATGAGAAGCTTCGATGTATCCAGGATATAATAAGAAGCGTTATTTACCGTTTCATTGTAAGATTGTGCACCCTCAAAATTATTGATTACGTCTTTTTCTTCTGTCGTCATATCCTGATATTTCACTTTGCCATATGAAGGAGGAAGCCAATTTTTCTTTTGGCTGCCAAAGATATTAAATTTTTTTAGAATTTCCATATCTTTAAATTCGATGTGGCATGTTCCTTTTTTATAGAAAGTGACATAAAAGTACTTTAATTCTATTTTTTTCGTTTCGCCGTAATGCTCAGCCAGCTTTAAAGTTTCATCTATGTTAATGTCTTCTGTTAACCCATTGTCAAGGTAATTGAAAACTTTTTCGATATCTTTCAACTTTTCTAAGACCTTGTAGTCTGTTGGATTATACCGACCATCTAGCCAACTACAATACCCGTTTAGTGGAATAATTATTTTTTTATTAATTTTGTATGATTTATTTGTTTTCCATCCATTATATAAGTGCACATTTTTTGATGTTTCATCATAGTAATGCTTGTGGCTAAATTCTTCAAAAAGGTTAATTATTGTATCTTCCACGCCCTGCGTCATCTCTTTGCTCATCTGAATTCTCAATGTACAGATATTGAACAAAGAAAAGTCATAATCTTTTAATTCCTCAACGTGCTGCAAGTACTTTTGTTTCAGGTTGCTTGTGAAGAGCCCCATAAACTGATCATTGTTAAATAACGCATTCCAATACTTCGCCCTAATTTGTTTTATATATGTATTCTCTATGTCATTTTCTTCGGCATTCTTATCAATTTGTAGTCTCAGTATTGGAGTACTGTCATCATTGAAACTATGCAGCATTAATGGTTTTAAACTGTTATATTCATTGATTAATTTTAAACCTGCTTTTATCTCATAATTGAACTGTTCTACAATCCCTTTTATAAAGTCTGCATTCACTAACTGTGTTGCTTTATAATCGGCACTGATTTTATGGGACTCATCTTTTGTCAATTCTTCTATTAGAACGCTGCTATATTCCTGTTTTTCAATGCTTATGTAAATTAGTGCTGTTTCAACTTCTGTACTTCGCTCTGAACCCTGGAAACCGTTTTGAATGTATTCGACTTCTGCATTTATTTCTTCTAGTTTACGTATGAGAAATTTCCTGTCGTTTGAATACGGATTTTTTAATGTTTCGGCATTCAATAAGCAAACAATTTGACCTGATCTTTGTTGCCCCTCAATTAATTCAATTGCCTTTAATAAGTGTTTAACACCGCTGCTAAAAGGTGGATTCATAAAAATTAAATCGTATTTCTTGTAAGTGCTAAGCGTTAAAAAGTCATCTGCAATCACTCTGTACTCTTTTCCTTTGAGTATGTGTCTCAAGTTTTCATCTTGTTCAATTGTATCAATGTCATATTTCGAATTCCTTCTATAGTTGCTGGTGTTTTTAAATTGAGTGTAAATGGCTTCTACTAAGTTCCCTTTGCCTGCTGACGGCTCCAGAACAGAGTTTATGTACTTCCATTCTACTTTAGATGTCATTTTTCGGATTAACTGTGGTGGTGTTGGATAAAAATCCGGATTATCTTTAAGCATTTTGAGCTCCCCTTTTTAGGGAATGAGATGTTTTCCCATCCCCTCATTAGTTTATAGATTAGGCTTATATGTGTTGATTATTGGTTTGAATCTTTTTTTATTTAAGTAACCTAAAACCTCATCAAATTGTCTTTTGTCACAAGAGTGGTACTTACTATGAATTATTTTCACCCCACCTGGTGTAACCTCTACATTTTTCAATACTGTTTCGGGCAGCGAGTGCCAGCCTTTGAACATCAGCAATTCTGAATAGAAGTGTCTGTAATATAACTTTCTTTTATTTTCAGGCCGGTATGTCAACTTGACTGCATTATCATATTGGGCATATTTAGTTGGCTGGTAACTGTCATACGTTATTCTTTCAGTAATTAAAGATCCAAGATCAGATATGTAAAACAGAGTATATTTTTCACCTTTTTCAAAATCTGCATTTTTAAATTGTTCTTGAATGCTGTCAACTTCATGGAGAAATCTGTATAAAGAACTTTTTACTTTTTCTATATCTACTTGTTGGATAACATTTTTACTCAAATTTAAATTGTTTAATTTCAATTTTTCTTTGAGTGAAGTTTTATATTTGTCCCAGTCTTCATTATTCCAGGTTAGAAATATATTTAATTCTTCAATGACTGAGCTAGAAAGATCTTCTATTTTTCCCGCTTGATATTTTAACTCCTCTAATTCTCCTTCTTTTAACGCTTGTTTATGAGAAATTGACTTTTCAATTTTTGCATTGTCCACTAAACCAACATACCTTGCATAAGAATAGCCTTGAGCATCTACAATAAATTGCAATTTCCCATCGTAGTACACTCCTACGCCATATAAATTCCATTTAACTGTGTTCTTTTCTAAATCGTCCATATTGTAATAATCAATCATTGAGTTGATTCTATTGTCTTCCGTAAAGCTTCCACCGGTTTCCGCAAGAAAATCAAAATCATTTAAAAGCAAGTTAGAAAAGTTGTTTAAAGCTTCTTCAGTATTGAAATGCACTTCTTTTGTAATTTTTACGTTTTTAAGTCTGTAGTCACCTTTAGAAACCTCGTCTTTATACTGATCAAGTGTTTGATTTTTGTTTAAGTTGGCAAACTGTGCATCAATAACAAAATACTCTTGATCTTCGTTCAATTGTTTTACTACAATGCTGTTATAGATTTTTTCGACTTGTTTCTTTTCTTCTTGTTGTTGTCTCTTATATTCAGCATTTTTGAGTTCTTGATCTTTTAAATATTCCTGAAGTTCTTTTTCTTTCCTCGCTTTCTCGGCTTCTTCGAATTCTTCCATCTTTGAATCAAACAGTGCCATATCTTCTTTAGTTTCTTCTGTTTGTTCTGTCACTGTATATTCCCAATCTAATGAAACATGACCATAAAAGTTGTAGCTACCTGCGTAATCAGTATATGGATCTGCTGGGCTGTAGCAATGGCGATAATTTTTTAAAAGACTGTTGCAATAATCATAAATCGCAGTCAAATAAGCTGAGCCTTTTTCATAAGGACTTGATTTGATTTTGATGTTAATAGTGCTATGTAAATAGCTTCCCCCAGTAGTAACAGAGAATTTGCATTGTGGGAAACGTTGTCTCAGATGCTTTCTTATTTCCTTTGTCATTTCTTTTACTTCTTGTTCCTTATTTACTTCTAATTCACTCCATTGTGTTGCATCCCACAGACTCATTTTTATACCCTTAGCTTTCTTTTTGGTTTTAGTGATTTTTTTAGAAGATGAGATTTCTTGTTTAGAAACATCATTAGCGACCTGCATTGATTTTTCTGTCCGTTTGCTCCACCAGCATTTTTTGAATCCAGAGTATCGAAAACCGTTTGATTTAAGATGAGTTAAAACCTCTTGTTCTGGTTTACTATCAAAATAAAGTTCAATTCCGTTTAACTCTTCGTTAATTCTTAAAACAGCTGTCATTTTCAACCTCTCCATTCTTTATAATAATTTTATTTTTATTCTAAATGTATGTAATCCTTTGACTTGATTTAATTTTAACATGATCACTTTAAATATTCAATACTTATTTTATTTTTATTCTAAAAAAAGAAAAACATATTATCGAGGTTCAGCTTGCTGAAACGAGACGGCCGTAAAGGCACTTTCTTTACGGACGAATTTATTATTTTTTATTTAATTATTACCCCTCTTCCCCTTTAAGGGACACACCCCTCAAACCCTTGGGACAGTTGACTTTTTTTTATGATTTATTGCTTTATTTGCAATAAGGGTTATAAATCATTATTTAACCAATCAATAAACATTGACCTCATTCTTCTTGATGGAATGTAAATTGAAATCGAATCATTATTTCTAATGCTGCTTCTCCATATCCATTGAATCATTTCTGAAAGGGCAAAATAAGTCTCATCAACTTTAACACCCTTAGAGCTAAAATATTCAACTAATAATGGATTACAATAACGGTTAATAGCATAAACCAGTGTATTTTTATGACTATGTTCATTTGTAGACCGGATATTACATGGTATGAACCCCTTAGTATATCCCTTACCTGAAAGCCTTGGTTTATAATCAATAAACGTTGTCCACATATTAAAGTTTGATTTAGACTTACATATGTTCTGAAAATAATTCAGGATATTATTCTGCAGTCGTTTATGTAAAACCCTCTTATTTCTGTACCATCCTTTTGATAAAGAGTATTTGTCTTCACCGATTTTGTTAAGATCACCATCATATACATTTATATTGATTTTAATTTTATCCTTAATGTGCTTATCTGCTGCTGAATCATAGGGCACACACTTATATTTTCCCTTATCTTTTTTAATCATATATTTCTCATAAGGAATATTGTTTAAATCATAATAATACTTCTGTAACTGTCCATCGAACAGATATGTTAAGTTGTATACCTCTTTAAACAATTTGAATATGTCAGCAGGAAAGTTCCAAAGTATAACTGATTCATTATGTAAAATTAGGTTGTTATTCAGTGCAAGCTGTTTCAAGTGTTTAAACTCACCATCATATTCCCTTTGCATGTTCTTTTCTTGTTCCATGTTCCAGATTATTCGGTCGTCTTTGTTAATTATCCAGTTATTTTTAAATAACATATCCAGGTCATCTGCAGATATGTTTAACTGCTTTACAACCTCTATTGCTTCATCCAGTATCAAAGTATAATTCCCTGAGTAGATCAGTTCTTTTGTTGTCTCATTTGCCATCTTAAAGAGTGCGTGTGTAGTTGCTATATTCTTATTATCTGAAAGGTGCTTATGTAATGAATCCAGCTTATAAAATGTTTCTCCGTTAACGCTGTGTATTTTAGGCTCAATAAACTTCTTATCTGGACACGCTTCCTTGATCCTCTTTACCTCATCAAGATAAGGTGTAATAAAAATAAACTTATCGCCTGTGGGTGCTTCATTCATTTTTTGTATCATGTAACTTGTCTTACCTGATCCCATTATTGAATCAATTATTTTAATTTTATTCATAATATATACAGAATTCCCCCTTTAATATTAAAAATAAAGGAACGGATAAATGTTTTACCGCTCCTTCTCATATATGAAACTCAATTATTGATTCTTTCTTCAAGATCATGAATACGTCTTTCAAGTCCAGAGAATTTCTTATCATTGTATCGGTGGTCACTTTCAATATTCTTGTTAATAATCTTAAGCATGGATACAACCTCTTCAGGTTCATTTTCTTCGATCCGTTTAACCGTTTCTTTAATATCCTTAACGTCCTGCTTAATTGTGTTAATATCCTTGGAAAGTTGCTGTATCGCTTTAAGAATCTGATTTTCCATTCCGCTCACCTCTAATAAGCTTAGTATAGCATGATGTCAGTTAGATTTGTTTACCTTCTTTTGGCGTATACATAGTAAGCGATCCATAACAAAATGATAATGATACACGTTACTATGAAGATACCTGTAATAAGCGACTGTGTTCCGCTGCTGAAGTAATCTTTGATGAAGAGGAACAATAAGAATAAAACAATAAATGTTATGTTCGTAATCCATAATGAGAATCGTTTCATGTTTACAAAGTGCTTGTCCATGTTATAATATGGGTAGTGACTAAAGGGGAATTAATCCCCTTTAGCGTGTTATCTGCGTATACGTTTGCGTTGTCTCTTGCTACGGAGGCGCATTCGTGTACGCTTTTTATTTTTGCTTTTCTTATTCTTCATCAGGTTTTGAATCTTCTCAGCTATCGTTAAACAGTTGATGACTAAAACCGTGATAGGAATAAGGAAAGCAATTGTTATACCCACTTTCTCAAGCACTCTGTTCACCTCCTTTCCTATAACTCTATTATAGCACATTTTTCCTACTAAGTCATTTTATTTTTACTCTTAAAACGGATTTTTTAAAATTATTTTGGACTATTACTTATGGTGTTTACAGGCTGTATAAGGCGTGTATGTGGATTGGATACCAATGATACTATGATCAAATTAAAATTGATTCTAGGTGTATTAGAATACTTCTGATGATGCATTGTTAGTGTGTTATGGGATGGATATACGATGATGTGTGGTGAAGATAAATGTGTTTTAGGTAAGATGAGCATAAGTAAGGTTATGGGTGGATGTAATGAGGATGAGTAAAGGTGAGATAGGATTATGTTTAGAGTAAATATAAAATAATTATATAGATGAAAAATTGTATAGATAACACTTCGATTTATTCCCTTTCGTTATACACACGATTATTTTTAATGAATGAGTATTCACTGTTAAACTGACCGCTTAATTATTTTTTCAAAAATAAATATTGTTTTTCATTTGAAATTGTGTTAGCTTTGCAAATTTGTCAGCCAAATCATAAAAACCCTACATAACGTATCTTATATAGGGAATTAAATACCAATATATAGGGGGTATATTAACATCTAAAGGCCAAAAAACAGGAACAAATGTACCCCTAGCACTTCCATTTCCACACCCAACTTATTTTTTCACTTTCCCATTTTTTAGCCTATTTTCACATCGTAATCGCTATCGTAAAAGCCTATAATATCAATGTTTTTCCACCCCTCATTCTCCCCTTTTTCCTCATATTTTTAACTCAACGACCACTTTTCCTCTCTCCTGCCTACGTTTTACGATCACAAAACACCTATTATCCCCTTTGACAGCTCTAAAACATTGCTATATCAACCTAAACAACCCTTTCCGATCTTCATTTACGATAGGCACTTTTTTAGCTCACGATCACCAGGGGGGTCATTAAAAATCAAAATAAAAAAAGAGCCACCTTACAGCGCTCCTTTATTACCACTGATACCAGTGTGTTCTTTCTAATTTAAATTTATCTCTATGGGTTTTATTATTGGTTTTCCACTCTACTTCAACAGTTACTTCATGACCGATCACTTCATTTTCCGGTATATATTCAAACGTCAGGATATGGTCTTCCCCTACTCCGCCGCCTTCTAATTCCTCGCCGGTGTATTCTGAAAGATAATAGCCTTTATTTTCGTCATATTTTCGACCGTCAATAAATAATGCCAACTTTTTGATTATCGTATCCTTTTCATCTTTTTTGTTTCCCTTATAGTATAAATTCAAAAAATAATTCGGGCCAATTGCAGTCTTGTCTGATTTTTCAATTGATGCTTCCCATGTCTTATTATGGCTATACCCGATATATTTCACTTTCTCTCCTGATATTAGGGAATATACTGCAATTCCAGCTATTAAAATGAGAGCAGTAATGATTATTAGTAATGTTTTAATAACCTTAAAATTCTTCATTCAATCCCACCTTCACAATTTAGAACGTATAAATATTAATAATGTTACATTAATCTGAAAATGAAAAAGCCACCATAATAGGCAGCTTCCCTTTAAAATTAGCGCTTTAGTCTCTTCAGTGCCTCCATATACGAGGTCTTTTTCGATTCCTTGTTCTCCAGCTTCCTCGGCTTGAATAAATCCTCTCTACGGCGATTCTTCGCTTTATAAACAGTTGTTTCTTTAACTTCAGTGTTTCCATTTTCAATTAGATCATCTAACTGCTTCATCCGCTCATTGATCCAGGTCAATCCACTAAGGATCGTTATCGCCCTATTACCTTTATCATAATGTCCTTTAAATAAGTCTAGGGGCATCTTGTTATCAAAGACATTAAACAGCTCATTATACGATATATGCTCCGTTAAGAACTCATGAACATCCAGAATAACTCCTGCTCTCATCACATTTTCAAACTCAACAGGAGTGAATATCGAATTGTTCCACGACTTTTGTATATCGTCATGCAGCTTATCGAAATACTTACCCTCATTTGTAAATTCATTGAGGTCTGTTTGAGCAATAGTCATGATTCCTGGTGTGTCAAAAAGCTGATTTAAATCCTTCCTGTCTAATGTACTGATCTTTGATCCTCTATCCGTGTAATTGAGTAAGACTTCAATTAAATCAAGGAACATCTTGTTTGTCTCCTTGTAAAGCCTGCTCTCTGAAATCTTTCCTTCATATTTACCCAAAACCATTTGATTATCCAAAGGTAAAACACATGTTTCTGGCATAGATAAGTCATCAAGTAGCTCCAGTGAATTCATCTGGTTAACCAATACCTCATTATTGTCAGGAAGGATTGGTACAGCCACTATTGTTTTATGTGTAAGACATTCGTTTAACAATTCTAATAATATAGGAGCTACCCCTGAACCGGTTCCACCAGCTGCAGAGAAAACAACAAAAATAACTTGTACTGAAGGTTTTTCCATTGTATTCTTTATAAACTCAATTGAGGACTCCCAGTTATTTTTCATATGTTTCGCTGCTGCGCTTCTGTCTTTACCTACTCCTTCTGTCCCTACCAGATGAAGCTTATCTTGAATATTGACCAATGAATTAAGGTCTGAACGTGAATAATTTATTGCGACAGAATGAAATCCTCTCTTCATCGCTTCATCTGCTACACTTCCACCGGCCTGACCAACTCCAATAAATCCAAACATCAAACCCTCTCCCCTTCTAATTGATAACTCAAAGCTTCTTGACCATATTGAGTAATAAAAATTGTATGCTCTTTACTGTTTTTCACTATATTAATAAACTGCAAGGCTTCCAGACGATCAATGCTCTTTCTAAAAGTAGCATCAGTTAGTTGAGTTTCAGCTTGAATGGTTTTTTTCCTAATTGATTTAAACTTTAAATCAGCCCCTTCATCGCTTAATAAGCCTAGAATATACAAATCATTTCGAGTTAAGTTGTCAATGACTGAATCAAAATAAGTATCCATGTAACCCCTCCTTAATATCTGATGATTTTGAAATATCTTGGTTGATATACGATTATTATATTGTTTATTTGCATTTAAATGCAAATATTTTTGTATCTTAATGCAAATATTCACACTCTGCTTGTATGTAAACCAGTCATTTTATAAAATTTATTCAAACAGCAAAAGGATGATTTAAATGGAATATAGGGTTAAAAGTAAGTTGGATTCATTTCTAAGCAGCAAAGGTATCGAAAAAGGCTGGTTAGCAGAGCAAATAAAAGCTGAAAGAGCAAGTATATCTAGATGGTGTAAAAATGACAGCGAGGGATTTGCAACCGTCCTCCCTAGTACATACAATCTTTTATTGATGGCACATATTCTAAATTGTAAAGTTGACGATCTTTTTGAATTAATCGAAATTAAATCCAATTAACTTTGGATTTTTATGTTTACAAGAGTAAAAATAAAATATATAATAAAAACACAACCACATGAAGTGGTCTTTATTTTAATCATTTTAAGAATAAAAATAAAATAGTATGGAGGTGTAAGATGAAAAAGCAGTATTTATTTAGTCATTTAATGGGGTTTATTGAGGGAAAAGTAGTCGATGGGACAGCAACACCCGAAGAAGAATACCTTTATCAGGATTACAAATGGTACGGAAAGATTAATAAGCAAAGCTTTACATATCGAAGTTTAGTAAATCAATATCTTAATAGCGAATATTAAGCACTTTTAGAGTAAAAATAAAATATACGGAGGGGATTGATTGAAAAGAAAAAAGGATGGATTGTCTAAGCAAGTTCACATATACAGTGTGGACACATCAGCATTTTATAATGACAAAGAAAATTCATTACATAATAGGATTTTGAAGTCTTATAGATACAGAGATTATCTTAAGACATTAGATAGTGTACATAATAGACATAAGAAATACATTTCGCAAAGAATTACATACCTTAAAGAATGCCTCTACTCTGCATTCGATGAACATAATGACATAAGAACACTTCGAACTGACAGTTTAAGAGACAACAAAGTGATTTCATTATTTGATTCAGTGTTGACCCGAACATTAGGGATTAAAGAAAACACCCTTTCAGAGGAAATCATGGTTGTACAAACTTATCATTTTGAAGTATTGAAGGACATTATTGATCAAGGATTTTTACATAACAATGAAAAATACGTTTATTTCACGAGCAGCGCCGGTCAAATTCGTACAAAGAAGTCATGTTTCATTAAAAAAAGTACCTACGACAAGTATCAGGATGCTTTGACCTGTGGCTTGAGCATTGAAAAGATTAATTCCCTTGGTGGGAGCAGCATTAACAAATGGAATAGCTATATGGCCCTATCAAACAGCGCCAGTAGCCCTTGGGAGATCGATATTGATAAAGCAATTGTTGTCAACGACCTAGAAACGGATGTATCAAGCCTTGTTGACTATATTGACCGAGACACCTACGAAATCACACGAAAAACAATGAACATTCCCATTGAGCATACAGATGGCTGCGGAATGATTCTCCCTATTCTAAGTCGTAAAAGCTTCATGATAAGGCTCCCATGGGTAAAGGGTTTATTAGTCCCTTTTGATTTTCGTAAATTTGCTGAGGAAAACAACGCTTTTAAAGTAACTGATATATACGGCAAGGAATGGGACGTAGTGAAAGATGATATTCAAATTATCTTCACTAAAAGCCAATTTAAAATGTGGAAGTATTATTCATCGTGGGGAGAATATCAAGACAGTTATAAAAAATATGGTTGCTTAGGGGCAAAGCTCAACGAAGAAGACCCTTCTGTTGAAGGTAAGCTCACCTATCAAATGCTCCAGACACTTACAGATATCTCGGATGAAGAATTAATTCAAATGAGCTCTAAGACTGTAAAAGAAATAACCACATTGGGAACTGACAAAGAAACCATGTTAAGAGTTCTTGGAGCTACGGAGAAAAAGAAACATCGGACAGCTCTTCAGGACGCTTTACTTCTATATCCAGAACTTCTTAACGATGATCACACGAAAGAAATTATTAAAAATAAAAAGAAAAGCATGATCAAAGATGCCAAATCAGGAAAATTGCTTGTGGATGGTGCTCGTTATACATACTTATGCCCTGATCTGTATGCTTTCTGCGAAAAATTATTTCTGAACATCCAGAAACCAAAAGGACTGCTTTCAGGAAGCGATGTCCATTGTTCTTTATATGATGAAGGGTATATTGATATCCTCCGCTCCCCTCACTTATATAGAGAGCATGGTGTTAGGTGGAACAAAAAAGATGAGGAATATGAAAAGTGGTTCATTACCCCAGGTGTTTACACCAGCATTCATGATCCGATATCTAAGTTGCTGCAGTTTGATAATGACGGGGATAAGGCCTTAATTATTTCTGATGAGTTAATCGTCAATATTGCCAAGCGTAATATGGAAAACATCGTTCCGTTGTATTATGAAATGTCCGTAGCCCAGAAACAAGAGATTAATAGCAAGAACATCTATGAAGCACTAACTCTTGCTTATGGGATCAATATCGGGGAGCACAGTAACAACATCACTAAGATATGGAACAGTGACAATATAAATCTGGACGTGATCAAATGGTTATGCATGGAAAATAACTTTACTATTGATTTTGCAAAAACCTTATTCATGCCTACCCGTCCTGATCATGTTGATGAAAAAATTAAAGATTACATAAAAAATAAAGTCCCCCACTTCTTCATCAATGCAAAGGATAAAGAAGAACATAGCGTTGAGCTAATTAATGAAAGCACAGTAAATAAGTTAAACTCCATTATCCCTTCTGACCGAATTAATTTCGCAGCTGTTGCAGGAAAGTTTGATTATCGTTTTCTGCTCAAGAACAAGGAGATTAAGTTGGACGAGGCAATTATTAGTGAGTACAAACGATTAGACCAGAACAAGAAATGGCTCATGAATGATGAAGACATTAAGCCTGGGCAAAAACTCTATGTCTATAAGGTCATTAAAGACAGATTGTTGAAAATCCATAATGACGAGCAATATGTCGCTGATGTTTTGGTTAAGTATCTATATAAAAAGAAAAGCAAATTTAAATCAACATTATGGGAGTGCTTTGGCGATACTTTATTAGAAAATCTAAAACATAGCTTAAAGACTTATAGAGGATGCTGTTGTTGCGGGAAGATGTTTAAAATTACATCGAACAAAGCCAAATATTGTCCATCCTGCGCAAAGAAAAGAGAACTAGACAAATACAAAAAATATAATAAAAAGAGAAAATAACCACCAATAGAAAGTGCCCTGAGCCTTACTCCCCCAAGGGGTACAGCGATTTTGCCGGAAAAAGTTTAACAAAAAAAGTGCCTTGAACCCTTGATATGACTGGTCTGAAAGCCCCTTTTGAGATAATCGCCATAAGGGAGAAAGAAAGCTAATTTCCACATATAAGGGTGAGTACGTCTCCCGTTTTTCAAAAGAAGCATAAACGTTACCGTAATTATACTTTAACACAAAAATAAACAATATCACTAGGAGGAATTAAAACATGAACAAAACAGAATTTGTTGGAGAAGTTGCAGAAAAATTAGGAGTTACTAAGAAAGAAGCTGCACCTAAAGTGGAAGCAGTATTTAATGTGATCGTTGAAACACTTACAAAAGGTGAATCAATCAAGATTCCAGGAGTTGGAACGTTTGAAGTTCGTGAACGAGCAGCTCGCAAAGGGAGAAATCCACAATCGGGTGAGGAAATTGATATTCCGGCTACAAAGGCACCTGCCTTCAAGGCTGCTAAAGCTCTAAAAGACGCAGTGAAAGCTTAATAAAAATTAATGAGGACGACAGGAAAGGCTTCCTGCACGCTTTGTCACATAGAGCTTATGCTCCTAAAAGTGGCAGAGTTAGATGTTATGGAGGAAATTGTCGCCCTCCCCTCTTTTCCCTTAGAATGCGGTGGCGAAAAAGGTAAACGCGTAGATCGAGGTGGTATGACTGACCTTCGGGAATCTCGAGACCAACCTTCAAGAGAAGAAGACTAATAGTTGGCGAATTGTCATCCATGAGAGGTGCAAATCCTCTCCCGCATTCAGCTCCAGGTTAATTAGAGTTCTTTTATTGATGGCATGGGGGTGTCGTCAATAATAAGCTGTTTACTGATATGTGGGATATCAGTTCTCCGCTAATATTCATTTGTTTGAGGACTTGGAATGCCAGGGTTTCAGATAAGTGAATATTAGCGGGGTATTGCCCCATCGTGAATGAAGCTTTTTCTAAACATGTCTATTCTCACTTTCATACGAACAAAAGCATTAAATTCGACTTTACAGCTACAACTGGTCATTGTGGTCAGTCGGATAATGGTCATTTATGAGGGTTCAGCTCGGATGTCTGTATCTTAAAGAGACAGATAAATGACTATTATCGGGCTAAATATGCCGATAAGACTTAGCGCATTAATATAATTGCGACTGAATCCCATCAGGGTCTTATTATGGGTGACATGTAGCCTGAATATTAATTGCGGTGTACTGCTTCGGCTTGCACTTAGGTAAGGCAGATGCGTCTCCCTTCCCTTTAAAAAATGACCTTGTAAGCTTTGCTGCTTATTATGCGGTCATCAAAAATTTTTCCGGGTTAGCGAGGCTTTGTAATTACATACCCTCGTAAAATAAGTGAGATGGTTTTTGGGCGCTTGATCACCGCTCCCATTTCACAGAAAAGGATTATTTTCGGTCTTGCCTTTTCAATTTCACTTAGCAACACATTCGCTATTTTATTCGCTACTTCTCCTTCAATGTTCTGTATGGAGACTTACCTTTCCCATGCACATACCTCCTTACACGGGTCAGAGAAAACTGTGCAAAATAAATGGCGAGCGTTTGAGACGCTTTGTTTCTCAATAAGGCGTGTAACCCGACAAGAGAGACTGAAAATGCCATTGAGAAGGCTTATAATGGGTCTTTCCTTCTCAAATTATTTTTTCCTTGGCTCTCAGACTCTGCTGAGCAGTTGGCAAGCAACATAAAAACTTGATATATAAGATGTAAAGGTAATAGGAACTTTAAACACATTCCAGAAAGTGTATTATTTGTTGTCATAGCTCATCTGCCATGTGTAGAAGGAGCCAGCTGGATTTCGCACAGCGATAACCAGCCTTTTATGCTCATGTACCATGATGTACAAGGAGTTTCTGAAGACGTTATTATGGCGTCTTTTGTTATTTTCGGCTTACTTATAGTTTGTTGACTACAAAGGTTTCAGTCGCTGAACCTGTAATCAGCGTCTTCCCTGTAGATTTTGCGTACCTAGGTGAGTAAATGAATAATATGTAAGAACGCTAATTCGTGTAATTCTCAAGGGAGGACGAAAATGCCGATACGCATTAAATTCGACAAAGAAGCTTACTTAAAACGTCATAGAGAATTTCGGGAAAAATTAGCCGAGTTTAAGAACGGCGGTCATGAGGAAGCGTATAATCAAGCGCAGGTAATCTTAGAATCGAGCGTCTTAAAAACTAACGATGCGGTGGCGGAATAGGTAGACGCGAATTCGCGGGTGCATCGAGAGAGTGAAAGACTCCTGCCTTTGCTGGTATACGAAGCACACACGGCCCGGAATAACCAGTATGAGAGGTGCAAATCTTCGCCCGCATATCCGATAGCGACGTCGGATTCTCCGCCGGTGGGGACGTTAAATACGTACCGGAAAGCGTGTAATATTGTCGCGGTGACTTGCGTTCGACATTCGAAGGGTTTATAACCCGACGGTCGACTTAGCCTACGTGAGTCCAACGCAATCAGAACGAGGCTTCCGCACCCTACGGCGGAGGTCTTTTTGTGCTTGCGTTTTACTGATCAGTCGGAATCTGCTTACGATCCTTCCGGTACGCAAGTTATCAATAATCTCCTTCGGGCGTTTCCCCAACGCCTATCCGACTTATCTTTTCATCTCCTTTATACCCCCTTCTCGGACGTTACCGATGCTTCGGATCATCGGGCTTCCGAAGGAGCTTATTGTACGTAAATAAAACACATATTGGAGGAATTTAAATGGCTAAAGGCAAGAAAGAGTATTCTTTTAAAAAATGCACTGTAAACGTAGATGAAGATCAAATTATTGAGTATAAAGGCGATGGCATACACATTCACTCACTATCTAAATACCTAAGAGAGCTCGAAAGCAAAACAGATCAAATTGATTTCACGTTAAAAAGTGACAGTGATGTTGTTCCTCAAGAAACTGAAGGACTTCCTGAGTAGGTGGTGACTGAATGACAGCTATTTTAGATACTGTATTACAGCGAGAAAAAGACGAATCGTTCACTGATTATCATATTAGACTTTTCAAAAACAAAGATACTTATCACATTGACACAAAAACAATTGCTGCCCTTTTAAATAAGGATCAAGGAACCAACTATGATGAAAGCAAATGGCGTAAAGACTTTAAGCAATTTGAGCGCTGGCACGATTACTTTATCTCAAAGAACGTTGATAAAGAAATCCTTGATAAATATGAAACTATTCGTATTGAATCTGAGAAAGAAAAAATCAGAAAACAAGACCAAAACAGAGAGTTCAAAAAGAAGATTTCAAATCAAGCACGATTTGAAAAAATTAGAGATGATGTTGTTCAAGCTATTGCTTCTCTAGAGTCAAAAAGACCCCTTCGCTTTACCTTCCCATCACCTGCTATTACTGAAAAACATGGACTTGCTCTATTCAGTGACTGGCACTTCGGAATGGAAATCGACAACCGCATTAATAAATTCAACAAAGAAATCTTCAATGAGCGTGTAGAACACCTCACCAACAAAGTGATTGAGTATGGTAAGCAGAATCACATTTCCACACTTCATGTAGCAAACCTTGGTGATCTAATCGGGGGCCTAATTCATGTGTCTACAAGAGTTCAGGCCAATGAAGATGCTGTAGAACAAATTAAATATGTATCAGAAACGCTTGCCGAGGTTTTAGCGATGTTGGCAAGTGAGTTTCAAGAAGTTAAGTTCTACAACGTAGCAGGCAATCACGGTCGGCTCTCCCCTTCTAAAAATGATATAGGGATTAAAGAAAACTTTGAATACCTCATTAATTGGTACCTCGAAGCCAGATTGAAGAACATAAAGAACATCTCCATTGAACCTGAGCAAGACGGTTTCATCCCCGCTAAAATCAACAATCAGGAAGTCGTGTTTGTACACGGACACTACGATCGTGTTGATCAGTGTGTAACACGATTGCCTCAATTACTTGGCTACATCCCTTCTTACATATTCGGTGGTCATATTCATCACAATTATGAAAAAGAGTACGGCAGCACAACGGTTGTTGTAAACGGAGCGCTTGTCGGTGCGGATGATTATGCTATGCAAGGTCGGTTTGGCACAAAACCTTCTCAAAAATTTATGGTTTTTGATGATACAGGTATTGAGGCTACATACATAATTAGATTTAAGAATGAAATATAGGGTTGCGACCAATCGCTTTAAGGAGAACGATTATGGAAAATAAAGATTTCATCAAAGATAATATCGGTAATTGTTTAAGTAAGCTGTCTGAACTACGCAAGGAAGGAAATCATCCGGCATACAAAACTATCGCCAAATCGCTGTGTGAGTACATGAAGATGATAAATACTCAAGACATGAATGAAATTAAATACTTGTCAAATATTAATAAATTAATCTCATCTGAAATGGACAATCTCAAAATCTTTATTACTACTTCATTTAATAAGAGGGATTTTAAAGCTTATCATAGTTTAAGTTGTGTTTTCGGTGAATTAAGTAGAACTTTAGGTTTTCTTAGAACTTCCCTTCGATTGATCCATAAGGAACTATCTGAACGTGTACTGCATTACCAAAAGGAGGACTAAATAATGAAAGTCGCTTCATTTATTAACGAATTGTCTATTTATTGGGGTCAATTTTCGGAAGAGTTTAAAAGGGTGATTTCTAAGTCTTTATCTTAAAGGAGAGAATAAACTTGGATTTAGCAATGCACGAAGTGTATAACCTTCATTTGTATGATAAAAAAACTGAGGAGTCTTTAATTGATTTAACAACTCTTCAAGATGTTGAAATCTTTTATAGCGATGAACATGAAACGTATTTGATTTTTGCAAAAAATGCTCTGCTAAATTTTGATGTTCTTAAATTTTTAGGTGATTATAAAGCCCCTACCTCCTTTGAATCAAAGTTAGGGAAGAAACAATTTATTTCAGTTTTAAAAGAAACTCCTCGCTCTGAATTCAAACTACTGGCTGAAACAGTCGGTCACCATACTGAGACATCAAAGTCACACAAAGTTACCCTAGAATTTAACAATGTCGAAATTATTTCTAGAGCAGAACTTAAAGGTGTTAGTGGAGAAGTATCAGGTTTAGATTTGATTTTTAAAGTAAACCCAATAGATAACGAATTCTTCAAAATTCACTATTGATAAAACTTTAATTTTATTCAGATTGGAGCAGTGTAAGTGGCTGATTACAAAGATGTTTACGAGTCTTTCTGGAAGGAAATCATTGAAGATGGAACAGGAAATATTAACAAAGAGCAACTAATGAAAGAGCTGTGTGATTATAAGTATCTGTTGGATTCAATTCCTGCTGTTTATGAAGAAGTGACTTGTAATACTGTAAGTAAGCCATTTGCTGATCCTAAATATGTTATTGAGTCTCATAGAGAAGCTTTTATAAATAAAAGAATTGCCATAGATGATTTAAGAAGCATGAGTGTGGCAGCAAAACACTATTCACCTTATGAGACAGTTGTGAGCCTAGGAGCTATTGAAGGTTTATTAAAGTAATACAAAAAAAACAATTGAGGATGATGATGAAAATGAAAAATGAAGATTTTAAATACTTAAATAAACACTTAGAAACTCTCTCAGAATTAAAACAGTCTGGTTACAAATGTGATGCTGAGATTAAGCGAGTATTAGAAGCTCTTCATTTAACTATTTTTGGAGAGAAAATCCAACCTCCATCCAAGCGAATGAAAGTTGTTTTTAATGACGTGGATAAATCACTACAAGAAAGATTCCATAAAAATGCACCTAAGGTTCTTCTAGTAAATGATTCTCAGAGAGGTAAAGGTAAAACAACTCTTCTTCTTAGGCTATCTCAAGAGAATAATATTCCTTTACTTGTAGGTGCTCATAAAAAGGCTTATAAAGACTTGGCTAAAGAAAAAGGAATTAGCTGTTCTATTTTCTCAGCCAATTATTTAGAAGGTAACCATTTTCCGAATGGCGTTTATATCGACAGTACTGTTACTAAAGATCAACTCAAAACAATTAAAAAATCAGGAATTGAGATCAAAGGAGGATTTCATCATGATGAAGTCCTCTCTTCTTTAGTTTAAACACCTTTTTAGAACGCCCAGGATGATTGCGGTACTCCCCTTCCGCTCTATTACTGGGCGTTTTATAAAACGTGTTTACATCAACTAACTTTATGGAGGTGAAATATGTCTGCTGAAAAAGTAAAATGCTCATGCTGCGGAAAAGAACAAAATGCCAATCAATATTATATTTCTGAATCCGCTTTTAATGCTGCAACCGGCAAACTATCAGTATGTAAGAGTTGTCTCCAAAACGAATTCCAAAAAGACAAAGATAACTTGAAGAATGTGCAAAACATCTTGAGGATGATTGATCGCCCATTTGTTTACGACTTGTGGGTTTCTGCTGTTAACGAATCAGTTTCTAAGAAGAAATCAGATGGAAATGTGTTAGGTACGTATATGAAGAATATCGGAATGAAAGATTACAAGTCAAAAACTTGGGCAGACAGTGAATTTGACTTTGAAGAAGAACAAGAATACACAACACAGTTATTACTCGCTAAAAGTACAGAAGATATATCAAAGGAAGACATAGATGAATTAATGCAATTCTGGGGTCGTGGTCTTGATGTTGAAGATTACATTTGGCTTCAGAATGAATACATTGATTTCACGAATAGGTATGAATGTGACTCTAAAGGAATGGAACTTCTTATAAATGAAATATGTTTGACTCGGCTAGATATCCGCAAACGGCGTGAAAATGGTGAAAAAGTCGATCAGCAGCAAAAAACTCTTCAAGATTTACTTGGCTCAAGTAATTTAAAACCGGTTCAAGAAACTGGAGCAAGTGGAGTTGAGCAAGAGTCTTTTGGAACCTTGATAAAAAAATATGAGAATGAGAGACCAATACCTGAGCCAGAGCCTAGGTGGAAAGATCCTGATAAAATTGGTAAATACATTAAGGTGTTTTTCCTTGGTCATCTGTCCCGAATGCTTGGTCTGAAAAATCAATATTCAGAGGAATATTGGGAAGAAATGAATAAGCACACTGTTGAAGAACCTGTTACAGAAGAAGAGGAACGAGAAAATGACCTCACATAAAAATTTCACAACAGATCGCAACAAGCATAGTCGAGGAATTAATATCTTTAAAAAGGGAAACAACTTTAAAAAGAAATCAAAATCCGAACGATTAATGGATGGTATTGGTGCATGGACTTCATTCTATAGAGCAAATCCACATCGTTTCGTAAAAGAATACTTGGGCATTACGCTTAAATTGTTCCAATGTATTTTAATTTACATGATGGTACATAACCATTATTTTATGTATTTGGCCAGTCGTGGTCAGGGTAAAACTTGGTTAACCTCTGTATACTGCTGTGTACAAGCCATCCTCTTCCCAGGTACGAAAATAGTTATTGCATCAGGAACAAAAGGACAAGCTCGTGAAGTCATAGAAAAAATTGATGACTTACGTAAAGAATCGCCTAATTTAAGGCGAGAAATAGAAGATTTAAAAACCTCAACGAATGATGCCAAAGTTGAGTTCCATAATGGTAGCTGGATTAAAATCGTTGCCTCAAATGATGGTGCACGCTCCAAACGTGCAAACCTCCTCATTGTAGATGAATTCAGAATGGTTGATTTTGAAATCATCAGTAAAGTACTCCGAAAATTCCTAACAGCTCCTCGTTCTCCTAAATATCTTGAAAAAGAAGAATACGCCCATCTCAAAGAGCGAAACAAAGAAATTTACCTCTCATCCTGCTGGTATAAAGTTCATTGGTCATTTAACAGGTTCATTACATACTACAATGCAATGATGAAGGGTTCTAAATACTTTGTTTGCGGTCTCCCTTATCAAATCGCAATAAAGGAAGGTCTTTTGGATAAAGATCAGGTTCGAGATGAAATGGCAGAAGAAGACTTCGATCCTATTGGTTGGTCAATGGAAATGGAAGCTCTCTGGTTTGGTGAATCTGAAAAGGCTTATTTTAAATTTGAAGACATAGAAAAGAACCGGAAACTCGCTTCTCCCCTCTTTCCACCTGACTACTACAACCTAATCAAGGATTCCAACTTCAAATATGAATCCAAGAAACCAGGAGAGATTAGACTGGTAAGCAATGACATCGCCGGAATGGCCGGTAAGGATAACGATGCCAGTGTTTACACAGTATTCAGACTGATTCCAAACTCCAATGGATATGATCGTCATATTGTATATATGGAAAGCATTGTAGGGGGTCATACAGGGACACAAGCAACAAGAATTAGACAAATATACGAAGACTATGATTGCGACTATATTGTATTAGATACTCAAAGTATCGGGCTTGGCGTGTATGACGCATTATGTCAACCTCTATATGATAAAGAACGAGCTAAAGAATATGATCCCTTTTCATGTATTAACGATGAAAGAATGGCTGAGCGGTGTACTTATCAAAATGCTGAAAAAGTAATTTATAGCATCAAAGGTAATGCACAATTGAACAGTGAAATTGCGGTATTACTCAAAGATGGATTCAAACGAGGGAAAATCAAAATCCCTATCAATGAAAATGAAGGAAAAGAATACCTGAAAAGATTTAAAGGCTATGAAGGCTTATCCCCTGAGGTTAAAGGGAAATTCCTTTCAAGCTATGCTCAGATTACACTTCTAATAAATGAAATGATCAACTTAGAAGCTGAATATAGCGATAATGGACAAGTTAAGCTAAAAGAGCCAAAGAGTAAACGAAAAGACAGATATAGCTCAGTGGCTTATGGCAACTATATTGCCACAGTATTAGAAAGACAGTTAAACAAACAAACTGAATATGACGTTGAAGATGAGCTGGTCTATTTTTAAAAAGAAATGAGGTGAAACATGGTTTCCTTAAATAAGGTTGACATTGAATCAGAAGAGTATAAGCAAATGCTGAATGACTATTCAACTTATACTGCTACATTTGCTTCGGGCTTTATCTCGAATATGTTTTCCAGTGGCATTGTTACGGAAGTTGAGGCCGAACAATTAAAGAACTATTTTTCTAACCCCGATCAATTTCAAGAAGAAATCGAAAATCTTGCAGAGTACTTTTACATTTCTACTGCAGAGATTCACCAACTGTTTGAATTGATTGAAGCCCTCCCTACCCTCAACTATAAAATTGACTCCTTTTATAAAGCTAAGTCTTCAGATAAGCATATTTCCCTTTTAAATAAATCCTTACATAAAGTCAAGCATAAAAGACTTACTAGAGATTTGTTAAAACAGGTTGCTACAGCCGGTACTCTTGTTGGTATATGGCTTGGAGACGATAAGAGTCCCTATCCGTTTATCTTTGATGAGATTAAGTATGTGTTTCCCTCTTTTAGAAGAAATGGAGACTGGGTATGTGTAGTTGACATGGAGATGTTCACTAAGTATAAAGATGATCGCAGGAATGAATTGTTAAAAAGCCTCTCCCCTTTTATTAAACAAAGCGATTATGAAAACTTCATGAAAGATCGAGAGAAATATCGATACAAGGAATTGCCACAAGAGAGAACTTTCCCACTGCGCACAGGAACACTAAAGAGAAATCAAGGATTGGGAACATCTTGGGTTACCCCAGGTCTATATGATGTGCTTCACAAAAAGAAACTTAAAGATGTTGAGAGGTCTATTGCAAATAAGATTATTAACGCTGTTGCAGTATTAACAATTGGTACAGACAAAGGTAACGGAGAATATACAAACATGAAGCTGCCTAAAGCAGTTAAACAAAAAATTCATGGCGGAGTTAAGTCAGCTTTAGAAAAAAACCAAAAAGATGGAGTAACCGTAGTATCAATCCCTGACTTTGCTGACATCAACTTTCCAGATGTTAAAGCAGATGGATTAGATGGAGCAAAATTTGATCATATTAATAGCGACATTCAATCTGCTTACGGCTTGTCCGGATCCCTTCTGAATGGCGATGGAGGTAACTACGCAACATCATCATTAAATTTAGATACATTTTATAAGCGTATTGGTGTATTAATGGAGGATATTGAACAAGAAGTTTATCAAAAGCTATTCAACCTTGTTTTACCGGACAGTCAAAAAGACAACTATTATATGAATTATGATAAAGACAAGCCGCTCACTCTGAAAGAGAAAATGGATATCCTAATTAAATTAAACGATAAAGGCTGGTCTATTAAGCATGTAATTGACAACTTAGCTGGAGTATCCTGGGAGAGCTATCTCGAACAAACTCTTTATGAAACTGAAGAGCTTAAACTCCAAGATAAAATTAAACCGTACCAAACATCCTACACAATGGGTGATGGCTCTTCAAATAATGGAGAAGCTGGACAATCTTCCACAGAAACTCCTACAAACGAAAATACAATAAAATCAAGAACTTCAGATGGAAATAATACGCCTGAATAGTGTTCTCTTTTGAAAGGGGGTGAATTTCATTTGACAAAGAAGCAAAAGAAACGATCATGCCAGTTGCAGCTTAATGAAATTAAACAATCGGATGATCCAACAAAATTACCTTGTACCTTCATCATATTTGATTTTGAAGTATCACATAACAACACAATAATCCCCAAAGAAGTAGCCTTAGAAGCCTCCCCTACAATTATCAATAAGCCCATCGTTGCCAAATATTATGAAGTTGAAGATATAAATACTTCAACAGATGCACTTGGTTCCCATGAAGCCTATTTAGGAACAGATAAGCATGGCGAACTTGAAGTAAAAATGGACACAACTCCAATTGGAGTTTTCACTTCTGAAGGATACATAATGGAAATTGATACACCAGATGGGAAAAAAGAAGTTCTTGCAGCAGATGCTGTATTGTGGAGTTCTCGTTTTAATGATGCCTGTGAGTTACTACAAGAATGGTATAACAGAGGGATCAACATCAACACAAGCTGCGAAATTTTATATTCAAATTATACAGTACAGGATGATATTGAGTTTATTCAATCCCCTGTTTATTTGGCTGGCCATGCAATTTTAAATTCCGAAAAGCGAGGCGAACATGATGTTGTCCTCCCTGCTTACGAATCTTCTAAACTACTAAGCTTTAATGAACTACAGCGATTTGAAAAATTAGTGTTTCAAGCAGCAAGTAAAGAAAATCAAAAGGAAGGTGAAACCGTGGATAAATTTAAGAAAGTGTTTGAATTATCTCATTCAGACATTAGAACATTGCTTTATGGTCAACTAGACCCTACTCTTGACAAAGAGTCAGATTCATATATAGCTGACGTTTACGATTCATATTTCATCGCAAACGTTTATAGCTGGGCGGATGAAAATAGTTATGACAAATACTATAAGTTTAGTTACTCAAGAACAGGTGATGTTGTTTCAATTGATTTTGAAAGTAAAACCGAAGTGTTTATGACGCGGAACTGGGAGGAAGTTGTTCCTGAATCTGTTCAATTACAACTTAACCAGAAAGAAGAACAGATTAAGGATTTGACAAAACAAGTAAATCAAATCAATAAGGATAAGGCAGAAGTTGAACAGCAATTCAACTCTGCTAGTGAAAAGCTTGTTCAGCTGAACTCTGAGGTGGAGCAATTGATGCCTTTTAAAGAAAAACACGAGAAAGCTTTATTTGAGCAAAAGCTGAATAAGAAAAATGAATTTTATAAAGCGAAATTCGAAGCTTTAAAGGCTGAGGATAAATTCAGTTCGGAAGAAGTACAAAACCTTATTCATGCTTCAATTAAACAAGATGAAGAAGGAGAAAAAGCTGTGCTACAACTTAATACAATGTTAGTTGATTTAGTCAGTGCTCCAGCTGAAACAAATACAACCATTAGAGAGTTTTCAAGTAAACGGGAAAATTTAATCCCTAACGACGACTCTTTTGAATCCCGCTTTTCACAATAAATTTTAAATTTGGAGGAATAAAATATGGCTACAAGATTACAAAAAGCCCTTACTGAAGTAGGTAATCATACTACTGGAAACTTGAATTCTTTAAAAATCAAAACAGTTGCTCACGGTGCAAAAGTAACTGGATCAGATATCGACAACTTCATGCTTGTTGAACTGGGTTTTGACGCTGAGGGAAATAGAACTGCTGCAAAGCTATCAGATAAAACAAAAAAAGCATATTTAATTGCTTCCCCTGAAGCACGGTATCTTGGTGAATCAATGGGAGACTTTTATAACGGTGTAGGAGAACATGCTCGAATTGTTATCCTTGAGCCAGCCTATACTCGTTTTGATGTTTCTGCATTTTCATTAAATGCGGGCGTGACCGAGGTTAAACAAGGTCAAGTGGCACACTTTGATATTGCAACTCAAAAATATATTCTTAGTGATTCCGCATCACCTCATGAAGATTATGCTGATTCTTCTGCTAAGTTCCTGGTTGTAAATAACGAAGATGACCTTGTTTACACAATGGGGCAAAAGCTTGTTCGCCTTGAAGTAATCGAGGCCTAATCCATAACAAATAAATTTCAATAAAAGGAGTATTCAAATGAAATTAGACACTGTGAAAATCAAAGGCTTGTTTAGCCGTGTATTAAACAACAAAATGGACGGTACTGATCAAGCCGATATTCAAACTTATATTAAGAAAGTGTTTGGCGATGGTGGAACGACACCTGATCCTTCCATGCTCCATCAATTTAATAACCTTGTCGTTGAACAAGCTGATGAAATCGCAAAACCAAAAGTAACCCAGTTGCTTTCCCTTTTGGCTAATGTCCAACAAGAAAAACGAGGTAATATTAAACAAATTAAAATTCCGAAAAAGAATAAAGCAAAAGTCATTTGGTCTGCTACAGGTTCTGGTGTAGACTTGGTTCGTGTTGAAGGTCAAGAAACTGTTCCAGCCGTTCCAAAAACTATGTCAACAGGTTTCTACTACGAGCCTCTAGACCTCGTAACAGATTCAATTACTTACTTTAATAAATTGGTGAATGATATTGCAGATGCTAAAGTCCGTTTATACCTCGATAAAATTCATCAATTAACTGCAAGTGCAATTACAGCAGGTAAAATCCCTGCAAAGAATGTTCAAACAGGCTCAAACCTTACTCTTCAACAATACAACAAAGTAGCCTCTGTGCTTCAACGTTATGGCGGGAAACCTATCTTCGTAGCTGACACCCTTCTCATCGACTACTTCGCAATCCAACAAGGAACAGACTCAACGTATAAGAACTTCTTAACAGAAGAAATTAAAGGAGAACTCCTTACTGCATTGAACCCTGCTACAATCGGTAGAACAACTGCTGTCAATCTCACTAACCCATTTACTGACGATACAAATAGTAAAGTCGAACTTCCTGTCAATAAAGGATATATGTTTGCCGGCGGCGTTTCTCAAAAACCATTTTCTGTAGTTGAGTATGGCGGATTGCGTCAATTGACAGAGCAAGATATTGAAGATGAAAGAATCAAAATGAAAATTGTTCAAGATGCTTCTGTTAATCTTCTTTTTGGAGAAGCGATCGGAATTATTGAAGAACAAGCTGCAGTATCAATTTAAATCAAATATGAGGATTTTTTAGGAGGATATGATTTTGACTGAAAAAATTAAGTTAGCGCGACACAGAAGCACATCTTATTTTGTTGGATTTACTGGTGATGGTGGACATAAACAATATACCTGGGCTGGAAGCAAAAATGGTAAGGTTGATATTAAAGAAGTCCCAAAAGAAGTTGTTGAGTGGCTCACAATGAATAGCGTTTGTTTCGATAAAGGTGAATTAGTTATTGTAGATGACAATGAAACAACTAAAGAGATTAAAGACTCTATTGTTGAATCAGAGGATTACGAAAACAACATTCACACTAAAGAAGAAATAGAAAAGATGATTAAATCGGGTAATATTGCACAACTTAAAAATAAGCTCGATAAAATCACAGTCGATTCTGAGAAACAATTTATTATTGATGTTGCTTCAGAATTTAGCGATGACATTGCTGCGGGCAAATTAAAAGTATTGGCTGATTGGATGGGAGTCGCTGATCCTTCCCTTCTCTTTGACTAAGAGGAGGGATTTTTATGACATCTTATGATCAAATATGGGAAACCTTTTTAAACAACTGTGAAACATCTGATTTTGATGTTCCTCAAGAAGAAGAGGACATTTATAAATCAATTCGAAATGCAATCCTTCATTTCAATAACAGATTGAGAGACAATTTAAAAGCTGATGATTCAACAGAAACTGTAAACAGAGAATTATCTGAGGATGATATTCTTATTCTTGCACACTACTTGAGATACATCTTTTTGTTAAATAAAAAGACCTTGTTTGAGAATACATGGCAGCCCTTCACGAATGATGTGGGTATTAAGAACTTTGGCACACAAATCAATTCACTTAATAAAAGTGTAGCTGAACAGAGAGACGAAATTGAGCGTTTGATATTAAATGCTGCGGTGGATTATCTATGAGTATGATTCAAGTTAAATCGGTATTAAACAATGGACAAATTAAGATTGAAGAATTAGACGTGTATTGCAATACGCTCAGCAAGAAAAACAATTCAGTACTTTTCAAATTGGAGAAATACCTTAACAAAAAGCTACTGAGTGACCCTGACCTTATAGAAATCAGAGATACTATTTTAACAGTAAGTGGTGAGTTAAATAGGCTTAATGATTGCTTATTGACAGACGGTGATTCAATTGAAGGATTACAGTAATTATCACAAGGTTAACATTAATGAGAAGCTTTTGCATGATGGAAAGCTCATTTTCCAGCAAGGTCTAAAAGGTTTTGAATCTGAGAAAGTTACGATTGACGGAATTGAAAAAACAGTAATGATTACTTCAAAGTATTCTAGTGGTGATGGAACTTCTAAATATATATTAGGTGAAATATCTGACATTTATTGTGGTGGTGTGGTTAAATATAACGGCGAAACATGGCTCATCACTTCGCTTCCTCATAGTAACAAAATATATAAGAAGGCCGAAATCAAAAGATGCGGTGCTGTATTCACTCTAACCTCAGATGACAAGTCTGTTGAATCAGGTAAGGTTAACGAAATAACGGGTAAGCCAATTTACAAAAAGATTCCAGGTGAAAAGACTGAAGTTCCCTGTATTTTTGAAAGGTCTACTTCGATAAATGGAACTGAATTGGCGGTAAATCTTCCAGATGGACAAGCAAATATTACAATCCCTTATTTTGTACATGAAAAATTAAAAATTGGCCTTACTCTTACTTTCTTTGGTGAAACCTACCAAGTCAATGATATAGACTACTCCAAGGTCTATGGAGACATCGGGACAATTAAACTTATAGCCAAGAAGAAAGTTGGAGGTGATAGCGAATGAGTATGATGGTCGAACATATGACAACTGTATTCAGAACTATTATAAATGACACAGAATTGAATCGTCTTTTATATTATAAAGATGACCCTCTCTCCTCTTCTCTCCCTGACGTTCAGACATTGGAAAATTATTATGATCCAGTTGATGATTCCCCATCGATATTAAGCTCCATAATCAAACGTGCTCCCAAAACTGATGATTTAACCGATCAACCAATTTGCAGGCTTTGTGTCTATCTTGGTAATGGAATCCCTAAACCCTCAACCCAAAGTGTGATGCTACTAGATCAAGATTTGATGATTGATGTTTATACACACATTAACACCTATGAAGAGACTGAATTCAGGAACCTGAAAATTACGGATCGTATTTGTGACATGCTCTTCAATCAAAATTTTGCTGGTATCGGTAAAAATGTTAAATACACAAGACTGCTCATATCGAACGCACCTGAAGGGTATTTGGGATACAAATTAATATTCACTTTCGGAGCTATGAAATGATTGATATGGAGTTTTTCATTACTGGAGAACCTATCTCTACAGAACTTGGTGAATGCAGATTCATCAAAGTTAAAGAGTACGGTCAGTTAGCCAATTATTTAAGGCTAATCAAAATGTCCAAAAAAGAGATCATTTATGTTTATAGCAAAGAAGATGTTAATCGTTTTGGGGAACTTGATGAGCTTATTGCTGAATTAAAAAAAATGACTCTTTATGAAATTTCGGGTACCCTTCCTAATTTTCAAGAAGCCTATAGCACAGTGTTTTCTAAAATGTTCAATGGAGAAGAAATACTGGATAAGCTTACTCCAGACAACTTCGATTCCATTAGAGAACTTGTATTAAAAATGTGTTGTTTGAAGGAAGAAAAAATAAGCTCCAATCCTGAGATTCAAAAAGCTAATGAGCGAAGCAAAAGAGTCAAGAGTCAAGATGTGGATCCAGTTAATATGGCAGATATCATTAGCACAGTGTCAACTTATACAGGCTATCTTTATAAAGACATTAATGACATGACCCTGTTTCAACTTTATATGACTTATCACCGCATTGCTCAATTCAAGCAATATGACACTTCTACCCTCTTTGCTACAGTTTCACCAGAAGCAGGCAAGAACATTGTGAACTGGGATAAACACATTGACTTATTTGAGGAAGAGAAACATTACATAAGCCGAGATAAATTTATGAATGAGACCAAAGGTTTTTCTAAGGGCAGCTAATAGCTGTTCCTTTTTTTATTTTAAGGAGGAAATCTATAGATGAAAACAGTTATTCAAGATACAGCTGATGTTTATTTCAGAAGAAAATCTGATGGTCAGCTTGTATTTACAGCAGAAGCACAAACAGCTTCATTCTCCCAAGCCATCTCCGAAGACAAACTTCGCGGCGGTATCGGGAATAAACCACTTTATATCTTGAAGTCTGAAAAAGAAATCAATCTTACTGTCAAGAATGCATTTTTCGACCTTGAATGGTTGGCAATGACACAAGGTGAAACAATTGAGGAAGAAGCAAAAGTTCAGGTTTTTGACCGTGAACATGGTCTAATTGTTGATGACAAAAATGCGGTTACTCTTAAAGGTAAACCGGTAAGTGATGTAACCTTCTTCAACAAAAAAGGATTAACTTATAAGACGCCTGTATCTACAGATGGCACATATCTAATCCCTACTGGATTTGCTGGTGCAAAAGAGAAATTAACAGCCGTATATCAGATTAACAAAATCGGCAGACGGCTCGCTATTAAAGCAAGTAAATTCTCTGAGCGATATGAAGTTGAATATCGTACAATTGCCTACAACCCTGATACGGAAGAGGTCTATAGCGATATCTACATTCAATTCCCTAACGTATCCCCTTCAGGTGAGTTTGAAATGTCCCTAGAAAACGGTAATGCACTAGCTCCAGAAATTAAATTCGAAGCACTGGCCGATACTGACACAGACGAGATGGCTGTTGTTATTGAAGCGAGCAGAGATGACAATGTAGCCGCTCCAGATCCTGGCCCTGACACAGAAACTCAAACTAAATCCGTAGATGTTGGCAACTAATTTTACAGGAGTGATTTTTAATGGCAGCAAAACTTAATGATTTCGATGGAGTAAAATCTTCAGCTAGAGATGATGGAAACGGTGGTCTAGTAACTGACATTCATCTCAAATCACAAGAAAAACCCCTACAAGTTGACTTCCCTCAAGCTGGTTTAGATGCTATCAAAGGCATCCAAGTACAATCCCCTTCGGTGACCTTGAATGAAAGAGATCCCGGTTTCTCCTCTTTTAAAACGGATAAATTCACTGTTACTTCAACAGCTCAAAAAGTTACTGCAGGTATCACTGACAGAACAGCACTTACTATTTACCCACCTGCAGAAGGCACGATTTACATTGGAAACTCTACTGTAACTGCTGATACAGGTATCCCATTGGCAGCCGGCGACAAACCTTTTTCGGTGCCTGTTGCTGCTGGCAAAACACTTTATGTCTATGTGATCAATGACGGTACTGACAGGGATGTAAGAGTATTTGAAGCTAAATAATTTGAGGGGATCATTCCCCTCTCCTTTTTAAATAAAAGTCAGTTTTTAAACAGATTTAGGAGGTGGAGTTGTTGACAGAAACCGATGAAAGCATTTTAAAAACCATTCCAGATAAAGCAACCTTTACATTCCACGAAGCAACAACTGCCCCGTCTGAAGGTGAAGAATTTGTAGTATCACATTATCGGGATATTACTGTTAAGATCTCTGGTTCCTCAACTTCAAGAGAAATAAAATTCTTTGCCGTAGATGAAAATGGTGAAAAGACAGAAATTGCTGGAACAAACAAAACTGATTTTCAATTAGGTACGGGCACATTGAATACAAATGAAAACTGGGATTTCGATATTGCGGGGCTTTTCAAATTCATGGTTGAGGTCATTTCCGTAAATGGAGATGTTACGGTTAAAGGAATTGCGGTGAGTTAATGAGCAGCAGTAAATTTGTAGGTCAGCTCAAACAAAACAATATACAAATCAATAACCTTAAAGATCAATTTTTCAGAACTGAATCTCATATGTCTGATCATGAAAAACGCTTGTCTGACAAAGTTGATGAGTTTATGGAAAAGCAGAATTCAGAATTGAAGTCACATACTCAAAACACAGAAAACCCACACCATGTCACTAAAGAGCAAGTCGGATTATCAAATGTACTTAATGAAGAGCAAGCCACAAAGGTAGCTTTTGATAACCATCTTGACGATAAGAAAAATCCTCATGCAGTTACTAAAAGCCAAGTTGGTTTGTCTAAGGTTGATAATATTCAACAGGCATCGAAGGTGGATTTTGATGCTCACGACGCAGACCAGGATAGACATATCACAAAAGATGAGCGCGGTTATTGGAACAGCTCCGATGAAAGGTCAAAGTCTTTTTTAGCTGAACACACTAACAATCAATCAAACCCACACAATGTTACTGCTGCACAGGTCGGGCTTGAGAAGGTAGACAATGTAAAACAAGCTGCTAAAAGTGATTTTGATGATCATCTGAATGACACCAATGTTCATATCAGTAAGTCTGATCGGGATAGATGGGACGCTGCTCAACTTTTCAAACTCACTGCCGATGATGGGAAAGTATTCTACAAAGGTAGCTCCGAAAAAACGGAGTACAACGATTTGATTAACACTGGGTTTTATTTAATCGCCAACCAGGGGCTTCACTCCCCTGCCAACTTATCCAATGTCTATTTAGTTGTCATGAACTATGGAAATACAATTGCACAATTTGCATTAGAAGCGTATTACGGAACACATAGTTATTTCCGTTTTAGAAAAAGCGATTCAACTTGGACTTCTTGGCAAACACACGAAACGACTGACGGAGCACAAGCAAGAGCTACTACCGCACTCAACTCAGCGAAAGCCTACACCGATGCACACGAAGCAAAAACTGATATTCACGTTACTTTGGATGACAAAGCTAGATGGAGTGGTACATCAGGTTCTTGGAACCCAGTCACACTTATTAATGGAGCTACACAATACTCCACTTACCCTTTCAAATTCTCAAGTGTAAATAACGTGCTATGGCTAAGAGGATCTTTCGGAACATTACCGGCCATTGGAACTGCAGTTGCTAAATTCTCAACTAAGCCAACACAGCTAGTGGATTTTGTAGTACCCACAATTGGATCATATGGAACAGCAAGATTTGCCTTCACAACGGATGGAGATTTACGTTTTGATGGATTGTACGCTAATGACATTAACAGTGTTTCCAGAGTTTCATTTAATATAGGAATTCCTTTATGGTAGTAGGTGAAAATATTATGCATGTTCTTTATTACGATGAGAACTTTATGTACGCTGGAGAAGACTTCATTGAAGGCGATGTTCTTCCTCCAAATAGTACAACTGCTGTCCCAGACCCCACAATAATCTTGCCCAAATATGATCCCAAGAAAAATAAATGGATTGAATCAGCAACTGAAGAATACAAAGATAGCGTTAAACCAAGTATCCCTGAACCTAACGATTTTGAAATAATAGGACAGACTCTATCCCAACTCCGCTTAAGCTTGTTGCAAGTCAACAAAACAATAAACACAATGTTAAAAGATATTGCTGATCTAAAGGGAGGTTCATAAAATAACTACATACAATTATTGGGTTAATGCCCTGAGTCGAAAATGGGCAACCGTCGATCAAGTCAAAGAAGCTTACCAGGAATTCAACGATGTGACAAAAGAAGAGCTTCAATTAGGAGTAAAGAATGGTTTAGTCACTTTAGAAGAGTATAAAGAAATCACTGGCGAAGACTACGAAGAAGCAGACACAGAATAAAATACAAGTTTTATTTAGACACCTCTCCCCTTTTGAGGTGTCTTTTTTAATGTATTCAGAGGATATACAAGGAGGAAATGAGATGGCATCGAAAAAATTAAATCTTGGGTTGATCGAAGAAAGTGTAAGCAAATATGACAAGAAAGAGCGAGTACAACTTACTGATGACGTTCATGTTTATATTTATCCTTACTTCTCCCCTACCCGCTTAACCAAAATGTTCACTGAATTAATTACTGATCCACAAAATGCTCAAGAAAAAAACATTGACTTTAAAAGCATAAATCCTGTTCAATGGGGATTCTTTTCACTAATTAAAGAATTTACAGACTTGGGTATTCCAAGTGATATCAAAAACAAAGTTAAGTGGTTTGTTAAGCTTGTGGACTCTGAATTTTTCCCATTGATTATTAGTAGCTTCCCTGAAGAAAGTATGAAGAAATTTGGAGAAGCAACAAAGATGATGCAAGAGAATTTAGACAAACTTTCAAACATATCTCCTGAAGAAATAAATGATCTCATCCTTAATAAGGTCGAAGAGATTGAAAATGAACAAGAGGCTGAATAATGGCCAAGAACATAAAAGAAATAGCAGCACTAATTGAATTTGCCGCAAAGCAAGCCGTTCAAAAACAATCCAGCACAAAAAATACGATGATTAAAACGGGTCAAGAGCATGTGCAATCTGATGTATATGACGCCTACGATCCCCTTGAATATGAACGTACGTCTCTTTTGAGGGACTCTTTTGTCATTCAAAACGAATCTAACGGAATCTCATTAGACAACAATCGTGAAGACAACGGCAAAGATGTTACAACGGTTGTTGAGACTGGTCAAGGATACACGTATCCAGATAAATACGGTTATGGTTACGGAAAACCTCGCCCAGTCATGAAGAATACTGCTGAATCCTTAAAAGACGGACGATTAGTTGCTGCTATGAAAAAAGATTTAAATGCAAGTGGTATTAAAACAGAATAACGGTGGTGTATTAATGGCCAAGATCAAAAAAGTGCGCTATTTCACCAAAGAAAGAAAAGCACTTATCTCAAAAGAAAACAGAAAGAAATACGATAAGTATCTTAATAGCAACATAATCAAAAACAGAGATGTAAAAGACACTACCTATAAGGTTTACAGCAATTATATGGATCAGTTTTTGGTTTATCTTGCTGAAAAATGGTCTAATATCGACCTGTATTCTGAAGAATTCATGGAAGATGCAGTGGATATTATGGAAGGATACATTAGCTTCTGTCAGGACATCCTTTTCAACAACAAAAAAGTAATCAATACTAAGCTTTCAACAGTTTCAAGTTTTTATCTTTGGAGTCTTAAACGTGGATATATCGATAAACACCCCTTTGATAAAAAACTTGACCGCATGAAAGGTGCAAATGAAGAAAAAATCATCAACTCTTATTACCTCGATGATGAACAGATGAACCTCATAACTGAAACCCTAAAAACTGACCCGAAATTTGATATCCAAGACAAGCTTATATGGTCTATAATGCTGGATTCAGCTAACCGAATCGGGGCTATTTCCAAGCTTACTATCCAGGCTCTTGATCTAGATAACATGGTTTTTAACGACATACGAGAAAAACGAGGGTACAAGGTTGAAGTGGCATTTAATGATTACAGTAAAGAGCTTATACTTGAATGGTTAGAAATGAGAAAAGAAATGGATAACCTTGAAGTCGATTCCCTATTCATTACTAAATACGGTGGTGAATATCGTCAAATGTCAAAAGGTACTATTCAAGACCGGGTTACCAAGATCGGAGAAATTCTTGGACTCGATGATTTTCATGCTCACTGTATCCGAAAAACCGCCCTCAATGATATCTACGTTAAAACTGGCGACCTCTCTCTTGCTGCTGAAATGGGAAACCACAAATCCGTTGAAACCACCCGTTCGAGTTACATTAAACCTCAAACAAAAGCTGAAGTCCGCCAGAAGATCATTAAAATGAAACAGAAAATGCAGGAAAGCAAAAAGAAAGATTAATATCTTTAGAATGGGACTCTTCAATCCTCAAAATTCAGTCGAGAAAATGAAGCAACAAATTGATGAATTGGCCGAAGCTGTTGCTGAATTAACTAGGCAGCTTGATACTAAAGCTGATAAGAACCAATTCGGATCTAAACAGATTGATGAATCCAAGATCAGTGACGGCAAAGTTCTTGTTTACAACGCAAGCACCGGTAATCTTGAATACGGGAAGATTAAGAAAAGCTTGTTGGGTGACATATCAATTGATTTGCTTTAGGTTCACTCTTTATGAAATCCCTCTTTTATGCAGAATCAAAATCCTTCAATTGAGGGGTTTTGCTTATGTATAGAATTCACGAATTGCTTTCACAGTAAGAGTTAATTTGAGTGACAATACCTTTGATCATTTTTAAATAAAATTGTAAAGTATCTAATACAGGCTTTTTAGTTTTCTCAAACGAAAAGTATGCATTTACTTTCCCATTATATTGAGATGTATACGGATTGTTATTTAAATCTTTGACAGGGACACCATTAACCGAAAACGGATGCTCAGATCCCTTAAACTGCAAATTAGACATATTAATTCCTGGGATTGCAGCATAGTTAATAACACCCGACTTTAATTTTTTATTCCTTGTCAACTTTATATGCTTACTTTCATTTGTAATATTCTTAAACTCTTTTAACCAAAAATCCCCACAATAAAAAGGTTGACTTTTTTTAAGCAACTGAAAGATCTCCTTATGATCAGACTCTAATCCAACAAAGCACTTGTTCACCTCTTTATCAAAAGTTTTTTCCTGAGGATAGCATGGAAAATAGATTTTCCGTTTAATATGATTTATGTTACTGTGTCTTAATTTTGCCTTTTCCAAACAAAAAATTTCAAATAAATCATATGCTGCATAATCTAATGATGAATTTAAGGTTTCTAAAAAATTCTTAACTTTAAAACTCAAAGAACGATCTAGGTCTTCGATCAGTGCCTGTTCATGTAATGTAACAATTTTTTCAAAAATATCAGTTGCTTCTTCTATTAAATAAAGTGAATCGCTCATGGTTTACCTCCCTTAATTGACCAATAATAACTAACTATAGCAAAACAAGGAGGGAAAAACATGGAAAAGAACGAAATTATAAAAATTTTTGAAGAGGTTCTTGAAGATTGGTTTTCAATTGAATTATTGGTTGAAATGCAATGCGGTGGTGAAAGCGAGTATTTAGAAGCAAAAAGAGATTTTATTAAAACAAGGTTTATGGAAGCGATAAATAAATGATTGTTTTTCAGTTAGATACGCTTAACACTTTATCTCGTCTGCCGATAGTAAGATGAGGTGTTGATAATGTTTAACAAAACAACTGTTCGATGGAAATTGGCTGAACTGGATGCAACAGAGTTAATAAAATTTATAAGAACAGAATTTCCGTCCACTGGACAAGATATCAATTCATTAAATACAAAGCTTCAGGTTTTAAAATCTTTGAATCATGAGGAATTATCTGCAGCTATAGCAAGGATGTCAAGAATTGAAACAGCGTGCGATGTTTCAAAAACGATATCATTATCCGCAATCGTTGTAACAAGTATAACTCTTTTATTTAAAACAGTGTTCGGTGATAATAGCTCAGTAATGTCCTTTATGGTAATTCTTTGTGTTATAGCCGTATATAGATACACTGCACTTGATAAAAATACTCATACGACTGCTGTGTATTTTAAAGACCTCCTCATTAGAATAAAAAGTGATAAATAAACAATCTGCATTCATACTACCCTAATGGAAACCATGATATAATGTAGGAAAATAATACTGGTGGTGGTTTGATGATCTGGGCTATCATTCTAATTTTAGTGGTTGGCGCTTTTATTATTATTGGGGTTAGCGCTTCGGATAAACAAAAAGAAATGGACAAAAAAAGAGCTGGCGAGATTGAAACGGTTGGAAATTTCCCTTCTAATTATAAGTCCATCATAAATCCAGATAAAAATGCAAAGCTTACTTTAATTGATCCAGAAGATAAATTTGTAATTCACAGCTTCAAACAGGATGGAACATTAGAAGAGAGAATTATCCCCTTCAGCAAAATAATTCAAGCTGAAGTTACAATTGATGATAACACAGTTACAAAAGTGTCCAAAGGAAGTCAAATAACAGGTGCTGTTGTTGGTGGGTTAGCAGCAGGAAGTATTGGAGCGTTAGTCGGCGGGCTATCTTCTAATAAGACAGAAACAAAGTACTTCAAAAAAATTGATATGAAATTAAAGCTCGATGATTTCTCCACCCCTATTTACAGATTTGATTTCCTACCGAGTAAAGATGAATTTGGCCTAGAGAATGTTAAAGGGTTTAGACAGGACGATCTAAAAGTTAAAGATGCTTTATCAAATGCCGAAATATGGCAAGGTATTATGGAGATAGCAATACGGAAAGCAAACAAAGTCGCTCAATAATGAGTGGCTTTTTTATATGCCCTAAAAATCACTCTCCCCTATTCGAAAGGATGTGACCTATATTTGAGTCAAGATTTAAAGATCATACTCACACCCAAAGCTGACACTTCTTCAAAAACTGTCGAACAGTTAAATCAGCAAATTAAATCTTTAGAGAAAAAGCTTAATACCCTTAATTTAAAGACCAATATCGATGCCTCTGCCTTAAAGACTCTCAACGATTTCTCCTCTGCAGTTGACACTTATCAAAAACATCTCAAATCCTTCAATCAAACAGTTAAAGAAACCACAACGGTTACCAGAAATGCCGATGGCACTGTTGAAAAGCTGACGCAGCAATATAAGAAAAATGGCGAAATCATTCAGCGTGAGACAAAGACCATAGACAATCGCAATCAATCATTACGTGAACAAACGCAAGAAGTTAATAGGCTTGCTCAAGCGACTGAAAAACTAGGTCAGGTACAGAAGAAAACAGAACAAAAGAATGCTCAAGGACAAACGACGAGGGTTACTCAAAAGAATCGTAATGGCTTTGACGATATTACCTATACAACTGATCCAAAAACAAATGCTACTACATCTAAAGCAACAACGAACTATGATCAGCAACGAAAAGCTATTGAACAATTAAAGCTGGATTTAGAAAAACTTAGACAGCAAGGAATTGTAACTGACACCACCCTCTCTTCTCTTGGCCGGAAATTAAACACTGCGCAAACAGCACAACAAATTGAAGCATTACAAAATAGAATTAAAATGCTCGATGATAAGTCTGCTGCAGTGGCAAAAAATAATGAACTCAGAAAAACTATTGAACTGTATCAACGCCAAGCACAAGTAAACGTACAAAACCTTAATACACGTTACGGCGATACAATGGGTGCCGGCAATAGACAAGCTACTCAAGATTATTTAAATGCAGTAAATAGTCTTAATGTAAGTGCCGGCGGTAGTAATATCAGATCTCAAATGCAAAGCTTGAACATGCAATTCAGGGAATTAGCTTCAAATGCTCAAACAGCGTCTAGTCAAGCCTCGTCTTTTGGTGCGGAGCTAACTCAAGCTTTCAAAAGTATGTCTACATATTTAATCTCCGGTTCTTTGTTCTATGGTGCTATATCTGGGCTCAAGGAAATGGTATCTCAAGCTGTTGAAATTGACACTTTGATGACCAACATCAGACGTGTAATGAATGAGCCTGATTATAAGTACAATGAGCTACTCGAGGAATCAATAAACCTAGGAGACACCCTTTCAAACAAGATCACTGACATACTCCAAATGACTGGCGATTTCGGGCGAATGGGGTTCGATGAAAGTGAACTGTCCACTCTAACAAAAACCGCTCAGGTACTTCAAAACGTCTCTGACTTGACTCCTGACGATACAGTTAACACTTTAACTGCCGCAATGTTAAACTTCAATATTGCTGCGAATGATTCTATTTCAATTGCAGATAAGCTTAATGAAGTCGATAACAACTATGCTGTAACTACTCTTGACCTAGCGAATTCGATTCGAAAAGCAGGAAGCACCGCTTCCACTTTTGGCGTTGAATTAAACGATCTGATTGGTTATACTACAGCAATTGCAAGTACCACCCGTGAATCAGGAAACATTGTTGGTAACTCACTTAAAACCATTTTCGCACGTATTGGGAATAATGACAGCTCAATTAAAGCCTTAGAACAGATTGGTATTTCTGTGAAAACTGCCAGTGGTGAGGCGAAATCTGCTACTGATTTAATTAACGAGTTAGCAGACAAATGGAATACCCTCAGCGATGCTCAAAAACAAAATACCTCAATAGGTGTAGCGGGCATTTATCAGCTTTCTAGATTTAATGCCTTGATGAATAATTTCTCCATATCACAAAATGCAGCGACCACTGCAGCTAATTCCGCAGGAAGCGCTTGGAGTGAACAGCAGAAATACGCTGACAGTTTACAGGCAAGATTAAACAGGCTGTCAAATGCATTTACAGAAATGTCGGTTGCCTCAAGTGAAGCCTTCATCTCTAATAGCATTGTTGTTTTTGCAGATGCACTTAAAGGATTAATGCAAACAAGTGCTCAAATTACTAAAACAGTCGGGCTCCTCCCTCAAGTTTTTGGTTCTGCGACAACTGCAATCCTGCTTTTCAACACCTCTCTTCGTACAGCTACCATCTCAACTGGAATGTCTGCAATATCAACCCTTAAAAATCTTGTCTTAAACTTTAATGCTGTTGGGCTTGGTGCAACAACAGCTTCAGCTAAAACTGCAGTTTGGGCACGAGTGGTTAATGCTTCAAGCGTTGCGATGAGTAATCTAAAGAAAGTCGCAGTCTCGACAAGCGCGTTTTTAGCGGGCAGTTTTCTTCCAATGGCAGCTATGGTTGGACTTGGCGTGGTTATTGAGAAACTCATTTCCTCTTATTCTGAATTAAAACAAGCTAGAGAAGACTTTGAACAAGCTAAAACTACTAGCATTGAAGCAATTACAACGAATAAAGATGAAACAGACAAACTGATTAGTCAATACAAAGAATTACAAAAGGCTAAAGATGGCGGAGCTTTATCGGCTGACCAAGAGCAAGAATATCTGCAAGTAACACAACAATTAGCACAAACATTCCCGAATTTGATCGCTGGTTATGATTCTCAAGGGCAAGCAATCTTAAAGAAAAACCAAGCACTTAAGGATGCTATAAAGTACACTGAAGACCTTAGTAATTTAAACAAAAAAGACATTCAAACAGGTGCCAATAGTAACTTTAAGGAAAGCTTAAAAGACATTGATAAACTCAATGATAAGATTAAACAGTATAAGCAGGTTGCCGATTATTATAAAAACGGCAAGAGTTGGGATATTTTCTCTTCTGAAAATGACAAAAAAAATCAAGGTATTAAAGCTGAACAAGATGCACTACGTACTGAACAAGAGCTATCCAGCTCACAGGCTAAAATTAGAGAGCAAGTGCAACAGACAATTGATGCCTTTAACTCAATAAAGATAAATCCGAATCTTTCAAGGGAAATATCTAACGCATTTGATAAAATTGACTTCAGCAAAATGAATGCAGATGAACTTGAGTCATTTTCCATAAATGTTTCAAAATACATGGAAAATATCCAAAAAGCTCTGCAATCGGGCAATAAAAATAATTTTGATTCCGCCTCTAAAAACTTAGAACAGCTTGTTAATCAATATATGAGTGGCAAAGATAAAGCTAATGGTTTGGCTTTATCTTATGATGACCTTAAAACTGCCATTGACTCTACAAACGATTCTGCACAAACTGCAAAAGTAACCTGGGATGAAAATGGTGAAGGTGTAGATGCATTAGGTGAGCAAGTCGGGAATTTATCTGACAAGCTCAAAGAAGCTAAAGGTGATTTTGAAGCAATTAAAGGAATCATCGATGAATTAGTTGAATCGAAGCAAAATGATGCTGCTATATCTGCTATTCAAAATGAAGCTTATGACACTATGTCTGACAGCATCTCCCCTTTAAACAACCTCCTTGAAAAAATGTCTGAAGGTAAAAGCATATCTGCAACAGAAGCCATGAAGCTTATTCAGAAAGAACATGATCTTGCTGATGCAATTTCAGTTGAAAATGGTGTTGTAAAAATCAACAGAAATGCAGTTGTTAAGCTTCGGGACACAAAACTCAAAGCTTACAATGATATGCAACAATCTGTAAGACAAGATCTAATTAATCAGGCTAATGCATTAAATAAAAAGATTAATATGTATAAGTCTGAAGTCAAGGCTATCAAGACTGTTCAAGACGCTTATAAAATGAAGTCTGAACTTGAGGACAACAAGAAAAAGATATACGACGAACTAAAAAAAGGGAACAGCGGTGCACTGCAGTTTCTACCAAAAACGCAGGATGATTTAAACCAAGTCACTGATATCACTGATCAACTTAAAGAGCTTGATAAACTAGCCGATTTGGCTTCAACTTCCCTATCCGAAACAGGAACATCTCTTGACGACCTTTCTTCTTCAAGTGATAAAGCCTCTGAGGAAATGAAAACATCTATGTACGTGGCTGATAAATACAAGGAAGCTCTGGAGAAAGTTAATGCCGAAGTCGAAAAATACAATAAGCAAGTAAACGACTATCCAAAGTATTCTCAAAGTTATCGAAATGCCCTGCAGAAAGAAATTAAAGCTCTTCAACAAAAGAAAAAGCTTATGCAGGAGCAAGCAAAACTCCTCAAGGATCAAATCAGGTCAGGAAACATTGCACAATACGGTATTGTTACCTCTTCCCTTTCCACTGGTTCATCTTCCGGTGGTTCTTATTCTTCTGGCGGTGGGTCTTACTCCGGTAAATACTCCAGTTACATTAATTCTGCCGCAAGCAAATACGGTGTTGATCCAGCTCTAATTGCAGCTGTAATCCAACAAGAATCAGGATTCAATGCAAGAGCTCGTTCTGGAGCAGGCGCAGCCGGATTAATGCAGTTGATGCCTTCCACTGCTAAAAGCTTAGGTGTAAACAATGTTTATGATCCTTATCAGAGCATTATGGGTGGCACAAAATATTTAGCCCAACAACTAAGCAAATTTGGTGGCAATGTTGAGAAAGCACTTGCCGCTTATAATGCGGGGCCTGGGAATGTAATCAAATATGGTGGCATCCCTCCTTTCAAGGAAACGCAGAATTATGTTCAGAAGATCATGTCAAACTACACCAAGTCAATGACTTCTGCTAATTCCTCCATTGCAAGCTACTACACGAAGAACAGTGCGTTTAGAATAAGTTCTAAATATAATGCGAAAGATGGCGCTTACCGATCAACTCCACATAAAGGGACAGACTTTGCCGCAAAAGCCGGTACAGCAATTAAGTCTTTGCAAAGTGGAAAAGTTCAAATTGCTGGCTATAGTAAAACTGCCGGTAACTGGGTTGTCATTCAACAGGATGATGGAAAAGTTGCTAAGTATATGCATATGCTTGATACCCCTTCTGTTAAAGCCGGTCAAACTGTTAAAGCTGGCCAGACCATTGGTAAAGTTGGCAGTACGGGTAATTCAACAGGAAATCACCTTCATCTTCAAATTGAGGAAAACGGAAAGACGATTGACCCTGAGAAGTATTTAAAAGGTGTCGGTACATCTATTTCAGATGCATCTCAAGCTGAAGCAGAGCGACAGCAAGCAATAGCGCAAGCTAAATCCGACCTTCTCTCTCTTCAAGGTGATATTGATTCAGTAAACGATCAGATACAGGAACTCAGATATGAAATCGTTCAATCGAAACTCGATGAATATGACAAGCGTATTGGTGATTTTGACGTAAGAATTGCTAAAGACAAAGCCCTCGCTAGTCACTATCTGAGCGACAGTAAAGAGTTCCGTAAGTATACAAACGATCAGAAAAAAGCTTTAACTGAACAGCAAAAGATTCAGAGTCAAAAGGTTTCTTTTATTGAAAAAGAAATCAAAACAAACAAAACTTTGAATGCTGCTCAAAGAGCACAGCTTGCTGAGGAATTAAAACAAGCTAAGATTGAGCTCATCAACTTTCAAGAAGAAGTAAGAGAACTTCAGGGACAGCTCACCCAATCTAAAGTTGACGAAACGCTTAACGGTATTGAGAAATCAACCAAGAAAACTGAATCTAAGCTTAAAGATGTTAGCAACAAAATATCCATGACCGAGGAAGATAAAGACAAGGTTAAATATTATAGCCAACAGATTAAGCTTATTCAGCAGCAACAGAATGAAGCGAAGAAGTATATCAAACAGTTGGAAGCACAAAAGAAAGCTGCTAAAGGGTTCCCGGATATTCAGAAACAAATTACTGAAGAAATCGAGAACTGGAAAGACAAGCAGAAGGATTACAACCTGGAGCTTTACAACACAAAGAAATCAATCAAAGATGTGTACAAATCTCTTGCTGATGAAGTTGTCTCTATCTACAAAGAGATGTACGAAAAGATGCGTGATATCGAATTAAAAGCGCACCAAAAAGCTACACAAGACTTGATCGATGAGATTGATAAAACTGATGATGAAGCTAAATACCAAAAAGAGCTCAAAGAAAAGAATCAGGCTATTCAGGAAACCAAAGATAAGCTAAATAAACTGTCTCTCGATGACTCAGATGAAGCAAAATCACAGGTTAAAGACTTAGAGAAGCAACTTCAAGAACAGCAAGAAGCATTAGATGAGTTTCTTAAAGATCGTGAAAACAGTAAACGAAAAGAATCGTTACAAGATCAGCTTCAAAAAGATGAAGATTCAATTAACAAGAAATACGATGATCTCGTTAATGATGAGCGTGGGTTTAAGGAACTTGAGAAAAAGCTAATATATGGCAAAATTACCGATATTGCTAAGCAACTGAATGAATTCTCTAAGTTCATTAACAGCAATATGGAGTCCATTGGGAAAAGCATCTCTAATAACCTTATCGATAAGCTTAAAGAGGCTTCTAATGCCCTTAATACTGTGACCAAGGGTAATAAAACTGGAAAAAAGGTATCTTCTTTTGCATCGGGCGGATATACAGGAACAGGACTAGGTGCTGGTAAGCTCGCCTTCCTACACGATAAAGAGCTCATCCTTAATAAAACCGACACTGCAAATATCTTGGATACAGTAAAAACTGTACGTGAGAACAATGCTCCAAGTGAAGAGACACCTAAATGGGGTCAAGATGGGAAATTAGCAGCCTTGATTAACAAAGGGATTACTTCTATTCCATCAATAATTCCGAATATTAATCAATCCAGTCTTTCTAATAGTTTGATACCGAGTATTCAAAGCCTCTCTTCCCCACCAGATGCTACTAAGTCAGCAAACGGCACTGTAAACAACAATAATTTTAAAGCTACATTTAACATTAACGAATCAGGGAATCCTCAGAAAACAGCTGATTTTGTATTCAATAAATTTGCAAATGGTCTTAAAAACAAGGGCATAAATTTCAACAACTCATGAGCCAGTGTATATGCTGGCTCTTCTTATTTTTGAGGTGATAAAAATTGATTAGAGAAAGCCTCTATTTTTTATTTAATAACGAAAAATCAAGTGACTATGGCGTCACAAATGTTAATACTGATTCAGGCTTAGTTGAGGAACCGTTCTTAGGCTCAAGAACAGTCAATGAAACTTATGTAAAGGGTCGACCTGAACCCTACACTGAAGGTGTTAAACAGGAACCTAAGCAATTCCCATTGAATTTTTATCTCGGTGATCACTTTGATGAAAAGAATGTACGAGCAATTAAACGTTGGTTAAGTGTAGATGATTATAAACCTTTTGCGTTTAGCCAAAACCTTGATATCGTTTATTATGCAATGCCTGTAGATACATCTGATTTGGTTCATAATGCCGCCCGCAATGGCTATGTCCGGTTAACTATGAAATGCAACTCCCCTTACGCTTACAGTCGAAATGCAATCACTCATGCATTTGATATATCTTCTGGTACTGAAATTGTTGAGTTGCATAATAAAGGCGATGTAAACATCTTCCCCTCTTTAGAAATATTGAAAATTGGTGATGGTAACATAAAAATCGAAAATCTCAGTGATTTCTCTGAACCATTCGTATTCAGCAACTTGAAAGATAAGGAGCTCTTAAAAATAAACGGCGAAAAAGAAATCATTGAGTCCAATCTTTATGGGAATGAACGCTATGATGATTTTAATGACCAGTACTTGAGAATGGGCTTCGGAAGAAACAGATTAAAGGTTACAGGCAATTGTAAATTAAGATTTTCATTTAGATACAAGTATTTGTAGGAGGGGTTAGACATTTGATTACAATTCGTAAAGACACGGAAATTAAAGATATTCGTCTTTCCCTAGCTAAACCAAATAAAACAAAGGTCGCAAATATTGATGAAGTGATCAATCCTATGGTAACGCTCAATCACGGCAGTAATGTGCACGAATTAACATTCTCAATCCCTTTGACTGCTACTTACGATGGTGTAAATAAACGGAATCATGTTGTTGATCTATTGAGGCCTTGGTACTTAATAAAATCAGAATTTTATGGACTTACAATCTGGTTTACAGTAGTCAAGAAAACCAAATCATACAGCAATGATATGGACACTATCCAGGTTGAATGCAAATCACTTCAATATGTACTTTCTAAGCAAGGTGTCATTAAGTATGAAGAAACTTCGAAAAATCTTAAAGAGGCCGCTACCGACTGCCTAAAAAATACTGAATGGTCTATCGGTTTCATTGATCCCCTCTTCAATTTAAAATACAGACAGTTTGATATTTCTTCTTCAAACAAGCTTGATTTTATGTATTCGATTTGCGAGAAATTCGAAGCGATTCCTGTTTTTAATACAATTGACTGTACAGTTGATTTTTACAAAGAATCTGATGTGTCTAAATATAAGGGACTCAAAATAACCCCTGCCCAATATATGATTTCTCTGGATGACATTGAGGATATGGATGATGTCGTTACAAGGATTTATGCTACAGGCAAAGATGGATTAAGCATCAACTCCGTAAATCCAACCGGACAATCATACATAGACGATTTTTCGTACTTCCTCTACCCTTTCCAGCGTGACCAGAAACGAAATGTAATTCAAAGAAGCAATTACATGTCTGATGCTCTTTGTCATGCAATTTTAGATTACAATGACCTGGTTAATAAAGAAGGCAGCTCTTTCTACAAGCTTTTAGATGAGAAAAAGAAAGCCGAGGAAAAAGAAACATCATCGAATAATGACCTATATACGTTGCAGCTTGATTTCCAAAAGATATTGGACAGGATTACAGTTGCAAGTAAAGCCGGCGATGATACTACTGATCTAATAAAGCAAAGAGATGCTAAATCAAAAGAAGTTGAATCAAAAAAAGAAGAAATTAAAGCAATACAAGCTTCTATTACACAAATTTCAACACAGATTACCGCCCTTAAAGATAAACTGTCTTTTGAAAAGAACTTCAGCACTGAACTCCAGAAAGAACTTTCAAAATACATTATTACAGCCGAATGGTCTAATGACAGTATCTTTGATGAGAATGAATTATATGACGCTGCAAACGAAGAACTTGAAAACCGAAATGCACCAGCTGTTAATCTAGCATTAGGTTTAGTGAACTTTTTCAATTGCATTAGTGAAAAACATAATTGGGACAGGTTTTCTCTTGGCGACATCGTAAGGGTACAACAGAAAAGCTTCTATACCGATGTAAAAGCAACAATAACAGCTATTTCGATTGATTTTGAACAGTCTAACTTGAGCGTTACAGTTTCAAACGGTAAACGCGCTTCATCGGATTTTGAGAACATGCTGAAAACAGTTTATCGAACAAATAAAATTAGCACGGAGACAAACAAAAGAAAAATCAAGTACGATGAGGTTACTGAAAACTTCAACCGACGTAATGACAGGATTGCTGTTAAACCAGCCTCCCCTATTATTGCAAAGGACGGAACTGCTATTTCTCATACGACCAATGATGACGGTTCTGTTGATGTAACTTTCCAATGGGACTATGTTGAATCAGACGAAGATCAATACAATATTGATGGTTTTGAAATATATCTGCATGGAAGCAGCAAAAATGAAGAGTACGTTTTTGGCTCAAAAATGGCAAGTGAAGACCTGAAGAATGTAAAGTATGACAAACGAGCTACTACATTTACAGGACTCCCCTCCAATATGTACTACACAATTGGTATTCAAGCCTATCGAAGAGTTGATGCAGATATAGAGATAACTCAATTCATTGGATCTGACATCGTAAAATCCCTTCATCCAAACGAAAACCCCTACCTCCCTTCTTCTACTGTAGAAGTTAAAGGAAAGCTTAATGGCTCGAAATACACTGTCTCCTCAACTGAACCAGAAGAGCCTGAGGCAAACGATTTATGGACTAATACAGTTACAGGTGTTGTTTCATCTTACGACGGCGAAAAATGGGTTTCCAGTGATCAAAAAACTGCCGAATTAGTTGAAACCACAGCAGCACAAGTTGACACTAAGCTGTCCGACTATGATAGTCGTGTTCAAAACATTGAACTCAATAACCTTTTGGTCAACCCCTTGAAATGGAAAGGTGGAAATGTTTCAGCATTTGGCCGTAAATACTATGCCGATGCCAGTTATGATTCAACTGTTTTAAACTTAAATACAATCACTATTCCTATCCTTATTAATGCAGTGGATGCTTCAGACTCAAACCCAACTGTTGTGGATTACACTTATAACGAAGCGTGGGATATGATCCCTAAACTCAAAAATGACGGGTACAACATTATTTTAGAACCCTACCCCTTCATCGCAAATGGAACGATAGCTGAAACCGATTGGGCACCTTCTGATCTAGACCAATGGTTCGCAGCATGGAACAGCATCCTGCAAGACTTCGCTAAAAAATGCGAACAATTTAAATTAGACGGCTTATACATTGCTTCAAACTTAGTTCATATGGAAGACTCAACAGAAAAGTGGAAATCAGTTATTACAGGCCTAAGGAGTTTGTTTTCTGGCAAGATACTCTACCGGACAAACTATTGGGTAACCGCTGAGTGGGCTCCTGAAACGATTGCCGCGTATAACAAAAAGCTGAACAATCCTATATTTGGACTAGTCGATATTATTGCAATAGCAGCTTACTTTGAATTAACTGATAATCGAAATCCATCTGTCGATCAGTTAATTGATGCTATTTATAGCGTACCGTTATACGGGCGAGAACAGAATATATTCAAGGAAATCAAAGCATTTTATGATAAATGGAATAAGCCGATCTTCTTTGGTGAACTTGGCATCCCACCTTACAGTAACTCTCCTGAACAGCCCCATAACGCATTCGGTGACCTAGGGGAATACAATGAATCAATTCAGGCGAATTGGTTTGAAGCATGGGTTAGAGTTTTTCAAGCTCAAGATTGGTGGCAAGGATATTCTGTATATGCAATTTCAGATGAGAAGTCTGTGTACAATGTAATTGGCAAGAAAGCCGAATCCATTATCAGAGGACAAACATTAGGCGGTACAAAAGGCAGACTACAGAGCTTAGAAGAAAGAGTCGCGCACTTAGAAGAATTGCTCAAATCAATTACACAATAAGAAAGGACGGTGAATTTAGTTTGGATTTTCCTCAGCTCTATAACGATCCCACCCTTTCTCAAAAAAGGAAGGGCTCAATCAATGACCCTTATTTAAGCTATAGTGAAACTTTAACTGTTTACAATGGTCGAGTCTTACTTACAGAAGTGCCTAACCGTGAGTACAGAGTCGAGGTTAGTGGTGACAGTAAAGAATGGCGAGAAATTGAAGATGGTGAATTAGAAGACAACTACTTTAAGGTTGATTACCTTATGGGAGTTGTCTTTTTCAATGGTTCAAATGAAGGCAAATCACTTACTTTTACATATCAAGGAGAAGGCGCATCCTTCTTCCCTGCCTCAAGAATTTGGATTAAACGGCAAGGAAATATGGTCATTGAAACACTTCAAGGCTTAATTGATGATGCTGAAGATGCCATTATTCGTATCAACGAACGTATTGCTGAATGTGAACGTGTCACCAAGAGATGTATTGAAATAACAAATTGGTGCAGACAAGCAACATCAGATTATGAGTATGTAGTTGAAAATACTAGGAAGATTTACTTGCCGTTTGTGTACACCTATCAGGATTTATTAAACACTTATCCTTCCCCTCAAATTGGTTGGACTGTCACTGTAAAAGAAACAGGTATTGAATATAGATGGGATGGTTTCGACTGGATAAATATTAGCATCTCAGATAAGTATGATGGTTTCAACATTGTTTCTAGCTATGTAGAGCCTTACAACATCAGGTCAGTATGGTTGAGAACCAACAATGCTCCCAAAAAGATGAGGATAAAACCATCTGTAGAACCCCCTGACGGAAGCATGGTTTGGATTAGAAAAGGATAAGGAGGAGTATATATTGAACGACAATTTAATTCCCGTAAACACAATGGGTTATATGGACGAAGAAACAGAGCAATGGATACCCATTGATGCTATAGGGTTAAAATCAAATAATATTAGATATACTGCAGACGATATTCAAGAGGCTTTTGAAAAAGCTTCTAAGGATATTAAAAACGTAATAAGCACAGTCGATTCTGGTTTAACAGATATCACAAACACTATTGGAGACATTTCAAAAATCCCTGCATCCGGTGCAACAATTGTTGATAAAGTCTTAAATGAATTTATCAGACGAAGTGTCAATGTTCAGGATTTTGGAGCTAAGGGTGATGGTGTCACTGATGACACTGAAGCTTTCAAAGCTGCCTTTGCAAGTGGGAAACGAGAGGTTTTTGTACCCGCGGGTATTTATATGGTTCAAGGATTACATATCCCCTCTTATGTCAGACTTTACGGTGTTGGATCAGGATCTATTATCAAACTTCACCCAACTGCTACCGGAACATCTTGTGTGTTAACCAATAGCGACTACACAAACGGAAACGAATATATCTTAATTGAAGACTTAGACCTCGATTGGAATTTAGACAAAAAGGACAACACCATTACAAATGGAACAAATGCAAACTGTGTGGGTATTGTTAACTCTAAATTTGTTCGGGTTAGAAACGTCAATGCTCGTAATCCAGGTGTACACGGTTTTGATGTAAGCTCCCCTGTTTGGAACTCTTCTTCTGATGGAGCAGATCATTATCAGCCAAATGGTAGCAAATATGTTTGGATTGAAAATTGTACTGCAACTAACTATGGTGATGATGGCTTCACAACTCACTATTCAGACTACATCTTCTTCACTAACTGTTATGCTTATGACGCTAATGGATCCGCCCACAGTAAAGGAGCTTCAAATGCAAATGGTTTTGAAATTGATGATGGCTCTAAAAATGTGTGGCTTGTGAACTGTTACAGCCGAAAAAACTGCAGAGGTTTTGAAGTCAAAGCTCACAACAGAGCACCGGCAGCAAGAAACGTAAACCTAATTAACTGCTATTCCGAAAATGATATCCGCGCTTTCGACTTTAGACATATTGGCTTCCACCTAGCCTCCGAAAAAATCTCCACAAGTGCTTTTGACATTAATGTCGTTAACTGCACTGCACAACACCCTATTTTCAGTGACCTTTACCAAAGTTTAAATCCTCGAGCACTTGTCATTTCCGCTTATAGAAATGTCAACGTATCAAACTTCAATGCAATTGGTGATCCGACGTATGATTATAAGAATACTACAGTAATCTCTACTCAATATAAGAGCAGAAATATCAACCTAAGCAACATCACTGTTTCGGGGTTTACAACAGCAAGTAACGATATCTATGTAATCGGTGGAGCTCAAAAATCAGACAATGTAAACATCTCGAATGTAACCATTAATCAATCTGCACTAGTGGGTATTGCTGTTGGAAGTAAAGTTGGCTCAGTCAATATCAGCAACGTTAACATGACGGGAACAAACAAATCAGGTTCAATTGGCGTTTATTGTACTAACTCCCAGGCCAATATTAATGCTACGATGTGTGAACAATACGCTACTCCCAGTAAAATTGCCGGGAAAACCTACGCATTTATCCCGAATAATTTCAAAGGTGGTACACGGATTGCGACGACTTCCGGCTACGCTAAAACAAATACTAGCGTCGTAATGGCATCTTCAGGTGGCGGTCAAGCAACTGGTGACGCTTCTGCCGTTATTGCTACAACAGGCGGTTCTAAAGCAGAAGGGCCACGTAATGCAGTTATTGCTTCCTCCGGTGGATCTAAAACAACAGCTGAAGGAAGTCGCTCATTGGTTGTTGCATCAAATAATTCTTCCATTGAAGGATCAGGATCTTCTAGGGTTGTTATTGGATCACAATCTGTAATAAACAGAAAAGGTTATACCACTATATGGGGATATGGAACATCAGATACCCCTTCCACCTCGAACATTAAAATAGAACATGATGCGATGAGAGGAAATGTTGCCTTAGCCGGTCAGGTTAAAGGTGCTTCAACATTTGCTGATTATGCGGAGTATTTCGAATCTGCAGATGGAAGAGCAATTCCTACCGGATATATGGTCACACTTGATGGGGACAAAATTAAGAAAGCGAATCTCGGTGACAAGGTATTAGGGGTTATATCTGAAACAGCTGGTATTGTGCTCGGAGAGTCTTTATTTAATTGGCAAGGAAGATACCTCAAAAATGAATTCGGCGGTCTTATTTATGAGGATACGGATGTAACATTTGTGGATTCGGAAGGTATACAAAGAACAGAAATAAGAAGGTTACCAAAAGAAAACCCCAACTTCAACGCCAATGAAGAATATGTTCCACGATCTGAGCGTCCTGAATGGAATATTGTCGGTATGTTTGGACAGATATTCGTTCGCATTGATGAAACAGTTCAAAACGGCGACAGAATTGTACCTAAAGCCGGAAAAGGATCAAAATCCTCTGATGCTTCAGGTTATCCGGTAATGAAAATAACTACACCTTATACAAAGGAAAGAGGATATGGTGTCGCTGTCTGCTTAATAACACCCACAGTTTAATTTAGTGTCCTCTTTAAAGGAGGTGGTTATGTTCTAGTTAAAATATAAATTTTATTCAATTTACAGCATTCAAAAACAGAGATAACAAGAGCATATGTGAGATAAAGAGAGATTGGGATTTGCCCCCTTCTCTCTTTTTTGTGCTCAAATTTAATTTAGGAGAGATGTTTAATATGGCTATTCAAGCGAGACAAATGTTAGTATCCCCAGACAAATATTCAATCAAATGTCCATATGCATTATCTGCTTCATTCATCACTTTTCACAATACATACAACGACGCACCAGCGCAAAATGAAGTTAGTTATATGATCGGTAACAATAATGAAGTTTCTTTTCACTTTGCTGTAGATGATAAAGAGGTTGTTCAAGGGATTCCTACAAATCGTAATGCATGGCATACAGGTGATGGATCAGGTGTGAATTCAGGAAACCGGACTTCTATCGGTGTAGAAGTTTGCTACTCTAAATCAGGCGGAGAACGCTATAAAAAAGCTGAAGCGTTGGCTATTAAGTTTATTGCACAACTCCTTAAAGAACGTGGATGGGATGTGGATCGAGTTAAAAAGCATCAAGACTGGTCTGGAAAGTATTGCCCTCATCGAGTTCTTGATGAAGGCCGTTGGAATGCTGTTAAAGCTGCTATTGCTGCTGAATTGAAAGCACTCGGCGGAAATACTTCTTCCTCATCTTCAAAGCCAACAAAAGTAGTTAAAACAAATGGTTCTTATGTTAAAAACACAGTTATCGCTGACAGTCTTAATGTGAGAACCCAACGCAATGCAAACTCCTCTATTGTACTCGCTCTTCCTAAAGGCTCCACTGTCCAATATCAAAAGGGATCAACTCAAAACGGTTGGGGATATATCAAATATACAAACTCCAAAGGTGCTACATACAGCGGATACGTAAATGTGAAATACATTAAAAGTGATGCTGAGCTTGGACAATCAACCCCAAAGCCTAAATCCACTTCTAAGCCTAAAAGCAGTGGTATCAAATCTGTAGGCAAAATTAAAATTGTCGGTGTAAAAAGCGCTGCAATCGTTATGGACAGACCCGATAAAAACAAAGCGAAGAACCTCGGCACTGTGAAGCTGGGCGATACACTCTGCATTTCTGGCTCAGTGAAAGGTTCGAACAATGCTAAGGGTTATTGGGAAGTTATCTACAAAGGTAGACGTGGCTACATCTCTGGACAGTTCGGGTCAAAAATCTAAATATATTTAAAAATCTTTGAGGATGATGGTTGATCAAGGTATATCAATGATTATCCTCTTTATTTTAGGAGGTGATGTAATGTCACCTTTCTATTTTATCAAAGGTTGGTGACAAATGGATAACTTTGAGCAAAGCACCATTTCAAGATTAAGTGCACTTGAAGAAAAAGCTAAGCACACTGATAACAAAATTGACTCTCTTGAAGAAAGAACAAATGTTATTGGTCGTATTGCTACGCTTGTTGAGCAGCAAGTCGAAATTAATAAGGATTCTCAAGCACAATCAAGAGAACAGTTCAGCACTCTGAACGAAATGAGCAACAGTTTAAAAAACCTGAGTAAATCATATGAAAAACTGGACAATCGAGTTGAAATATTGGAACGCTCTGATTCTACTCGCAAAATTGATCCCTCTCAGTTTACTAAAGACCTTGTGTTTAAAGTACTGCCCAGTGTAATTGCGACTATTGTCGCAGCCTGGTTACTCATACATTTTGGGCTTAAATAAAATGAACAGGAGCGAATTTCATGACTAAAATTAACTGGAAAGTAAGACTTAAAAAGAAAACATTCCTGGTTGCAATCTTCTCTGCAACTCTTTTGTTTGCACAAGCAATTGCATCAGCTTTTGGATACGACATTTCTATGTTTAGTGATGATCTCACTGAGAAATTTAATGCTTTGCTTACATTTTTAACTGCAATGGGGATTGTAGTAGATCCGACCACTACAGGTATCTCAGACAGCGATCAAGCAATGGAATACACAGAACCAAAATAATTTGGGGAGTTTATCTCCCCTTTTTTTCATTTTTAATAAGAAAGGAATGATTGTTGATTATGCAAATAGGATCTGGATATATCGGGAGTCCCATGCTTGAGAAATCAGAATCTAACCATGAAGTTATCCCTTCCCCACCTGCAACCTGGACGATTAAATATTCTTTCTATAAATTCAGCTTTTCGAATGATCAGGAATGTCACGTATCAATCAATGGTGGTGATCCTATCTATTTAAGAGCTGGTCAAGGCTTTCAAATGGACGCTCATGATTCACCTATCACAAGCTTCAAGATTTCTGAGTCAGGAATAACATATAACTTTTTGGGGGCGCATAAATGAGTTTCTTCAATCCGATGGTTAATGTCTCAATTGTCACTGGGAAGTCTGCTTATGATATTGCAGTGGACAATGGTTTTTCAGGAACTGTAGAGGAATGGTTAGCTTCATTAAAAGGTGAAAAAGGCGATACTGGAGCTACAGGTGCAACCGGGGTTAAAGGTGCTACTGGCGCTGCCGGTAAAGATGGAAAATCAGCATATGAATTAGCTGTTCAACAAGGTTTCTCAGGAACATTAGATGAGTGGCTTGCCTCACTGAAAGCAACAGCAAACTGATCACGTACCCTTCTCTAACGAGGAGGGTATTTTTTTCGTTTCGTTCAAAATCGAATTATTGATTTGTTTTTAATTTTCACTCAAATCCCCTTTACATTTCTTTCCTCTAATGCAACTATATAATAAAATGGATATGAAAGGGGTTTAGGACTTGAAGAGTGAAAAGGTCATTCCTTATGATTTAGTAGCAACAAAGATGAATCATTGGTATGTGGCTATTAAAAAGAATTGGGTCGGTAGAGCAGAAGAAATGCGGAAAGAAGTTATGCAGGAAATAAAAATTATGGAAGAAAATCAAGATGTTTTACTATACTACTCCCTGCTTGAGTTTAGACATAAGTTAATGTTGGCATATATGTATCCTAACGCTATAAAAGACATTGAGAAAAATTATGGTGAGTTAAAAGCATATGAAGGCCATGAAAACTTAACAGGAATGCTCGAATATTACTATTATTTTTTCATGGGCATGTTCTATTTTAGACAAAAGGAGTTGGCATTCTCCCTTAATCACTATAGACAAGCTGAGAGATATTTGGATTCAATCGAGAGCGAAGATATTGAAGTTGAAAAAGCTGAATTTTATTTTAAATTATCAGAAGTGTATTACCACATGAAACAGACTTATTTTTCAATGAATTATGCCATGAGGGCTTACGATATATTTAAAAAGCAACCTGTTATTGACGGTAACCCTACATACGGGGTACAAAAGGTACGCTGTCAATTCGTCATATTTGGTAATTTATTGGACAGTATGAAGTTTGATGAAGCTTTAAAGCAAGCATACAAAGCGTATCAGGAAGCAGTAGAGCTAAACAAAAGTGAAAAGAATCGTGGGCATTTGATGCGTTCAGCACTGTTTAATATTGGATTATGTTATAATCAAATGGAAGAACTTGATAAAGCATTTTTTCACTTTAATAAGTCACTTCAAATCATTGAGCCGGAAAATCATGATTACGCTGCTAAAACATTATTTGTTATCTCCTTCTTAAAGGGAAGGCAAAATGACATTGAAAACGCAAAAAAATTTTATGAACAGGCCAAACAGTTGGCTGAACGGCATAACAATGAAATGGTGCTTGAAAAGTTAAAAATGGTTAAAGGACTTTTCTTGAACTATGATTTAGACTTAGTTAGGAAAACATTCGAGTTCTTCAAAGAAAGAAGTATATACCCTGACATGGAAAGCTATGGTGTCTCTGTAGCAGATTTTCTCACTGGAAAACAGGATGCTTGGGGTGCAGTTGAATTTTATCGTTTGGCAAATGAAGCAAGAAGACAAATCAAAAGGGGAGAAGCAATATGAAAACTAAACTATTTATCTGTGCAGTTCTATTATTCGGCGTTGCCGGAACAGTGGGTGCTTCCTATCTCCAACAACAAAATGATACGTTCAAGGTTGCTGAAAGAGCCGAAACGTAA